GATTCCAATAACTTTTATATGATGCGTACGTTTTATCACAAATATTACATTTATATTTTTTTTTGAGTAAATTAATAGTCATATCTAATATTATATAATATTATTTGTTTATATATATTTAAAATAGATATACATTGTTAGCATTAGCGAAAGCAAATATATATCACTTTTTGAGCTCAAAATATTTTCAAATATAAAAATAATATTGAGATTATTTTAAGAATATATTTATATACAATAATTATAAATGTTTATATTATATAAATAAACGATTTTAATACTTGATATAAATATTTATATAACTTATAATATACAGTTTTATTAAAATTAATTATATATTTAACATTTTATTTAAATAATTAAATATTAGTTTTTTATTATTTATTTCATAATATATTTCAATAAATTTAATATTATTATCATTACAATATTCTTTTTTATTTATCATGTTTCTGGCTCAAAATTAATCCTTCTTCACCACCAAAAAATAGAATAGGTTTATAATGCTGAATTAATACAAATGCTACTATTATTAATAATGTTGATAATAAAGATAAAAAATACTGTTATATTATTATTAGAAGGTCAGTTCAATTGACTCATCAAAAAATTAATATACTGTATCAATTACATGCGATTCATAGTGAACATAAAATGATAAGCATAAAAATACATTTAATTTTATCGATATAATTAAAATTCATATATGTGAAAATATGAATTTTATGACAGAATTGAAGATAATATAAAAGAATTAATTAAAAAATATGAAATTAATACTATATTTAATAATCATACATAAATTTTTGAAACTAACGATAATATATCATTAGATAAAATTTTAAATAAAATTAATAAAATTAATAAAATTATTAATTATGTTACTAATCCTTCTATTGAAGATATTAAATTTAATAATTTATCTAATACAGTAACCGCATTATAATCTGATAATAATTATTATTAAAAAATTAAATTATTAGAAATTAAAAATATTGCTATTATTGAAAAAACAAAAATTGAACAAGAAAAAAAACAATTAGAAATTTAAAATAATTTATTATTTTTTAATTTAATGAAAATAAAACTAAACAATTAGAATTACAAATTGAATTATATAAATTATTTGAAAAAATAATTTAATTAAAATTATATAAATTTAATATATAATTCCCCCCATAATAAAAATGACACTTAGGTCACTTTAGGTCATTATTATAAATAGTAAAAATAATTAATAATGCCTTATTATATATTAATATTATGATAAATAAAAATGAAAAGTCATTATTATATAAATGTTTATTATGTAACAAATTCTATGCATCTCATCTAGTTTTTGGAATCATAATAATAATTTTCATAAAAATGAATACAATAGTAATATACAAAATAATAAATTTAATACAGTAATTACTAAGTCTAATACAGTCAAGTGTGATAATGAATATAATTATAAATGTAATTTTTGTGATAAAATATATAAACATTCTCAATCTAAATATAAACATCATCAAATATGTAAATATAATAAAAATAATAATTCAAATAATGAATTATTAGAATTAAAAAATACTATTGAAGAATTAAAAAGAAATAATAAAAAATCAAAATTTTAACATGGATACTAGTTAAAAAAATCTTAGATAATTTAGAAATAATATATCAATAATAAATAGTAAATATAATCAAAAACTAATTCTTATCTAAATAAAAAATATTATACAAGATATTTATAATTATTATTTATTATAGATATATAAAAATTTATATATCAACACAGTTGAAACACACAACAATAAATTTGCATGCTGTACAATGCTCAATGCTAAGCATAGGGATGAGACTTGACATGAGAGTGGTCACATCTCAATGTCGCCACCTACCCACCTTGCCCAATTCTTCTCTGATTGGGTGAGCTTGAAAGATGCCTCGTTTGCGAGAGTGATTTCGTACTGCTTGTATTCATCTTCCATTGAAGTGAAGCGAGAGTGCCGAAGATCTCTTGCCGCATCCCGTTGAAGCTCTTTGGTGCATCTATCACAGAACCAAAAGTTACCTGCACTATTGGTTAGAGCATTCCAAGTGGGTGAGCATGTGGTAGCGTAGCATCCATAACAGAATCCCTCGCCTGCTGCACCACCAATCTGAAATCCGTCAGCTGGTTTGCTGTCGCCTGCTGCACTACCAAGCCGAAATCTTTCAGCTGGCGTGACACGGTTGGCCATTTCAATGGAAAAATGGGGGCTAGCAAATGTAAGAACTATCTGCCAGCTTGAGCCAAAATGGCTACGGTAATAGTCCAAAATATAAAGAACATTTTAATACTAAAAATATCAATTTTTTAAATAAATTATAAAGAATAAATGCTATTAAGTCATTGAATTTCCACCAAGATCTTTGTTTATGTTTGAAATGTTGCATATTTTTTACCTTTTACTGGTATGAGTTTATGACCTAATTTACATTTTATATTACATTTATTTAATTCATTAATCTTATCAATATTAATAATAAAATTATTAATATATCCATATTTTGATTGATAAATTATAATACAATTAGTAGTCATCATTAATGATAATATAAAATAAAAAATTATATTAAATCTACATTTTTTTATAAACTATACAATAAACTAATTATTAAACTATTAATAGTAGTAATAATAACTTTTATTATATAATATAATTTATAAAAAAAATTAATCAACTTCTATAAATTTTTTATTATTATCTAATTTTATAGGATTTATATTATTATTATTTAATAATTTTTTACTTGATATATGAGATAAACATATATTAGGTAAATTATTTAATATTTTATCTAATTCTCTTTCATAAATTGTTTTATAATTAAGTGAATCTAAATAATTATTTAAATTTTTAATAGCATCTGGATTATAATTAAGTACTTCTACTTGATCTCTAACTTTAACTTGATCAATATTTATTATTCGTTGTAATAAATCTTCATTATAGTTTCTGAATTTAAAATATACATATGCATAGAATTTTATTAAAATATCAAGTTTTTTTCTAGTTAAATAATTAATATTAAAACTGGATATAATCATTTTATAAGATACATGTACATGTGTTTCATTAAATCTATGCATATTAGTAAATATTTTCATTACACTATTATAGATATCTTTAATTGTATCATTAATAATAACATATTTTTCAATATCATTATTATCAGTTATTAATATATAATATTTCAATAAATCACTTTTCAAAATATTAATAGTATCTATATATTCATTATCAAAATCTTTAGTATTAATATTTTCTAAGTTACAATAATCATGATAATATTTTTTTGATTCTTTTAATTCTTCAATAAAATAAAAAAAAGAATCTAATTTCAAATCAAAATTAACATTATATTTTTTATTATCAATACTATAGATATTCATTATTAATATTTAATAATTTTAATATAATTATTAAATTAATCAATTTTATTTAATTTTAAACAACATTATCATAATAATTATTTAAAATATGAGATAAACATATACAAGGTAAACTTTCTATTAATTTATCACACTCTATTTCATATATTGTTTCATATTCTAAAGAATTTAAATATTTAATTTTATTATTTGTAAAATCAATATATCTATCATTATTATTAGTATAACGTCTATTATTACTACAAACTAATGGAAATATACTTATAAATTTATAATCTATATCTTTTAGATTTTTAATTAAGTAATATTTATTATTTTCACTATCGTGTTCATAATATTTTAGAATCATGTTATTATTATATAATGTATCTAAAATATAATCCATTTTTTGTCGAGTTATAAAGTTAACATCAAAATATCCACTTTTACAATTGCTTAAATTTTGAAATAATATTTCAATAATTCACCTTCTAAAATATTAATATTTTTAATATATTCATTATCAAAATCTTTAATATTAATATTTTTTAAATTACAATGATTATGATAATATTTTTTTATAAAATGATTCATTAAAATAAAAAAGTAAAAAGAATATAATTTCAAATTAAAATTAATATTATATTTTTTATTATTAATGTTATATATATTCATTATTTATATTTAAAAAATATTTTTTTATATAATAATTGTTAAATTAATTTTATTTTAGAGTTAGCTATTTTGTATTTTTAGATTTATTGATCTTAATATTATTTTGTTGTAGGTTTAGTTTATTTTTAAAAAAATTGAAAAATTAAATTAATGAATATCATAATATAAATTTATTATATTTTGAGGTGGTATACACATATTTAAGTTGAGGTATACACATTTAAGTTATAAAAAAATGTTAAATTGGCCATCATTTGATAATATTCATAAACTATTTTCTCCAAAAACTATATGTGATGATTTACTAGAAAAACAAGTAGACTTTACTATTAAGATTGATGGTTCTAATTTAAAGCATACATATTAAAAAAATAAATTTAAAATGGGATATTATTTCATTAAATGGTAGAAATTGTCCTATTTGGGCTAATAGTGATAATAAATTAATTACTGACATAAAATATGGTAATGCAGGTAATTTAAATAATTTGCCTAATGAAATATTTGATATTTCTATTATGATTGCTGAAAAAATGAATGTTGATGAAATTATTATTTTTGGTGAAGTATTTCGTGCAAAAAATAGTGACATAAATGCTAATTTTGTTTCATGGCATCCATTTGGATATTTAGAAAATCATTATATTTCTAAACCAATATTTAAATTTTTTACAGTAAGTTTTTTTGATAAAATTTGTCCTATTCCAACTGATATAACTGATTTTAATACTATGATTGATTTTTTAATTAAGGCTACTAATCATTGTATTTTTCCACCATTATGTATGTATTCAGGAAAATTAGGAAATGGTATAATTACATTATCAAATTTAATGTTATCATCAGATAAGAATTTTGAAGGATTTTTTATTATTGATAATAGAGAAAATGGTTATAAATGGAAAACACCTAATCATGAAGAACAAAAAAAAATTTTAAGATGTAATGAATGTATTTTTCTAAAAGAAGATTCTAAACAAATTTATGAAATTCTAGAAAATATATATTTAGAACATATTAAAATTAAAGATAATAGTTTAATTATTAAGAATTCTGAAAACTTTTTAAAATCTGATATAATTAATGCATTTAATAAATTATGTACAAAAATATCAGATTTTACAGACCTTCCCAAAAAAGATCGTTTACCATTAATTGATAAATTAATACCAGATATTGTTGAAGAAATACTAAAACAATATAGTGATTGTAATATTGAATTACCATATTCAGAAGATGAAATTATAAAAAAATCTAATACTTTAATAAAACAACTTATTATGAAACTCTAATTTATAAGAATTAAAAAATATAATAATAATAATTCATTTACACCCTTGAAGATTTATTTTTTTATAATTACTCATTTATATACTTAAATGAATAAAAATAATGTTTTGTTATTATTATATAATAATTGCTAAATTAATTTATTTTATATTTTTATTAGTTTAAACTATTCTCAAGTATTGCTAATTGATAATTTTTATTTGTATATTCTTTAATAAATTCTACTTTTTTAGAACACTTTTCTAAAAATTGTGCTTCAAAACTATTATATGGTAATTTTGCTTCTACAACTATAGCAGTAGCTTCATTTATGGCTAATACACAACAGTTTACAAATGCAATAGTTTGAGTAGAATAAAGTAGATCATATTTATTTAAATTATTTTTATATTCATATATTATTTTAGAATCAATACTTTCTGTATCTTCAGACATTTTCATTATATGATCTAAATAAGCTTGTTTTGCATCATAATAATATTTTTTTATTTCTATAGCATAAAGTAGAGAATCAGGAATAAATAACTCAATAAGAATAAGTAATATAGTATTTTCTGTAGAAAGAGGAAAAAATTTTTTTTCAATTATAATAATAATTTGGATTAATAATAGTACTTTAATTATTTTATTATAATTAGAAATACTAGAAAAATGTTGAATACTAGAAAAAAGTGTAGATTTAACATTAGAATTAGTAATAGAAATATCTGAATTAATAAAATTATTTGAAGAAATGTCTGATCTTATAATATAGTTAATAATAAATTTTTCAGCAAGTATTAAAAGTTGTTTACCAGATTTGATACTATCAAATCCAATATCATTTGGAGGTAAGTGTATTTTTACAAAATATGGATGTAGTTTTTTACAAAAAGGGTCTGAATCTTTAATAAGTTCTTCACCAATATAAGAAAACGCAATACTAATAGTATTCTTAACTTCAGCAAATATAGCTTCAAATATTTCATTTGATATGTTATTATAATTTATTACAATTATAGAAATTCCTGATATTTTAAATATAGGTTCCATCATTCAAATTGAAATATTTATTTTTTAATACAGAAACTAAATAATCTAAATAATAATATAATATTATATAATTTTAAATAGATCAAATATTAAAATATTCAATTTTATTAAATATTTATATTTCAATAGGTGTACATATAATAAAATACTAATTTTTTAATATCTTTTGTAGAACTTTGTCTAAACTTTTATTAAGTAATAATTATTTTAAATGTGCAAAGGTGTAAAATAAAATATTAATAATATACAAAACAGATGTTATTATGCAATTTTTTTTATTCAAATTAATTAAAATATATTTTAAATTAATATAAAAATTTAATAAAATCTAAAGAGAGAGATAGCATTACTAAAAATATTCTTCAGAGGAAAATTATTTAGATAATTTTAATAATTCTAGTTTAAGTTTTAAATTTTCATTTTCTAATTCTAATTGTTTTGTATTATCAGTTAATCTTAATTTTAAATTTTCATTTTCTAATGCTAATTGGTTTGTTTACTCCGATTCTAATAATATATTTAGGTTATTTTTTTGTATAATTAATTCTCAGCATTATTCTAATTAAATTTTGTAAATTATTATTATCAATATTTAATATTCTTACTAATTTTTTTATTTTATTATATAATTTACGCGCTGCGTTCATATTATAAATTTTAATTATTTTATTATAATTAAAATTTGTCCTACAGGTATATTATCTTTTAAATAAAATTACAAGCCTATGATAACTAAAATAATACTTTTTACATTTTATAAATAAATTTGATAATTATTAATCTCTAATTTTCCATTGCAATTGCGAGCGATAAATACCACTATCAGCATATTCATTATACTCTATTCTTGGAACAAATCCACATTCACATATATATGTATCCCTCAGATAATCGACTAGTCTATATGTCGAACACCAATTTTCAAAATGATCCCAGTCATCATTTTCTTCATATAATGTTGTCTTATTTGACATTATAATTGTTATAATGAAGGTAGTCTCTGATGAAATATTAATTGTATTCAAAACATCTAATAGAGATACTACCTGACCATTTAAAATATAATTTATCTTCAAATAGCCACCCGATTTTAATTCTGACGTCATTATGTGATGAATTATTCTATTATTATAACACTTTGCACATATAAGAGTCATTAATTCACATAGATTACCAGTGTACATAAGTTCACCATTTAAATTATTATACACTTGTACATTTGGAAAATCTTTATTGTGTAAAATTGATACAGTTTTTATTTCATGTTCTACCATGATTATAAAAGTTATAATTTATTCAAATTAATAATCTCAAAAGCTACGGTGCAAAATAAAACTATATGAACCATTAAATTAAAAATATTTCAATTTTATTACATTAAAATTAGTATATTTAGAATAATAAAAAAATTGAAATATTTTTAAATTCTAAATTGAGTAAATATTTTTATACCGTAATAGTTTGGGTTATTATAGATTTTTATTATAGTTAATATAACTATAATAATTAATATAACTAATGTGTTGTTTAGTATCAAGGTGTAATATTAAATCAGCAATTATTAAAATATATTATTATTTTTATAATATGTTTAAAAAAAATACAAACAATAATCAAATATTAACACAAAATATAAATCATACTTTACTATCAAATGAAATTAATAGTACAATTATTTCAGATTCTCCTAATACAAGTGTGATTAATGCAGAAACTGACAATAATACTATTATTTCAGATTCTCCTAATACAAGTTGTGTGATTAATGCAGAAACTGAAAATAAAACTAATAATGATTGTATTATAAATATTCTTGATTCTGCCATTACATCTGATACAATAGAACTTCATCAAACAATTGATGAAGATGACTTATTGTTTAAAATGATTGATAAAAAATCTAAAATAATGTATATAATATAATATGTAATTTTATTCATTATTTGTTAAGTTGCAATCATTGTTCTAAAATATTATATGTAATGCTAAAATAAAATTTTAATTTATCTATTGATTTTTAATTATATTTTTTTAACTTTATTATTTTTATAATATCCATATAATTTATCTTTATTATTATTTTTTATTGTATAAACTTCATCATTTATTAAATAATATTCTGTATTTTTTAATATAATTATTTGTATTTCATCATTTGATTCTTCATTTGATTCTTCATTTGATTCTTCATTTGATTCATTATTTGATTCTTCATTAGATTCTTCATTAGATTCATCAACTATGTCTTTAATAAATTGTATAGCTAATTTATTATTATTATTCAAATTATTTAATAATTCTATAATTATTTGTTTATTATTATCACAGTATTCAACAATTTCATTTTGTTTATTTATAGGTGGAATCGGAATTTTTATTTTTTCTAAATCCGTTTTTTTTATACAACCTAATCCAATTGTATATTTTGCCATATCCATGATTTTATTTTTTTGAGATTGTAAATAATAATATAAATAATCACAATTAATATTATTGTTTGGAACTATTGCAAGTTGATGTGTTGTAGAAGCAGTTTTACCAGAAACTCTAAAAACTTTTCCTAATCCAATTTTATCACCATAATTTCCTTCACCCGCACCACCATCTTTAATTAATATTAAATAATTTTCATAATCAAAACAAAAATTATCACAAAAACCTTCTGGATTATTTACTTTACTTGTATAGAATGGATATTTTCCAACATTATTACAATCTTTTGAATTATATTTACCTGATTTTATTTCATCGCATATTTCATTTAATTTTTTAAATATTATATTTTTATTTTTACATGATAAATAGAAATATCTATCTTGTCTATTCTTTAAAAATTCTATTTGTTTTAACAATTCAACTGATTGTTCTTGCCATTCTATTAATTTTTCAAATATATCATATTTTTCATCTAATAATAATTTAAATATATTATTATTTTTATAATAACTTACTGTATCTTGAATTTTTATTTGTTTATTTTCATATAATTTATCTAAAAAATCAATAATTTTATTTTGTTTTTCTATTGATATTATTGGTATTTTTATTTTTTTAAAATTTTCCATATCTAAATTTTTTTGACCAGTTCCTCTTGCTAAATTATATATTAAATATTGATTAAATACTAAATAATATCCAATATAATTATTATTACCATATTCTTTATTAATTGATATTGTTAAACCACTATCATTAAGATAAAATTTTTTATTTAATAATCTAACACATAATTTAGATAATGCAAACCTTGCAATTAATATATTATATCCTTCTCTATTAAAAGTATCTGTGGTAAATGTTTTATCACCACCACCATATACATCATACTCTCCTGATGTTGTATTTTTTTTTACAATTCTATCACCATACTTAATTTTACAAACTTCATTTAATTCTAACCATTTAACATGTTCTTCATCTTTACATTCATCTTCTTCTACATTATATTCTGTGTAATTTAAAGAATATTTTTTTGATGCTATTTCTTTTATGTCTACTTCTTTAATAAAATGTTTTTCTTCAGTATCTGGATTAAAATCATAAAATGTTACTTTTTTTGTTGAATGTACTTTACTAAATATTAATTCTCTTTTAGATCCTTTAATTTCTAATATATCTTTCCTTTCTTTTTTCTTTGTAAAAAATAATATACATGTTTTTGATGCGGTTGATGTAAATGTTCCTGCTGGACATAATATTACTTCATGTAAATCACAACTTTTCATTAAATATTCTCTTATTTTATCGTACCCAGAAGTATCCCCATACATTTTTTGACCATCTAACATTACAGTAGCACAGCGTCCATTTATATTTAAACAATGAATCATCATTTGTAAAAATAATACTTCTGAATTTTTACCACCTGCTTTTATTGGAATATAATCATCTAATATTTCAACACTTTCTAAACTAGATAATAATTCATCATAACTTATACTTACTGAAAATGGTGGATTAGCAATAATTGTATCTACTTTAATATTATGAAATTTTCTTATACTATCAGCACAAATTACATTTGGTAATATTTCACCCGTATTTATTAACATATTTGATAAACATAAATTATAAATTTTTCCTTTAATTTCAATACCATAAATATTATTAATTAATTGTTTTCTTAAATCTTCATTTGATATTTTATTATTTTTTTTGAAATATTTAATAACTGTATTTAAAATTCCTCCTGTCCCTGATGATGGATCTAATACACTTTCAATTTCACCATTTTCTTTCACTTTAGGATTTACTAAACTTACTAATAACTTTTTTACTTTTGTGGGTGTAAAAAATTGTCCCATCTCTGATTTTTTATTACCTCCTGCGCCAAATACAGCATCTACAAATATTCTTTCATATGCTTCTCCTAAAATATCATGTTCATAATTATCAAAATCAACATTACTTAATGTAATAATTATTTTTTTAATTGTCGATGATTCTTTAATAAATGATTTTTTACCATCTTCAAAAATATCTTTAAATTTAGGATGTTTAGATAAAATTTCTTTCCATAAAAAATTATCAAATATATTTTTTATATTATTTTCTTTTTCTGCTATTTTAACATATTCAACTAATTTAGTAAATTTAATGTATTCTAATTGTTCAATAAATTTTTCTTTACCATATTTTTTAATTCCATCGTGGTATAGTTCTAAATTATAAATATCAATTGAATTATTTATAATATGTTTTTCTAACTGTTTAAGAATTAAAAAATATGATAATTCATTTAATGCTTCATCTCCAATTAAATGTTCTGCATCATTTCTTAAAATATCTAAACATGTTTTAAATAGGCTATGTAATTCTGATATTTTATTATTTGTAATGTTTTGTTGTTCTTTCATATCAATTATTTTATTAATTGGAATACATCCATTTTTCTTTTTTAGATGTCTATCTAAATCTACTTTCTGTTTAAAATCATGTTCACAAAAATTGCATTTATAAGTCATTTTACTCATATATATATAAAGTTATATTAACTTTATATATCAATTTTTTTTTATTATAATAAAAAAAATAACTATTTTTAAATAGTTAATTATAAAGTAAAAAAAACTTGATTAAAAAAAAGCTAGTTCTTCAATATTATTATATTTGATAATATTTGATAAATCATTAATATTATAATAATCTTTCCATAAATCATATGGTGGAAAATTATTATCTAGTTCTTTTAATTTTTTTGCAACATTATTTAATTCTATATCATTTATTTTATTACATAATAAATATTCATTAACTTTTTTAATACATGTTTCAAAATTATAATATATATTTTTAATACTTAAATAATTAATCCAATTAATAAATTGTTCACTAAATTTTATTTTTGGATCTTTAGGTAATCTTAAATCTTTATCGCACCATAATAAATATTCTTCAGGACTTGAAAAATTATAATTTGATATTATTTTTTTTGTTTTTTCATATGAAATATCTTTTTGAATATTATAACTTAATAAATCTAATATTATTGATTTTATTTTTTCAATACCATCATATTCATTACCATATGTTTTTATAGTGGATAATTTTTTATTTATATCATTAAATATAATTTTATCAAAAGTTAATCCAATATCAATAATTAAATAATGTAATACTTGTATAACTTTTTCAAATTTATTTTCAGTTTTAAAATTAATAAAAATAGGAATAAATACTACTAAAAATTTATCTAAATTTGTTTTATTTATTCCTAGTTCATCAGGTCTTAAACCTCTTCCAACACATTGAATTATATCTTTTACTGATAATTTTGGATCACATATTGACATAAAATCCATTTTATTAAAATCATAACCCATGCTATATTTAGCTACTACATAACCAATACTTTCATTATTATTTTGATATATATCTATATTTTTATAGTCATAATGTAATTTAATTATTTCAGGTTCATTAAAATCATCACCAACCAATAAAAAGGGTTTAATAGTTGTTTCAGTTGCTTTATATTTAATATAATGTTTATAGAATAGGTTAAAAGCATTAATTTGTTTATTATGAAAACTGAAACCAAATTTTCTTTTTAATCTTGTAAATCCTTCAAGATTAAAATATAATAAATCATTATTATCATTATTAATACTAAATACATGTGGTTGAATAGAACATAACCATTTTAATTTTATTAATTCATTAACTTTAATAGGTGAATATAATTCTCCAAAATATTTAATATTATTTAAACATAATTCTTTATTTGGCGATGCTGAAGTAAATATACGATATTTTATAAAATCATTATCAATTAACCAAAATAATTTATTTTCATTATTGATCCATTCTTCAACTGCCCAATGTGCCTCATCAAACCAAATAGTAATATTTTTAATATTATATCTAATGATATATTCATTAACTTTATCAGATGATTGTGTACAAGCAATCATTAATTTTTTATTTGGTAATTTAATAAAATCATTAAAACTAATAGTATTATTAGAAAAATTATAAACATCATATTTATAATTTAATAAATCTAAATATTGTGATTTTATATTTTGAACATTAATAATTTTACGTGGTGAAAAAATTAAAATTGTATCTGCATCAATATTACTAAATAAATTATATGAAATAACACTTTTACCACCACCAGTAGCTAATTCAATATATATTCTATGTTCTTCATTTATTTTAATAGTACTATAATTAATAATAGTTGATTGATATGGTCTATTAGTCTTTAAGTTGCAAAAATTAAGCGTAGATGCATAATTTTTAAGTACATCTAATAGATTTTTAATATTTATTTTTTTAAATTGATAATATGATTTTCTAATTAAATTATTAATTTCATTTCTTGATAAAACTTTAAATTTAATATTTATTTTTTGTAAAAACGGTATTACAAGTTTAATAATATCATTTTTAAAAAATTCAGTACCACCATTAAATATAATATGTAAATCTAAACTCTTGAAATAATTTTGTAATAATTTTTCTAATATTTTCATTTTATTGTGATGTATTTGTATCACTAATTCAAAATAACCCCGTTTTATTTCACCAGTTGTATATACTACGTCTCTACTTATAATACATTCAGTTATACCAAATTTACAACTATTATATTTTTGGTATAATTCATTTATTCTAATATATAAATATCCAATTTTATTATTTGTTGTCATTATAATAAGCAATAAATATTAATTTTATAATTATATTTCAATTTTTTCTTTATAACAAAGTCGCAATTATGGGGACTTTTTAATCTAAAAATAGTACATCATTATAATTATTAAGTTGATTTATAATTCTTACATGATTCATTAAAATATTATTATTAAATAAATAATAAACATATTTAATTTTATTTATTTGACATTAGAACAAAAAAAATAAATTATTATCTTATATTAAAGGTGTGTTTTATGAAACTATTCAAGAACTATTTAGTATTAATGCTATAACATTACCATGTGTATATTTAACCGCATTTAATACAGTAAAAGAATTAAGAAATATTATGAATATAGATAGTAAATATTTTGATGATTCGGTAGTATATAAATTTGGATTAACGAAATCATTTGAATCTAGAAAAAATGGCCATAAATCAGAATATAAAAAATTAGAAAAATTTATTGATATGAAATTAGTTTATTTTACATATATTGATCCATTATATATTTCTCAAGCCGAACTAGAAATTAAAAATTTATTGAATGACTATAAATTATATCCTGAATGGGATAATCACGAAGAATTAATAATTATTCCTAATAATTTATTAAAAATTATCAAAACTATTTATGAAAATACGTTTTATTAGAAATCTAAAGATTTTTAATAAAACCTATTCAGATTAAATTAAAAAATAATAAATTATTTTTTAATTTAATGAAAATATAGGTATGAAATACTCTATACATTAATTATTATTTATTTCATTTTTTTATTAATTTATTCCTAGTTAAATTATTAGGAATATGATTATAAATTTATTAACTTACAGATCTAGATAATGAAAAAATTATAAATAATAAAGAATTTATTGAAGCTAAAATAAATAATAAAAATTTTGAAATTGAAAATTTAAAGAAAGAACTTAGAATTAAAGAATTAGAATTATTATTAAATACTAAATAATAATAACTTTTATAAATTCTTCATTATTATATAATTCTCTTTCATAAATTGATTTGTAATTTATTGTATTATTATACAAATTATATTCATTTTACATATATATTAATTAATTTAGCTAATTGATTTCTAGTTAATAAATTTATTTTAATACTTTCAATAAAAATTACATCTTCTTCTGTATACTTATTTGCAAAATTTTATTTAATTCTTTAAAATAAAATTATATTATATTTTAAAGATAATATTATATAATGGTAAATTTTTTTTATTTAGATAAAGATCCAAAAAAATGTGCAAAGTACTATTGCAACAAGCACATTTTGAAAATTCCAATTGAGATTGCTCAAATTCTATCAAAAATACATTATGAACTAAAGTCTAAAATAGATTATAGTAAAATATATCAGAATTCAACTGTTGTAAAAAATACACTTGGACCTTATTGTTGGATAAAAGAATCATTAGATAATTATTATTGGGCTAATCAATTAGGATTAGAACTAATTAACGAATATAAATTTAGATATAATAAAATAGAACATAAAACTGAATGTATTTTACAGTATTTATATGAAAATCCACCAAATTTACCAAAAATAGGTGAAACTAAATTTATAGGAACAAATAAATATGATATGTTTCAATATATCTCAAATGATCCAATAATATGTGCCAGATATAATTATGCAGAAATGAAATGTATTACTGATAAATGGAATAAAGATGGGCATCCTGATTGGTTTATTAAAATAAAAAAATCAATTATATCCAAGAAAAAAATTTTAATTGAAAAAATAAATAGACAAGTTAAACAATTTTTACCCATTCTGAGTATAAGTAGTCCATCAACAAAGGGAACTAAAGTTTATAGATTTCATAGTTTTTTGAGAGTTTCATATGATACTCTTTTTCAAGGAAAATGGGATGTAAAAGCTAAAATGATGAATAAATATGATAAACATAAACCTTTAATCTCACAATTAACTTATCCACAGTTATATTATGTTTATAAAATAACAAAATCTATGGAGAATAAAAAAATATTAGAATTATTAAATATTCAATCCTTAAAATATCGTAAAAAATTAAAATTCCCAAATAGTAAAATAAATTATTTCTTAAATCCGGAATATTATATTTACCGCTACAAGTCAGATGAAAAAGAAGTTTTAGAAATTGAACCTTATAATACTGAAATTTTAAAATCTAAAGATGATCTTTATGATTTATTTATAAATTATTTAAATAACAATGATTTAATAGGTGCCGATATGATACGCAAATTTATTCAAATTAGTATAAAAAAAAATAAAGATACTAATTCATTGGTAAAAAAATTACAAAAAATTAATAATAATCAAATTTATTGTAATTGGATTAATTCTTTTAATTGGAAAATATCTGATCCATATAAACCTAGTAAATATATCAAATAATAATTTTATAACAAAGCGTAGATGCATAATCAAACATTTTGCTTTTCTATAAAATATGAAAGATGAAAAAAGATAACATTAAATAATTTAGTATTTTAGCTATATAAACATCAAGAATCTTCAACAAGATGAATAATACTCTGAGATAAGATAAACAAAAATTAATAGATAATTTATAAATAATAAAAAACATAGATTTGACATATCATAAATAGGTAGTAAATAGAGCTAAATATTAATTTGTATCAAACAAAAAATATTAAATTTTTGGTAGAAATTAATCAACTTCTGGATATTTTTAATAATTGATAAATTAATTTATTTTTATTAGTTTACACTAATATCAAGTATTACTAATTGATAATTTTCATTTGCATATTTAAGGTTGTACTGATTTTTTAAATAAATATTATTTAAAAAATAAATTTATTTAATATATTAATGAAATATATTTTAATTTTTTTATTAATACAACAAACTAGTTGTGGACCCATTGCATATGCAACTTGCCAAGCAGCATGTGCTGCTGTTGCTACTGCTGCAGCAGGTGGTGGTGCTTGGATGGCTATGCCAGCTGTAATGGCAGCATATAGTATTTGTCAAAGTGCAGGTGCTGCATCATTAATTGCACCAATACCATAGATAATTTATATCTTACATTAATTATAACTAATCAATTAATACAAATTAATTATTATCATTTGGTTCTATAAATACTATGGCAAACATCTGGTCATGAAAATTTATATTGTAAACAAAAAAATAATAATATTAATATCAATTGTTATAGATGTGGTAGAGACGGGCATATTAGTAATAATTGTTATGCTACAAAACATATAAATGGAAAATTATTATCTTAATAAATATTTAAATTAATTTTTTTAATTACTAAATATCAATAAATATATATTTTTAATATATTATAATTTATAATTTATAATTTATAATTTATAATTTATTATATTATAATTATTACTAATTTTTAATATATGAATATAAGATAAATATTTTAATATATTATCAGTAATTATATAATTTTCATTTAATATTAATGTATGTATATTAAATAAATATTTAAAAACCAACTTATAATATTTTTACAATTTATTATATTGATTAAACTTATATCATTAATATTTTTATTAAATTACAATTTTAATATATATTTTTATTGTAATCTAGAGTTAATAATAGAATTACTATTTAATTATAATATATAAATATTAGGCATATATTATAATCTATCATTATTGATATTATTATGTTATAATTTTAATATATGTATTTTTATTTAAATATTATAAACCATAATTCAGTGATTTTAATGTAATATATTTAATTTTATATTTAATATATTTTAATTTTAATTTATCATCAGTTTTTATTAAATTTAATATATCTATTGCTATTTCTTCATCACTTTTATAATTATTAAAAATATATTTGTTGCCTAACCACTCCTTAATTTTTAAATTATTTATTATAAAATATTTTTTTACTTTATTAAATTTATTTTTTAATTGTAAATAAGGATTTGATTTTATTATTTCTTCAATATTATTTAAATCAATTAAAGTTAAATATATATTTTCTTTATTAAATATATCTTTTGATATTATTTTATTATATAATTCTGATTCTTCTGATGTAGATAATTGTTTAGGCTCTACTATTAAAATATTAGATTCTTTTAATATACTATTTATATACTGCAATATATAATTATATTCTTTTATATAAAATGTTATGTTTTTCAAATATTTATTTATCATCATTCCATTAAACCCTAACCCATAATCAGTTTTTTTAAAACTAAATTCTTTTATATTCAAATCTTCACTATTCAAATATATTTTATATAATTCTTTAATAGAATATATAATACTATTAAAATTTTTATTCAATGCAACAATATGATTTGTTAAATCTTCATTTTGTTCTTCAGTTAATGATATATCTGATATATAATTTATATCTATATTAAATGTTTTGTTTAATAAAAACTTATTATCTTTTAATATATATTTATTTAAAAATAATGATGTAAAATACTGAAAATTGGAGTTATAATTTAATAATTTTCCAATATATTTATAAATATATTTAATATTATTATCATATAACATAATAGTACAAGCAATATATATTGTTATAATATCAATATTATGTATATCTGTTTCTTCAATAGTATTATTAATAATTTTAAATAATATAAAATTATTTATTTGTTCTAATATTTCTTTTATTTTTTCATTTGATATTAATATATTATTTTTAATTATTTTTAATTTTATATTAAATACTATTTTATCTTCAAAATATATTATCATATATTTTGGAATTATTAAAATTTTATAATTATTTTCTGGTAATTCATATAAAACAAATAATAAATTATTATTATTATTATTAATCTTATTATAGTCTTCAATAAATATATTAGGTAAAAAATATATATCATCAGATAATTTACAAGCTAATTCTATATTAGATATTAATTCAGTTTCTTTAATAAATTTATCAAAATCAAAATATAAAGAAACAGTAGGAATTAAATTTTTAATATGATCTATTGAAAAATTTAATTGTTGTTGCATTTTATCAAAAATAATATCATTTATTGAATGTTCATTTTTAACATTATTAACTAGTCTAATTTGGTCATTATTAAATTTATATTCTATAGGATCAGTATTAATTATTTTTTTTAGTATAGTATGAAAAAAATAATAATATGGATCAGTTATAGTAACTTTTATTTGTATAGATTCAGGCAAATCACATCTACTAGTTTCATAATCTATATATTTTATAATATCATTTAAAAAAGTGGGTGTATCTATTTCTATATTATTAATTTCAAAATAAATATTAGGTAATGAACTATTATTATTATTATAATATTGTATCCATATTACTATTTCATATAAAATCTTTGGATCTTTTTTTTTAATATTATAATTTTTAATATTATTATAAAAATTTGAAATAGATAATATGAAAAATATATGTTTTTCAAATTCAGAATCTATTTTATAACATATAAATGCACTATATTTATCATCATATTTATTATGAATTTCTAAATTTAATCCTGAATTAAATGTACTTAAATATAATATGTCATTCATTTTGTGTAGCAATATAGAGGTAGCATGATTATCACTACCAATTTGAATTAAATTAAATTTTGAATTTAATTGTGAAATATCTGATTTAAAATTATGATCAATAAATAATCTAGAACCCATATAATCTTTCATATTTCGTCTAATCTCTAAGTTTCTATCAGATGAATAATATAAAAAAGTTATATAGTCTTTATTATTAAGTTGGTTTATAACATAATCAAATATACCAGATGATGAATATCCAGCATCTTCATTTATAGTACCATCTAATAAATGATAAATAGCTGGTCTTATTCTATTAATTATTTCCATTTATATTATATAAATATATAAAATTATTTTATAAATTATTATTTTGTTAAATTAATATATTTATAAATAAGATTAATATATATATAATTAAAAACTTATTATATTATATTATAATATGATTAATGCCTCTAAAAATTTAAAAAAAAATATAAAAATAACACAATTACAATATAATAGTGATATGTCACTAAAATATAATAATATAAGTAATATTATTAATGCATCTAAAAATTTAAAAAAAATTATGAAAATAACACCATTGCAATATAATATTGATATATCACTCAAATATAATAATAATATTTTTTTAAAAAGAGAAGATTTAACTCCAGTTAAGTCTTATAAACTTAGAGGTGCTTATAATAAAATTATTTCATTACAAGATACTTCTAATGGAGTTATTACATGTTCAGCAGGAAATCATGCACAAGGTGTAGCATATAGTTGTAAAAAATTAAATATTAAAGGTGATATTTTTATGTCATTAATTACAACTCAACAAAAAATAGATAAAGTAACAAAATTTGGTGATAATATGATAAATATACATTTAGTTGGAAATAATTTTGATGAAACTTTTGAACATTCAATTAATTATTCTAAATTATATAATAAAGAATTTATTCATCCATTTAATGATCTAAAAGTTATTGAAGGACAAGCAACTATTGGATATGAATTATTAAAACAAAATAAAAATATTGATTATATTTTAGCACCAATTGGAGGTGGTGGATTATGTGCTGGATTATGTAAATATATTAAAGAAGTAAATCCACTAATAAAAATCATTGGGGTTGAACCTTTAAATGCCGCTTCTATGTATAAATCAATAAAAGCAAAAAAAATTATAAAATTAGAAAACATAGATACATTTGTTGATGGTGCAGCTGTTAAACAAGTTGGTGATTTAAATTATGAAATATGTAATAAATATTTAGATGAAATTATATTAATTGATGAAGGGCACGTTTGTACTAAAATATTAGAAGTTTATAATAATCAAAGTTTAATTATTGAACCGGCTGGGGTATTATCATTATGTGCATTAGATTTTTTAAATATTACAAATAAAAATATTGTTTGTATTATTTCTGGTGGAAATTCTGATGTTTTTAGAATGAATGAAATTATGGAAAGATCTCTTTTATATCAAGGCTTAAAACATTATTTTAAAATTGAATTAAAACAAAAAGTTGGCGCATTAAAAGAATATATTTTAAATATATTAGGTGATAATAATATAATATATTTTAAATATACTAGAATTATTAATAAAGAAACTGGTCCTATAATTTTAGGTATTGAAACTAAAACTAAAGAAGATATTATATATATTATGGATAAAATGGATTTATATAATATAACTTATGAAAAATTAAATTATAATGATATTTCTATTTAATAATATAAAAATTATTATTTATTGTTTAATTCAGATAATTATAATAATTTTATTTCAAAAAATATTAAAAATTTATTCTACTAAATATTAATTTGTATCTATAATATTATCAACAAAGTTTATCCTGGTTATAGAGAAACTTTTAGTAAAGTTCAATAATAATTACGCCTTTGGTAGTAATGCATGATAAATATAATAATAATTTATTTAACAATTGCATTTGTAGTTATTAATAATGGTAATATAATTTAGAGTAATTTTAATTATAGTATATATTCTAATATTTTACTATTAATAAAAAATATAATATATAATTATAATTTTTATTAAATTATAAAAAAAATTGATATATTATTATATAAATAAATTATATAATAATATATTTATATTAATTAATAATGATATTTTATACATTATCTGGTAGATCATATATAATAGAAATTAATTTTGATATATGTAATAATTTTGATGATTTTTATAATTATGTATTGTTACATATAAATATAGAAAATATAGAAAATTGTATTATTAAATATGTTTATAATGGAGATAAAATTGATTCAAATAATTATAATAATTTTATTGGAGAATTTAATGATACTACACAGATTACTATTATATATCAAGAATTACCAAAAATTTATTCAACAAATAGTGCATTTGCAATTATTAATAATGAAAGTAATATAATAACATGGGGTAATCCTCAGCACGGTGCATTTTCATTTAGTGTACTGTCTAAATTACTCAAGTGGAAGAAATGCAATAAAAATATACTCAAAATTTATTCTAATAAATGTGCATTTGCAGCTATCAATAATGAGGGTGAAGTTATAACTTGGGGTGATCCTTACGCTGGAGGTGATTCAAGTGAAGTTCAATCACAATTACTTAAGTGGCAGCTATGCAAGCAAAATATACTCAACATTTATTCTACAAATAGTGCATTTGCTGCTATTAATGAAGAGGGTGATGTTATAACTTGGGGTAATTCTGATAGTGGAGGAGATTCTAGTAAAGTTCACTCTCAATTATGTGATTGGAAGCAATGCAAGAAAAATATAGTAAAAATTTATTCTAACAATTATGCATTTGCTGCTATTAATGAAGATGGTGATGTTATAACTTGGGGAGACCCTAATTATGGAGGTGATTCAAGTAAAGTTAAATTACAAAATATACTCAAAATTTATTCTACATCAGGTGCATTTGCTGCTATTAATGAAGACGGTGATGTTATAACTTGGGGTGATCCTGATAATGGAGGTAATTCAGATAAAGTTAAATTAAAAAATATACTCAAAATTTATTCTACAGATAGTGCATTTGCAGCTATTGATAATGATGGTAATGTAATTACTTGGGGAAATGATTATGTTGGTGGTTATTCTAAACCTCACCAAAAAAGTATATATCACGATTATTTAATAATACGTTGTGTATATAAATTAAAAAATATAGTAACAATTTATTCTAATAGTTTAGCATTTGCAGCTATTGATAATGAAGGTATTGTAAATACATGGGGGTCTATTAATTGTAAACAAAATTTAGATAAAATTCTATATAAATTAAATAAAATTAAAAAAATTTATTCTACTAGTAGTGCATTTGCAGCTCTTAATGAAGATGGTGATATTATAACTTGGGGTAATCCTAATCGTGGAGGAGATTCAAGTGAAGTTCACTCTCAATTACTTGAGTGGAAGCTATGCAATAAAAATATAAAAAATATTTATTCTACATATGGTGCATTTGCTGCTATTAATGAATATGGTGATGTTATAACTTGGGGTCATCCTGATAATGGAGGTGATTCAAGTAAAGTTAAATTAAAAAATATAATAAAAATTTATTCAACAGAAAAAGCATTTGCTGCTATTGATAATAAGGGTAATATAATTACATGGGGTAATAGTGAATATGGAGGATCATCTATAAACTTAAAGTTTAGTTAAATAAAATATTTATTAATTAGTATTTTGTATAAACATTATTTTACGTTTCAGTGAAAAAAAGTGTAATAATGTTTATTTAGATTTAATTTTATTATACAAAAATATTAAAAAAAATTATTTTATAAATTTAATATTTGTAGTATTACACCTTTTTTACTGAAAAATGAAACATTAAAAAAAATATAATTGCATTCTATATTTTTATTTACATAAAATCATTATTGTATGCATAATATTATTTCTAAATTTTATTATAAATATAAAAATTTAGAAATAATTAATAAAAATAACTAATATAATTAATTATTTTTATTAAAATAAATATGATTATTATTTTTAATAATAAATTAATTATTATTATAGAAAAAATAATTTTATTTATTAATGAACAAATAAAACTTGATAAAAAATCAATATTTTTTAATAATTTATCTAATAAATCTTTACTTAATATTACTAAACATAATAATGAAATTATATATAAGATAATTTTAAATACAAAAGATATATATAAAAATTTTAAAGATTTTTTTAGAAAAAAATAATGTTTTTGAATTAATTAGAATATTATTAATTAAGATAGAAATTTGGAATAATAATTGGAAAATAAAATTAAAATATTTATTTGATTCTAATGATAAAATAATATTAAATTTATATAAAATATATAATTTAGATTCAAATTATTTAGATGACTATAATTTTGTAATTATAGGTTGTCCAGATAGTAAAGATTTAGATATTTGTATTATAATATCAGAATCTATTGATATAAATTTAGTAAATATAGATTATAATAAATTAAAATTAAAATTAGATAATAAATATCAACATAAAAAAATAGATTTAAATATTATCCATGTAAAAGATGGAAAAGTAATTAAAGTTAAAAAAGGATGTTTTAATATATTACAAGGTATTATTTATTATACTCAATCATTACATATGATAAAAGATAACCAAATATTTATTCTTCCACCAGAAAAATATAATATTAATGATAGAATCAAACCCATATTAAATTATATTTTATATAATTTAAAATACATAATTAATAATGAATCTAATGAATTAATTAAGAAAGATAAAATTAATGCAATTAATGGAAATATTTATGATAAATTTATTTTTATAAATAAATATAATTTACATAAGTTATTAAATTTTAATATTGAATCTGAATTAGTTCAAGATGTTATCAAAACAATATTCTTTAAGATTGTTACTATAATTTTAATTGATAATAATAAATATGAAAATTAAGATTTTTATACTAAAAAAGGTCAAGCTAAATTATTAAATGAATTATATCCTAATACATATAATTATTCAATATATTATTTATATAGAGGTAATGATGGTATTCAAAATATTAATCATATAAAATTTATTTTTGCTGAATTTATAAAAATTATTAATAAATATATTATAAATTTATCATTTGATTGGAAAATTATACAAATTAATAATTTTTTAATTCAAAAAGATGAAACTTATATTATAAATCATTTAGATATAAAAATGCAAAAATTATTTTGGTTATCTACAGATAAACCATCAAAAGAATTTATTGAATATTTTAAATTAATATGTTTAGATTATAATATTGCAAATGTATTTCAGATTCCATCATCATTAGAAATAGATATTAAAAATTATAATGAATTATTAGAAAAATCAATATTAATTCCACAAAGATCTAATGAATGGTTTAAGTTAAGAAAAATATATCTTCCTAATGGTGTAAATAAAGAAAATATATATGATAATTATATTTTTGAAGATGATTGGGTAGAAAAAATATTTCATCTAATAAAAGGATCTATAGGGGAACAATATATAATGTATAAAACTGACTGGAATAAATTATTTCCAGGATATAAATTTATTAATGTAGGATTATTAATTAATAAACTTAAGTATACATCAATATCACCAGATGGATTTTTAGTAAATAATGATACTAACGATATTATACCTATAGAAATAAAATGTTTAAAAATATACCAATCTATTTATTCTAACTCATCTATTAGAGAAATAGAACAAGCTATAATACAACTAAAACAAATTACTAACTATTTAAGTAATATTAAAAAAGGTATTATAATATTTTTATTTTTTGATACAAAAATAATAAAATATACACTAATTAATTTATAAATTATATTACACTAATTAATTTATAAATTATATTACACTAATTAATTTAGATAATTTAACTTAATAAGTATTCTTTATTAAAAACATTTATTAATAAAGTAGTTTTTTATAATTAATAAAGTAGTTTTTTATAATTAATAAAAATAAATTATTTTATTTTTTAAATGTATCATTGTCTAATTCACGATATCCTAAATCTATTGAAGGATTTAAAAACATTGATTCATAATCTTTAGATACTTTATAATCAAAAACTAGTTGTAAATTATAGCTATCAGAATTAATATCATTAATTATAGGATTAGTATTTTCATCATTTTCAATAATTATTGTTTCAGTAGTATTATTAAATAAATAAATATTAATAATTATAATTAAAATAATAATTAATATTAAAATAGAGTTCATTAATAATAAAAATATTTTTATTAAAATAATTAAAATATCATTTAAATGAAGGTATATATTCCCAATTTAAATATTTACAAATTTTTTTCCATATTTGATCATTTTCCATTATTTTATCAGGATCTTTATGTAATGGAAAACATTCTAATAAATGATCTAATTCTAATAATTCACAAAATTTATATAAAACATAAGAATATGATAAGAAATTTTTACGATCTACACTTTTATAAATTAGCCATGGTTCTTGTATTTTATAAAACATTGAAATAAATAATTTTTCCATATCACCAGTTATTTTAGGAGGAGGTAAATTATTTAATTTATTAATAATATATGCAATATGTTCATAATAAATATTATATTTTATTTTTTTAAGAATAGTTTTCATAATTTTTTTATTAAGAACAGATAAATCCATAATTCTATTTTTATTTAATTCTTTTAATATATCACAAAAAACATATTCAGGAATATCAGGACTTTGTTTTGCTTGAAATTGATTTAACCATTCTCTAAAATGATTTAATCTTTTATAGGGTGAATAATCTTTTATTTGTTTATCTTCATCTAATATTACTGTTTCGCTATCTCCACAACAGGGACATACAAATGCACTTACATTTAAATCTAATATTTTTTCAATATTACATTCACTACAATATTTAATTCTATTAGAACCATCATCATGATTTATCCGTATACCATTTATCCTTTGACAATATTTTTCAAATAATACAGATTTATTACTTGGTTTTTTTTTATTTGATAAAAAATCTAATATTGATTTACTTTCTTTATTTTCTACAATATTATTTCGTGATTCGTAATATTCAAAAATTAAATCACCAGCCATATCATAATAATCCATTTCATTATAATTAGAACATATATTTACATAATTTTGTTCTAATTCTTCTTTTTTATCTAATAATAAATTTTTTTGATCAATATCAAAACAGTTATAAATTTTATCTTTTAACTCATTAATTTCATTGCTTATTACATCTTTACTAAGGTTTTTTTCATTTAATTGAATAATCATTAATCTATGTTTATTTTCTAATGTAGATAGTTCTTTATTTAAAAATTGTTTAGTTTCTTTATATTTTGAAAGTTTATTATAGTTATCAAAATCTATTTTTTTATTTGAAACTTGATTTATCATTATTAATATTTTATAAAATATATAAATATATAAACTTTAAATAAAAAATAATAAAAAAAAATTTTATTATTTTTAATAATTTAAATATATTTTATAGAATATTATAAAAATATTTAATATTTTATTAATAAAATATTTAAAAATATTTAAAAATTCTTATAATGCGTAAAAAATTATAAATTTAAAAAAATTATTTTCTAATTATAATTATATAATATGGGTGGTGGATTAATGCAATTAGTCGCTTATGGCGCACAAGATGTATACTTATCTGGAAATCCTCAAATTACTTTTTTTAAAGTTGTTTATAGACGTCATACAAATTTTGCTGTAGAACCAATTGTACAAACATGGAATGGGTCAGTTGATTTTGGTAGACAAATTACATGCACTATTAATCGTAACGGTGATTTAATTACTAATATGTATATTGTTGTATCTTTAAGTGCTGTTAAATCTGCTACTACAGTTTCTGGTGCAGTAGGTCTTAATGCACCTTCAAATGCATGGGGTTATGTAAAACGTTTAGGACATGCATTAATTAATTGGTGTAAAATTGAAATTGGAGGTTCACAAATTGATCAACATTATGGTGATTGGTTAAATATTTGGTATGAACTTACTCATAAAGCAGGCCAAGTAAGAGGATATTCTCAAATGATTGGAGATATTCCATCTCTTACTAATGTTGATACTAATGGCAAACCAGCTTATACTATGTATATTCCATTACAATTTTGGTTTAATCGTAATAATGGGTTAGCATTACCTCTTATTGCTTTACAATATCATGATGTTAGAGTTACAGTTATGTTTAGAAATATTAATGAATGTATTAATTATCAAGGAACTACAGTACCCTCATTCACTAACTTAATGACTAATTCATTTTTAGTTATTGATTATATTTATTTAGATGCTGAAGAAAGAAAACGTTTTGCTCAAGCATCTCATGAATATTTAATTGAACAATTACAATTTACAGGTGCTGAAACTATTACTGGTAATACTAATAATGTTAGATTAAATTTTAATCATCCATGCAAATATTTAGTTTGGGCACCACAACTTGAAATGTATTATACACCCAACCAATGGATTTCTTATGCATTTAATGGAAATTGGCAAACTGCATTAGATAATTTTGCTAAAATTGTATGGTTAGCTAGTCAAGATAATTTAGTTTTTACAAATAGTTTAGGTTCAGGTAATGTTGGCCTTAGTTCTAATGCAATAGCCGCACTTACTGCTCCTGCTACTTTGGTAGGATGTGCTATTGGTCTAAGTCTTGCTGCGGCTACTTATACAGTAGGTGATTTATCTGATGGTCAATATAGAAATAATCTACCTCTAGCTATACAGATGTTAACAAGAAAATTACAAGTTAAAGCAGTAATTACTCAAACAATTACTACTGTAGGTGGATGGATTTATTATTCAGGTACTCCATCTTCAGATAATTCATCTTTATTAGATAGTGTATTAAATAATTTAATTGTAGTTAATAATGACTTAACTATTAATGATATTTCAATGAATTTAAAATCTTTACTAGACTATTTTAATTCTACCACATTTGGAAATGCCCCATCTACTGTTTTAAATGCAGCAGCACTTACTGTAACTAATTGGTCTAATTATGGAAATAATATTGATGGATCTGATAATCCAATTGCTGTTAGTAAATTACAACTTAATGGTCATGATCGTTTTCAAGCAAGAGATGGTCATTATTTTAATTATGTACAACCATATCAACATTTTAGTAACACTCCTGCAGATGGTATTAATGTATATAGTTTTTCACTTAAACCTGAAGATCATCAACCATCTGGAAGTTGCAATTTTTCACGTATTGATAATGCAACATTAAACTTAATTTATGGGCAAAATAATGCTATTTCTAATACTTGGTTTACTGATTATGCTAATGGTAGTGGGTCTTTACTTAATATATATACAATGAACTACAATGTGTTACGTGTTATGAGTGGTATGGCAGGAACTGCTTACTCAAATTAACGTTATTATTCATACGTTTATATACAAAATTATTATGGTTTTAACAATTTATTACCATAATAATTAATGCCATTTTTATTTAAATAAAAATTGAAATAAACATATTTAAAAAGATATTTTAGTAAAATATTAATGGAAGTTTTAAAGTTTTATAAAAATAAATGTATTTTAATTGATACAATAAAAATAGATAATGAACATAGTATCATTATATCTAAATTAAAAAATTGTTTAGTAGAAAGTTTTATTTTTAATAATGATGATAAGTTATGGTACTATAAAAATTATAAATCTACTATAAAATTATTTGATTTATTATATTCAAATAATAAAAATTCAAAATTTACTTTTATAAATAATAATTATAATGATTACAGACAAAAAAATATTATTATAGAGCCAAATAATAAATATTCTAATATATTTCCAGAACCTGAAAATAATAAGATACTTGAATATGGAACACCTTATCATATTCAAAGTGGTAGATACTCTGATCAATTTAGAAATATGTACTGGAAAGTAATAGATAATAATAATGATATATATTATTTAATGCATATTAAAGATAAAATTTATACAAAAATATCATGTAATGATATTTATAAAATTATTAATATACAAAATAATAGACCAACTTGGTATTTACAACAAAATGGATATATATCAACATGTATTAATTCTAAACATAAAGTATTTTATCTCCATCAAGTTATTATGGATGTTCACGATGAAGATTTATCTGATTATAAAAAAACTATAGATCATATTAATCGTGATAAATTAGATAATAGAAAAGAAAATTTAAGAATAGCTACAATGTCTGAACAAAATATAAATAAAAATAAACCAGAAAGAAGATGTGATGCTATTGATTTACCAAATGGTATTAATCAATCAGATTTACCAAAATATATTGTTTACAGAAAAGAAATACTTGATAAAAATACTAATAGATATAGAGAATATTTTTATATATGTAATCATCCTAAATTAAAAAGATGGGAAACTACTAAATCAAATAAAATAAGTATTAATGATAAATTAAATATTGCTATTCAAAAATTAAATAAATTAGATGATTCAGATAATGATTCAGATAATGATTCTGATACTAATAATGATACTAATACTAGTTCTGAAACTAACCTAAATAATTATAAAATAAAATCAGATTTAGTATTACCTATTCATATTAGTTTAGTAAAAGATAATACATGTTTTGTATATGATAATAAACAATCCCATATTAGATATAATTTAAAAATGACAGTTAAATCAGATAATTTAAAAAATGAATTAAATATATTTATTAATAAAATTAATGAAAAATATCCAGAATTAAAATTATATAATAATAATGAAATTATACCTAATGAATCTTTACCTAATGAATTAAATAATAATAATGAATATTTATCAAGTGAATTAAAATTAAAATTTCCAGCTAACTTTTCATTTTATAAAGAAAAAGAAAAATATTATTTTCAATATTCTAAAGTAATAAATAAAGTAAAAATATCAAAAAAAATAACAATAAATAGTAATGATATTCAAGATGAATTTAATAAATTTATAGAATTATTAAATAATATTTATCCAGAATTAAAATTAGAGAATTATATAATTCCAAATATATTACAATATAAAATAAATATTATTCCAGATAATCAACCTATAAAAATAATTAAACCAATAATGCCTAAAAATTTTTCAATTACAAATATTAATAGTATTGATTATATACAATTTAGTAAAATTATAAATAATAAAAAACTACAATATAAAATAAAAATAAATTCATATAATTTACAAGATGAATTAAATAGATTTATTGATTCACTAAATTTAAATTATTCATTAAATTTAAATAAAAATGAAAATATTATTGATACTAATAATTGGAAAACACAAAATAATATTATAGATCATGATAATCCAACTGATAAACAATTAAAAAATAGAGATTTAAAAAATAAATCATTAAATAAAAAAAAAGAATTATTAGGAATTGAAGAATTTAATAAACAAAATAATGATTATATGAAAAAATATAATAAATTAAAAAATCTTAATAAATTATTAACTTAACAATTTTTTTATATTATTATAATTTATTATTATAATATAAAAAAATCTAAATTATTTATATAAATGAGTGTAAATAATAGAAAATTAAAAATACCACAAATAACTGAATCACCAAATAATAGCGAAATTATGGATTTAGAATATAATAATTTATATAATCATTATTATAATGATGATGATGATAATAATAATAAATTATATACACCAAAAATAACTGAACTACCAATTAATAGTGAAATTATGAATTTAGATTATAATAATTTATATAGTCATTATAATAATAATAATAGAAATAATATTGTATTTTTTGATCAAATAAATCAACCAACTATTGATAATTCATCATCTATAGATGAATCTAATAATAATTTAAAAAAATATGATAAATATGAATATAATAATTCTAATTTAAATAAAATAAAATTAGATAAACAAGATTTACAATCAAATAATAATAGTTTTTATTTAATATTAATGATATTAATAATATTAATAATATTAATAATAATATTAAATAAAAAATAAAAAATATAAATATATTTTTCGTCTTTGCAACCTCAATGCAACTGTGAATTGCTACCTGGTGCAGTCAGGTTCTTGGGCATGTGAAGGATGGCATGACCACTGTTCTGGGAACCTAACCATGAGGTCAGGGACTGAACTTTCTGTGTCTAATCCTAGGTACATCATCTTCTCAAGTTGTGCCATTCCTCTCACTACAATTTGAGAAGTATGCTCTCTTGCGAGCATTTCACCAAATCTTCTACTTGGCGGTGATCTTGATCTATGAAAGGTCCTTCTAAAACGAAAAGCCGCAGAAGCCGCAGAAGCCGCAGAAGCCACAGGAGCCACATGAGCCACAGGAGTTGCAGTTGGTCGTGCTGCTGTCCCTGTTGCCCTTGATGCATCAGCTAGCTCTGCAGCCATCTGAGCAAAGAAGGCATCCACCTCCTCATCAGAGAAGGAAACAAAATCTCCCATCTTCTTTGAAGTCGGGTGAATGTAAACCAAAATTGGCCTTGAGCCAAAATGGCTACGGTAAAAGTTTTTTGTGTTATAGAACATTTAAATATTTAAACTTTCAATTTTTATTATTTAATATTAATTAATAATTTTTCTAAGTATTAATAATAATGACATCAAATAATATTAATTTAGAACAAAATGGTAGAATATTTCCATTATGGATTATGAATAATTTTAGAAAATATATATTACCAAAAATAGTTACAATTGAGGGTGTAGATCCTTGTGATCAAAAAAATAATAATGATTTAACATTATATCAATCTTTTATTGGTCAATTTTTAAATTATCAATCACCTTTTAAAGATATATTAATATATCATGGAGTTGGTTCTGGTAAAACAAGAACCGCAATAAATATTTATAATTTATTATTTAATTATACTCCAAAATGGAATATATTTATATTAATACCAGCTGCTTTACATGATGATCCATGGTTAAAAGATATTAAAAAATTTATGTTAACAGATAATTATGATATTAGATTTAATAATATTATTTTTATTCATTATGATTCCCCCTTTGCTGATAAAGATTTTTTAGAAAAAGTAAAAAATGCGGATTCAAGTAAAACATCTATTTTTATTATAGATGAGGTACATAGATTTATAAATAATGTTTATAATAATATTTATGGTAAAAAAGGAAAACGTGCTCAAATAATATATAATTATATAATTGAAGAAAAACAGTATAATCCAAATAATAGAATAATATTATTATCAGCTACTCCAGTAGTAAATAATCCTTATGAGTTTGCATTAATATTTAATTTATTAAGATATAATATATTTCCAACATCTGAAAGTATTTTTGAACAATTATATATTTCATCAGCAAATTTTGATTCATTAAATCAAAATACTAAAAATATGTTTCAAAGAAGAATATTAGGTTTAGTAAGTTATTATATTGGTGCAACACCTGATAAATATGCAATAAAAACAATTCATTATGTTAATATTTATATGAATCCTTATCATGAAGAAGTTTATAATTATTGGGAAAATATAGAAAAACAAAAAGAAAAAGCACTTTATAAAAAAAAAAGAGGAACTATAGGTGATGATATGTCAACTTATTCAGCTTATACAAGACAAGCATGTAATTTTGTATTTCCAAATATATCTGATAAAGTTAATGGTGAAAAAAGACCAAGACCTGCTCAATTTAAATTAAAAGAATCATTAGCTGTAATTATTGATGAAGGAAATAATAAAAATAAAAAAAATAGTGTTTTGAAAAATAATAATGAAGCATTAGAATATTTAAAAGCTACAAGAAAATATATAAATAATTTTATAGAATATGTAAAAAATATATTAAGAGAAGATATTACAAATAATTATTCTATATCAGATGATATTAAAATATATATAAATAAATATTCTGCTGATTTTGATAATTTTTTTAATAATGAAAGTAAAAAAAGTAATGTATTTAATATATTATATAATTGTAGTGCTAAATTTATAAGATTAATTTTTAATATATTTAAAACAAAAGGAACCGTATTAGTTTATTCAAATTATGTTGAAATGGAAGGTTTACAGTTATTTAAAATATATTTAAATTTTACTGGATTTATTGATATAGAATTAGATAAAGAATTTGATAAAAATAATTTAAATTATGATAAATTACAAAAAGATGAAAAAAGATTTTGTGAATATCATGGTAGCATAGATAAAGAATTAAGAAAAATTAATAAAAATATATTTAATAATAGTATTAATAAATATGGTAAATTATGTAAAATTATAATGATATCTCCAGCTGGTGCTGAAGGTATGAATTTACATAATGTAAGACAAGTTCATATAATTGAACCATATTGGAATGAAGTTAGAATAGAACAAGTAATTGGAAGAGCTTTAAGATATTGTCATCATAAAGATTTACCAATGGAAGAAAGAACTGTAGATATTTATAGATATAAAATGATTAGAAAAAATAATATAATTACAACTGATCAAAAATTAGAAAATATATCTAGAAAAAAAAATAATTTATTATTATCATTTATTGATGCTGTTAAAGAAGCATCTATTGATTGTGAACTTTTTAAAAATCATAATATGATGGGTTATAAATATAAATGTTTTCAATTTAATGAAGATTCACTATTTGAAAAACCAACTGGACCTGCATATAATAATAAAATAGATTATGATCAAAAAATTAATAATGGATTACATTCAAATGATACTAATATTAAAAAAATTAAAATAATTAAAATTAAAGCAGTTATAAAACAATCTGAAAATATTTTTTCACAAGATAATTATTATTGGTTATGTGAAGATTCTGGAGTTGTTTATGATTATGAATTATTATTTCCAATTGGAAAAATATATAAAGATGATAATAATATGTTTTCATTATTAGATGATAATACATATATTATTGATGAAATAATTAATATTCCATCATATAATATTTATGAATAATTAAATTTGAACTTTATTATATTTTATATTTGCTAAATTTTTAAATAAATTATTTATTTGATTTGAGTTATTATTTATATTTTTACCCATAATATTATTATTTATATCTACATTATCTACATTATTTTTATTATTTATATTATTTACATTATTTACATTATTTTTATTATTGTTATTATTTTTACCCATCATATTATTATCCATATCCATCATATTATTATCCATATCCATCATATTATTATTATCCATACCCATCATATTATTATTCATACCCATCATATTATTATTCATACCCATCATATTATTATTCATATCCATCATATTATTATTATTATTCATACCCATCATATTATTATTATTCATACCCATCATATTATTATTATTATTCATACCCATCATATTATTATTATTCATACCCATCATATTATTATTATTATTCATACCCATCATATTATTATTATTATTCATACCCATCATATTATTATTCATATCCATCATATTATTATTATTATTCATACCCATCATATTATTATTCATATCCATCATATTATTATTATTATTCATATCCATCATATTATTATTATTATTCATATCCATCATATTATTATTATTATTATTCATATCCATCATATTATTATTATTATTCATACCCATCATATTATTATTATTATTCATACCCATCATATTATTATTATTCATATCCATCATATTATTATTATTATCATTATTATAATTATTATATTTTGAATTATTACCATTTAATATATTATTCATAAGTTCTGTAGTATTAAGTGATGATTCTGAATCATTATTTTGTTTTTTATTATTATTAATATATCTTATACCTTTTATACTATTTTTCATATATATTTATAGTAGGAAAATAATTTAAATTATTAATTAAATTATTTTAAATTTTTTTTTTTTTTTATTTCATCTTGAATTTTATTTAATTGATTATTTAATAATTCATTTTTTTTTATTAAACTATTATATTTTTTTTCTAAATTATAATAATTTTCTACAATTTTTTCTAATTTTAAAATTTCTTTTTTTAAATATTCATTTTCATCATTATTAATATTAGTTTCAGTTAATAATTCTTTTTTTATTTCTTCTTTTATTTCATTTTTAAATTCATCTTCTGTCATTTTTTTAAAAAATGTTGATTTTTCAATTTGAACTGACCATGTTAATTTTCCATTAGTTAACATAATATATCTACCCTGTGTATCTATTCTAGATAAACTACCGCCTAATCTAAATACTTGTTCTTTATTATCTTTAATAGTAAAATATCTAATATGTGTTCCAATAGGAATATTTATTATATTATTAACTTTAATATAATCTTTTAATTTATCTTTAATATCTTGTTTTGATAATAATTGTTGATGTGTTCTAACAGGTTTTATATAATTAGACATTATTAATATAATATAGAAAAATCTTTATATAAAGAGATTTTAAATTATGATTTTAATGAATACTTTTAATTGGTATCAAAAATATAAACTAGATATAATCATTGATAATGAGAATATTAAAAATTATATTCATAAATTAACAAATATTAATATTGCTAATAATTTAAATAATAAAATAAATACTATGGAAGAAAATTATAATAATAAAATAAAAGAATATATGAAAATAATTTTAAATCATAATGAATATATTTCTAAAATAAAAAATAAATCTTGTTTATTTATTATACAACAAGAATTAGATATTATTAAAATATTAACTAAATATACATTAGAAAATAAAATTTTAGATTTAAATTTTTATATTCCTTGTTTAAATTTATTATTAGAATTAAGTGAAATATTAAGAATACACTTTAATCAAAAAGAAATTATAAATAATAATATTAATAATAATTTATATAGATGTTCATATAATTTTTGTAATTATAAAGATAATTGTAATTTTTATTATAATACTATTATTAATAATAAAAAAAAATGTTATCAAGATCATTATGTTCATAATATGGTTTCAAATGATATAAAAATATTATTAGATTATATTAATAAAAATAAAAATAATAATGGTATAATTTTATATAATAAAGATGTTTTAAAAACAATTAATACTTTAAGTTTTGTAATTAATCATATGGAAATTGAATTAAGAAATAAATCTTTATATTTATCTGAAAATTCTATTTTATCTATATTAAAAAAATAAAATTATCTATTAATAGGTTTTATATATTTTAAATCTAAAAAATTAAATATATCTTTTTCAGAAGTTATATTTATATTTTCATTATTTTTTATATTAATTAATCCATATTCAGATAATTTATAACCTTTATTTTTAGCTATAATTCTTAATTTTTTATTAAATTCAGCAGATCCAGTAAAATACATTAATGCTGAATGATAATAATTAAATGTTACAAATCTAATATCAATTCTTCTTATTAAATTATTTTTATATTTACAAAATCCCATATATTTTGTTTTATAATTTTTATCAGTAATATCATCAATTAAAAATTTATTGTTATTATTCTCAATACATTTATTTTTTAAAATTTTTATAATTTTTTTTAAATAATTAGTTTTATTATTAATATTAGTATTTTTTTTACTTATTAATAAATCAATATCATTAGATGTTATTTGTTTTCTTCTATATGAACCACATATTTTAATAATAAATTTATTATTTTTATTTAAATTATGTTTTATATTATACTCTTTAATAATATTTTTTAAAAATATTTTAATTTGAGTTGTTTCATATCTAGGTATATTTCCAAAAAATTTATTATAATATTTTATTCCTAATTTTATTTTATCTGAAACTTTAATAGTTTTATTTTTTATTTTTTTTTTTAAATCTTTAATAGATACAATACCATTATTATATAAATCTAATGCATTACTTCTACCTATCCCAACAATAGTTTCTAATTCTTTTATTACATTTTCTTTATAATTATTATATTTAAAATTATCAAGTTCAGATAATTTTCCAGTATTTAATATTTCAGTAATTCTATCAATAGTTCCTTTTCCAATTCCTGGTAATTTAAAATCTTTATTAAAAGTATTTAATGTTATTTCATATTGTAATTTTTTTATAATATATAATGCTTTTGTTATATTTTTTAATCTAAATGTATTAATTATTATTAATTCTTTATCTTTTTTTATTTTACTATCATCCAATTCTATTTTTACATATTCAATTAATTTTTTAAATTCACTAATTATTAAACTATTCATATAATTATATATATTAAAATAATTTTAAAATAAATAAAAATACAAAAAGATTTTTGTATTTTGTGTGAAACAAAACTTGTCAAAGCCTGCCAGTCTGCCAGTCACTAATATCTTAAGAACGGGTTGTATGAGATGTCATCTTCCTCATCCGTCTTTGAAAAATGGCATTGAATAGAAGACTCCTCATTTTGTGCATCTTGCTCTGCCACATCACGTGCATGCTGAGCATCACTCCTCTTGATTCGAAGAACCAAGTTTGCAATCTGCATGAAGAGAATGAAGCCAAGTTTTTCAGCTCTAACGTGCTTGGCCAAAACAATCCAACCTCTTCTATGCTGACATTCCCTGCATGACATTGGGCAGTTCTTGGAGGCGATAAAACTGTCATCATCAGCATAATCAGCATAATAAGGGGGCAGATTTGCATCTGACAGTTCTGGCACTTGCAATAACCCCCACGGAGTTCTTGGCCATCCGTGTAGTAGATAATGCTGCTCAGAAGGATTCCATTCATGCGATAGCCATTTTCCAGACAGGAGCATCATTGTGACGAGTTGTGTCACGAAGGAGATTCCATCTCCACTCATGAAAGAGCCTTTCTTGAACAACCTCATGAGTAGCTCTCTCTTTGATGGAGGAGATGGAGGAGGTGGAGGCAGGTGCTTCCATTCATCATCCTCTCCACGGCGTCGAAGCCTTACCAGAGTACCCGCAGAAAACGGTGTTCCATCTGGCAAGCGGTTGAGGCCTGCTTTTGTACGGCGGGTGATGCGATCGCCTCTAGTCTGAAGAGGCGACATCTATCAGGCTTGCTTTTGAAGCCTAAGAGATTTGGGTGCTTGACCAGGGAGCGTCTTGCTAGACACTTGACCAGGGAGCGTCTTGCTAGACACTTGAGCCAAAATGGCTACGGTAATGGTTTTTTTCAATAGCCACATTTATTAATTTATTTTTTCAATTTTTATATATTAGTTAAAATATAATATATAATATAAATGAATATTGATTATAAAAAAATATTAAATATTAATAATAAAAAAAAATTACATAAATTTAATTTAGATAAACCAATATTTAAAAATAATTATTTATTTCATTATTTAATTATTTTAAATAATTTAAAAGCATTAAAATTATATAAATTTCCTATTTATATAGAAAATGAAGATAACTTAAATGGATTTAATTTAGCTGCAAAACATAATAATATGAATATTTTATTTTATTTATTAAAATATTATTCAGATTATATTTATAATATTAATAGTGATAATAAATTGTTTACAAATTATTTAAAATATAATAATTTTAATATTTTACTTGAAAAATATGATTATTTAGATTGGGATTTATTACTTAATTTTGATATAATAAATAATATATTTATTAATAATAATTATAATTATTTATTAAAATTTATTAAATTATATAAAAATAAATTTAATTTAATTGGGATTATAAATAATAATTTAATTAATCAAGAAGAAAAAATTATACTTTTAGATAAATTTTATAATGATATTATAAATTTAAAAGATATAAATAATAAAGGATTACTTATTTATACAATAGAATTAAATAATAAAATAATATTTAAATATTTACTAAATAAAAATATAGATATTAATTATTTTGATAATAATTCATATTCACCATTATTTTATTCAATTACAAATGATATTAATAATAATAAATATTATTATACTAAATTATTATTAAAAAAATTAATAATACATGATCCATTATTTTATAAAACATATAATAAATATTTTAATAATATGATACATATATTATTATTATTAAGAATAGAATATAATAAAAAATTAAATAAAAATATTAATTATAATATTGATTTAAATATATTAAAATATTGCGATTCTGAAAGTTGGAATTTTAATAATTATGAAAATATATCTTCATTAGAATTATTAGTACAATTAGATTATAATATTTATTCTAATATTATAATTAATAATAATATATGTATATCTAAAAATAATTTAAATATACTAAATAATTATAAATTAATAAATAATAATTGGTTAAAATTATATAATAAATTATCAATATTAAATATTAATAATAATGATAATATTAATTTATATAAAAATAATGATAATGATAATATAATATCATTATCATCTAATATTATTGATATATTAATTTATAATATATATTTATTAAAAAAATATGATAATTTATTTATACCAATTATAAATGATACTTTTAATATTAATTATATTAAAACTAATAATTTTATAAAGTTACCTTGTTTTATATTATTTAAAAATAAAAATAATTATTTTATACATCCATATTTAAATCATATAATAAATAATAATAATAATAAAAATTATATATTATTATATATTAATATTCAAACTGAAATTTTATCTCATTGTAATATTTTAATTTATGATTTAAAAAAAAAAATAATAGAAAGATTTGAACCATATGGAAATGAATTTATTTCTGATATTGATAATATTTTAGAAGAAGAATTATGTTGGAATACTAATTTTACTTATATTAGTCCAAAATCATATTTACCATTAAATAGTTTTCAAAATATATCTGACGAATCTAATAATAATGATGTAATTAATGGTGATCTAGAAGGGTATTGTGTATATTGGTGTTTATGGTATATTGAAAATAAATTATTAAATTCAACAATAGAATCTAAAGTATTAGTTGATAAATTAATTTTAAAATTAAAAAAATTAAATATATCTTTTAAAACTTATATTAGAAATTATTCATTTAGTATATCAAAAATTAAAAATAAATATATGAAAAAAATAAATAAATTAAAATTAAATATATATAATAATTATTATAAAATTATAAAATATTTTATTAATTAAAAAATTGAATTAATTAATTATTAGTTAATAACTCTAATAATATCTTATATATTTTAACAATTAATAAATAAAACGCTTTAACTAATTTTATATTTTTAGGTAAAAAATAATTATGGATTTAAGTAAAGAATCTACAAATTTTGAAAAAGAATTTCCAAGTTTGAATAAACAAACTAAATGTGAAAAAAAATCTACAAATTTAAGTAAACAAACTAATTTTGAAAAAGAACCTACAAATGTTAATAAAGAATTAATAAATTTAGATAAACAAACTAATTTTGAAAAGAGTTCTTCTAGTAAAGAATCTATAAATTTTGGTAAAGGCTCACAAAGTATTAGTAGTCAAAGTGTTGGTAAAGGCTCACAAAGTTTTGGTAAAAGTTCACCTAGTTTTGGTAAAGGTTCAATTAATTGTGGTAAAGGTTCTAATTATCATGATAATAATATTAGAGAAATAACTAAAAAAACCCAACAAAATAAATTATCAAATTTAAAAATAAAGTACGGTGATCTTATTCAAATGATAAAAACAGAAGAAATTTATGGTATTGTACATCAATGTAATTGTTGTAGTATTACTAAACGTGATGATAATAATAAAATATTCAGAGGTGCATCTGGTTTTGCAAAAATATTATTTGATGAAATTGAAGATGCCGATATTTATTGTAAAAGACCAAAACATAAATTTGATGATTATTATTCTTTGTATATTGATCAACCAGGTACAATATCAATATCTGGATCTAAATATAAAGTGATAAATTTATTTTCACAATTTACATATGGAAAAACAGATTCATTAGGAAAATCAAAAATATTAGATTATCTTAAATATCATATAGAATATGCTAAAAAAAATAATTGGATAAAAGATATAGATGAATTTGAATCACCAGAACAAAGAATAGAATGGTTTAAAATATGTTTAGAAAAAACAGCATTAAAAGTTCCAAGTGGTTCAATAATAGGAATACCATGGAAAATTGGATGTAATTTAGGTGGTGGAGATTGGAATATATATTATGATATTATATATAAATTTGCTGAAAAATATAAAAATTTAACTATAATATTAGTATATAATCATTATATTATTTTAAATAAATAATTATTTTTTTATAAATTAATATATATATGTTAAATAAATATATAAAATATAAAAATAAATATTTATTATTAAAAGGAGGATATTCTAATTCTCCTTTTAATAAATGTAATTTAAAAATTATTATTAATAAAATAAGTAGTACTACTGATTTAAATTTTAATATTGAAATTAATTGTTATTTATTAGATAATGATAAAGAAAACATTTTAGAAGAAATTACAAAACAAATTAAAAACAAATATTATTTTAATATATTAAATTATAATGAAATAGATAAATATATTATATTAGATAATATAATATATTTAGATAATGATAATACTCAAACTAATTTAGTTTTAAATGAAATTTATTATAAAAATTATAATAATAAATTTTATAATGATATATTTAATAATAATATATTTAAAAATACTTTAGAATTTAAAGATATTATTTTAAATTTTAATTTAATAGAAATTAATAATATACATATTAATTTATTAATAAATAATATTGATATTTTTTTAAAACCAATTATAGAAAGAGTTACACCAACAATTACACCAAAAATATTAACATTAAAAAAAATTGATGAATTATTAATATCATTAAATATATTTTTAAATAAAACAGATAAAGATAATTTAATATCTTTAATTATAAATAATAACTGGATAAATAATAAAGATGTAATTTTAAAATTAATTAATTATAAATATATTGATATTAATATATTTATAATATTATTAAAGAATAAATTAATTAATGAAATAAATTTAAAAGATAAAGATATTATTTGTTCTTTAGCTAATTCTAATTTAATTTTAAATACAGATATTTTTAATATCTTTTATATAAAAAATATAGAAAAAAAAAGAGTTTATATGTATGAAGATATGTATGAATATATAGATATTATGGAAACAAAATATATATTAAATGATGATGATGATGAATTATTACTTATTATGATTAATAAATCTAATATAATTGAATTAAATGATATGATTTATAATTTTAAAGAAAAATTTGAAAATAAAGAGTTTTTATTAAAAGTTATTAAAATTAAACCTTCTGAATTCTTAAATTTTGATATAAAATTTAAAAATGATAAAGATTTTAGTTTAGAATGCATTAAATCAAATTATAATGTATTTAATTTTTTAAATCCTGAGTTTACTAAAGATAGTGATTTTATTATTAATGCTATAATAAAGAATTATAATATAATAAAAATAATAAAATTAGATAAATATAATTTAGAAAATATATATACTGATTTAAAAATTATAAAACATATTTTAATAAATAATTATCAATTTATAGAATTATTTATTGATAATAATGATTTTAATAAAAAAATAAATGATATTATTTTGCAAGCTATAGATGAAATAGTTAATATTAATAATGAATGTAAATTAATGTTAAATAAAAGTTATAAATGTAATATTAATTTAACAGCTATATATATAAAAAATAATTTAGATAAATTTATATTTTTACCAGATAAATTAAAAAAAGATGATAAATTTTTATTAAAAATTATTAAATTTAATCCAAATGCTATATCTTATTTTATAGATAAAAATGAAAATGAAGATTTTTTAATAAAATCAATAATTGAAAATGAAAATACATTTAATTATATTAATAATAAATTTAAAAATATTGATTTTATATTAAAAATAATAGAAAAAGATTCAAATTTAAAATTAAATAATTTTTATAAAAATAAATTTATATTATATAATATAATTTTAGATAATAATTTTTTTATTAATTTAATAAAAATAAATAAAAAATGTTTTGAATTTATTGATGATAAAAATATATTATTACATGTTGTAAGAAATAGTTATTTTAATTATAATGATATATATAATAATATACAAGAACAATTTAATTATGATGAAGATATTTATAGAGCTGTTATAGTTAAAATAGAAAATAATCCAGATAATATTGAAACTCAACTTGAATTAGAAAAACAAGTAGATTTAACAAAATATGAATATTAATAAAACTATTAAATTAGTATATATTAAAATTATTAATATATATATATTATAAAAATAAATTATATTATAATTAAATACCAATCCATGAATCTATAAATAAATCTTTAAAATTAAAATTATTTCCATTATAATTATATCCAATCCAAATTTTTGGATATATAACTATTTTATTTTTATTATTATTTAAATATCCACCAAACCAACTAAATGTTGAATTTGCAATTATATTATGTTTACATAAACTCATTATTAATAATTGTTCAAATTCTTGTAAACTAGTATTAATATGAATAAAATTAATATTTTCAAATTTATTTTGTAATTTATTTAAATAATCATTAATTATAATAATATCATCTTTTATATAAAAACATAAAACTGACCAATTATTTTTATTTGTTTTTTGAATTAGTAATTCTAATGAATTAATATAATAACTTAAATCAAGTATATGCATATTATGTGCTTTATAATCACCTAATCTAAAATGTAAAGATATATTACTACATCCTATTGCACCATTATTATTTTTAATAGCAGAAATTCTGTTAATTTTATTATTAGGAAAATTAATTTTAGAGATTTCATTTAAAAATTGATCATTTCTATAATCTAAATTAATATAATAAATTATATCAATAAAATTATATGGATTTTTATTATCAAATAATTCTATACATTTTAAATTAGATTTTATATTTATGTAAGTTGTTATTAGTATTATAATAATTATAATTAAATATATTATCATAATTTATATATATAAATTAATTTTATTATTATAAATAATAATAAAATACTAATTATAATAATTAAATTATAATTTGAACATAGTTTATCATCTTTTTTTATTGAATTTAATTTTTGATATGAATAATTATTATTAATAGGTATAAATGTTTCTTTATTTTGATCTAAAATAAATGACCGTTGATCTTCCATTCCATCTTTATCACTAATTATAAATGGAAAATCTTTATAATATATAATTTTTGGTTTATTATAATGAAAATAATTATTAATATATGATTCATCATTCCATATTGGTTCATAATTTAAATTTTCTTTATCATATTTTTGATTATAAATTAATACTATACAAAAATTATTTATATTATTAATTTTCCCACCAAAAAATGCTCCCTGATAATACATTTGAAATAATTGTGTATCATATGGTATATATGCTTTTGATAATTTATTTCTATCATATGATTTTTCATATTTCATTCTAGTTTCATTATCAAAATGTTCTGCACCGACTAAATCACCTATAAATAAATCTTCATTAAATTGTTTATTTATATTTGTATCTGCATCTAAATAAAATATATAATCATTATAATTATTATAATTAATAACTTTTAAAATAGATGAAAATTTTGCATTTGTTCCATCTTGCCAAGATTTATGAATAGTATGGTAATATTTATATTTAAATTGTGTACTAGAAAGTGTTTCACTATGTATATTATCTATATTGATAATATTTTTATTTATTTTACTAAAAGGATCTTGATCTGTAAATAAATGAAAACATATATTTGTGTTTCCTATATAATATTTTATAAAATTATTTACAAGTCTAATTCCTAAATTAAAAAAATTATTTGTACATAATATTACTATATGAATTGTCATTATAATATTAAATATATTTATTATATTTAATATTATTAATATATTTTTACAATTAATAAATATAATATTTCAAGCATCAGTATATGTACTTCCTGCAGAAATAATAACATTAGATAATATTTCATGAAACTTTTTATAAGTCATATTAGGAATTACTGGAATATCTAGTTGATTAAAACACGTATGAGATTTAAATAATTCATTACTACTTGGAAATATAGTTATTTTTGAGTCTTCTCGTAATGATTCAGAACTTGTTATAAAAAATACAAATTGTTTTAACCATTTTAATTGTTCATTAGTAGAATCTGTACTATACTCTTTAAGTTTTTGTTTTAGCCAATCAATACGTTTATTTAATAGTAGCAATTGATTAGAACCAATTGTGTTTATTGTACAGTTTGTTTTAATTATATTATCCCAATTAAGTTGACTAAATAAATTACCTTGTATTATTAATCCTACATCCTTAGAAGAATCTTCTAATGCTTCCTTAATATCATTATTAAATCCATTATATATGTATTGGGCAATACTTATACAATTAGCATATTCAAAATAAAAAATATCATTTAATTCTTTAATAACATTAATAAAAGAATTATAATCTATAATTTCTAGATATTCACCGTCATCTTTATCCATATTACAAATTATCATAATATTGTTAAAATCAGTTTCAGATATTTTATTTTTTGAAATAAAATCTTTAATAAACATTTTTAAATTATCTTCAATTGTATAACTTTCTGGTATATTATTTAAATAAAATAATAAGTTAATAAAATAATACTCTGATGTATACTTATGAGAATTTGTTATTAACTCAACATTAAATAATTCAAAAAGTTGTTCTAATAAATTATTTTCTAAATAATTATGTAATAAAAATGATACACCTATTTTATGATAATCAAAGCATATTTCTAATAAATATAATGGAATAGTATCCTTAATATATGATATATTTTTTTCTTTAAAAATTGTAAAGTAATTATTAGGTACAACATTTACTAAAATAAAACGATTACTTGAACTATTAGCTGGATTAGTATTATATCTAAATATATAATCTAATAAAATTCCTATATTTTTTAATGAATTATGATATTTTTCCATAAGATCAACATATGTTTTTATAATATAATTTGTTTTTATTATGTTTAAATTACGATGATTAGGATATTTACTATTATTATATTTTAATATTCTATTATCACTATTATCAAATATTTTTTTTAATAAAGTAACAAAAAATTGTTGAGATATTCCACCCGCATCTATTCCTATATTTTCTAAATTATCATTCAAATTACTAAATGAACTATTTTTAAAATAGTGACCAAATAGTTCATTTATGCCATCTCGTTTATTAATTCTATTATGTATGTCTATTACAAAATCTAAAACATATTCTGGATAAAGATCTAAAATAACTTCATGATAATTAATTGTAGTACGTTTAATATATAAACATTTTTGTTTAATTGTAAAATACATTAATGGGTTTATAATATTATACCATTTACCATCTTTTTCATATAATTCTTTTTTAATATTATCATATGATGATACAGAATTATTAAATCTAACTTCTAAAATATTAGTTTTATTACTATTTAATTTTATGGTAATTTTATTTTCTATATGTGTATGGTATACATTTAATTCCATATTATTTAATGATGGTTTTTCCATCCATATATCATCTTTAAAATCATGTATATATTGTTGTTGTCTAGAGTCCTTAATTAAAATATTAATTAACATATATATTCCTCTTGCATTTATAATATTACTTTTATATAAATTCATAATTTTTAATGTATCACATATAATATTTTTTAATTTAGTTATATTTATATAATTTGTTATATTAAAGAAACTTGCATAGGTCTCATAATTAATACCATTAAATTGAATACTACATAATTCATTACTTGTACACTTTAGTATAATATTATATGTATTGCTTAAAATATTAACACTTGTATATTCATTATAATAAATTTCATAATCTTCATCTTGTATATTAATACCTAATTTTGTTTCTGAATTAGTATTTTCTTTAATATCATTAATAAAATCATATAAATATGCTTCATTAATTGCCTGTTTATTGGTCATATTTAAATTTTCACAAATATTATTGCCGGCTCCTTTTAATTTATATATATTACTAAAATTATAAATATTATTAATGTCTTTTAATTTAAAATATTTTGATTTATATTTTAAATATTTATTATGATAAATACTCATATATATATATATATATAATTAAATAAAAAATGAAATATGATTTATTTAATTATTATGAGTATTTATATATTCAAAATGGATACATTTATTGTGTTATCATTAATAAATATAATAATATCATTAGGAACATTAATAATATATTTAATTGGTATTATATTTTCAATAAATGGATATTATCAAATATATTTTATAACTGGACTTAAAGTTTCTAATATTAATTCAATAATTAAATATAGTTCAATAAATTTAAATGGATTAAAATCAGGATTAATTTTAGGAAAATGGTTTATTGGATTTATTGATAATCAAAAAAAACTTTATATTTTAATGTCAACAAATCAATATAATATAATTTTTAATTGTGATTTAGATGAAAGTTCATTAATAACATTATGGGAAAGAGATGGTAATTATTATAATATATTTTATAATGATAAAAAAATTCAACCTACAAATTATATAGTAACAAAAGAACAAGATGTACTCATTAATAAAATAATTACATTTTATAATAATAATGAAAATAATAGTTGTGTAACATTAATAACTGGTCCTCCAGAAACAGGTAAATCATTTGTTGCATTACAATTATGTAAAAAACTAATATTAAATGGTGCAGTAACAGTGCATTTAATAGATACACATATACCATCTGATCCTGGCGACACATTTTCATCTTTATATTCAAGAATTGAACCATCAAAAGATTCCCCATTAGTTTTAGTATTAGAAGAAATAGATATTTTAATAGAAAAAATAATATTAAATAATATTATATCACATAAATTAGTTCCAATTTTAATTCAAAATAAAACAGGTTGGAATCAATATTTTGATAGATTTAATAGAGGTATTTATCCATATGTATATATTTTAATGACATCAAATAAAGATACAAAATGGTTTGAACAACAATGTAATTCATTAATTAGAAATGGTAGAATAGATTTAATAGAAACATTAAATATAAAAATAAATAAAAATTAATGTTTATTAAATTTATATAATTCTTTTAAATATTAGATATAAATTCATTATCAAATTCATCTAAATCTATACCAAGATTTTCATTATTATATACATTTGGAACTAATGATTTTAATTCTCCCATTTTTTCTAATTTATCAGCATCTTGTTTATCATATTTATGAATAATATAATATTTATCTTCAGCAGTAAAAGTATTATCTTTTTGTATTACAACTATATTTCCTTTTTCTATTTTTTTTTTTCTAGGACCTTTAATTAATGATCCTCTAGCTTTTGCCATTACATTAATTCCACTTGTTAAGATTGTAACTTCAAATCTTGCATCAGATCCTTTTGCAGCAACTATTTGTGCATATTCTTCATTATCTTTTTCAGATCTTAATATAAATTCAACATATTTTGATTGTTTGTTTTGAATATGTTTTTTTTGATGAGTAGCCATTTTTATATATAATAAAAATATATATCATTTTAAATTTAAATCAATTTTTTTTAAGCTGAACAATTTTCACATATAGATTCTTTAATAATATTTGGATCTATTGTAAATTTAGTAGCATCTGATGAAGGCTTTGTTCTTAAATAATACATACCTGTTTTTAATTTATTTTTCCATCCCCAAAAATGCATTGAAGTTAATCTCTGATAATCAGGTGAATCCATAAAAATATTTAGTGATTGTGTTTGATCAATAAAAGGTGATCTTGCTAAAGCTGCTTTTAAAACCCATAATTGTTTTATTTCCCAAATATTTTTATAAATTTCTTTAATATTAGATGGTATTTCTAGTATAGATTGTATAGAACCATTATTACTAATAATTTTATCTTTTAATTTTAATGACCATACTCCAATTGATATTAAATCATTAATTAAATATTTATTAACAATTATAAAATCACCTGCTTGTGTTTTTCTTGTATAAATATTATTTGTAAAAAATTCAAAACATTCATTATTACCTAATATTTGACTTGTAGAAGCTGTAGGCATTAAAGCAGTTAATAAACTATTCCTAGTACCATATTTTTGTACTTTTTCTTTTAATATATTCCATTTTTCAGTGTAATGTAATTTAATATTATCCCACATATCAAATTGTAATTTACCTTCTGAAAATAAAGAACCTTCAAAAGTAGAATAACTTCCTAATGTTGTACTATTAATATCTTTATTTAATTCATAAATTGTTGGTTTTAATTTATGATATATATTATTATATATATTATCTTCAATAATAAAATTTTTATCATAATATTCTGGATAATTTATAGATAATTTAATTAATTCTTTAATAAAATTACATCTTTCAATTGCTATATCATTTGATGCAGTTATACAAGCTAAATATATTGTTTCCATTATTTTACTATTAAATTCAATAACTTCATCTGATTCAAATTGTAATCTCATTAATACTAAACAATCTGCTAAACCTTGAATACCTAATCCTATAGGTCTATGTTTCATATTTGAAATTTTTGTTTCTATAACAGGATAATAATTAATATCAATTACATTATTTAAATTGATTGTTGCTAAATAAGAAATATCATATAATTTATCAAAATTAAAATTTGAACGAGTATATTTATATAAATCATCCCAACCACCAATTAATATATTATTTATAAATATTTGTGGATAAGTAATATTATTTTTATTTATTTTTAATTTTAATTCATTAAATGTTAAATCATTTCTTTCAATTTCAATATATTTAATATTAAAATTATGTAAATAATTTTTTGCATAATTACAATATTTACAATTAGGTGTACTATAAATTGTCCAAATATCATTAGAATTAAATTCATATTCTTCAATACATGATTTTAATGATATTGATGCTAAATTACATACAGCATATTCTTTATTATCTGAATATTGAACAATTTCAGCACATAAATTACTTGATTTTATTGTTCCTAAATTTTTTTGATTATTTTTTGAATTTACTGAATCTTTATAAACTATATATGGTAATCCTGTTTCTATTTGCGCATCTAATATAGCTAACCATAATTTTCTTGCATCTACTTTTTTTCTATATTTATTTTCATTAACATATTTCCAATATAAATCTTCAAAATCTTTTCCATATACATCTGTCAATCCTGGACAATCATCACTACTTAATAAATACCAATCTTTATTATTTTCAACTTGTGTCATGAATAAATCAGATATCCATAATGCTAAAAATAAATCTCTAGTTCTTTCAGTATCAGAACCAAAATTTTTTCTTAATTCAATAAATTCAAATATATCAGGATGATGAGGCTCCAAATAAATAGCTATAGATCCGGGTCGTTTTCCACCTTGATCAATCCACCTAGCGATTTCATTAAAAACTTTTAAAAATGGAATAATACCATTTGATTTTCCTCCAGTACCATTTATTAAACTATTATTACCTCTTATATTTGATATATGTAAACCTATTCCTCCAGCCCATTTTGATATTTGGGCACAGGAATTCCATGTTTTAGTAATTTCAGTTAAATCATCACTAGTTCCTAATAAAAAACAATTTTCACAAAGTAATCCTTCAACATTATAAGAATGATCATCTTCAATTCCAAGTGTATATACATAATTAGGTTTAATTACAGTTTTAGTAATACTATCAATTCTTAAAAATATATTATTATTTATAATTTTTTTTTTATTTATAAAAGATTCATTTTTATATAAAAAATCAAAACAATTAAATATATTATAATTATTTTGATTTGTATTAATATAAGAATAATTAATTCCATGTAATCTAAAAACATGATATAATGAATTATGTAATAAATTATTATTAATAAATTTATTATTTTTATACTGTGATATTTGCATACCTTCTAAAAAATTATTTAATAATTCATTATCCCAATTAATCATACTTTTAATTAAATTTTCATAATCATTTGAAACATAATATATAAATAGTGTAGTTAATATATGTGAATAATATAATATTGATTTATTATATTTATTATATTCATAAACTGGTTTTATATTAAAAATAGTATACATTATATTATTTATAATATTAATTATATTATCATTTAATTTAGTTATTTTAAATAATATACTCATATAATTAGTACTGCCAATATTTATATATATACCAAATAGTTTTGCAATATCATTATTTATATATATAATATTTTTATATTTATTATAAAAATTATTACATATAATATTTATAATTTTAGTATTATAATTATTTCTAAAATATTTATATTTATAAATCATAACATCAGATAATTTTACATAATATTTTTTAATATTATTATATAAATGTAAATTATTTAATAAATATGCATTATATGTATTTACATCTTGATTATTAAAAATTTCTTTACATATTTTATTATCATATTTAGGTATACCAATAAAATATTCATCAGTTAACTCATCTATTGAACGCCATTTTGGATTTAAATCTAAATTAGATATTGACCAAAATCTATGATTATTAGTTACATAAATAGGTTTACTATTATAAACATTTAATAACATTATATGTCTATTATCTAATTTATTTTTATGAAGTTGTAATACTTTTTTTATATTACCAGTATGTGTAACTATTCTATCATTTATTTTTACATCTTGAATATTTTTTATTCCATCCATTGTAATTACTTCTGTATCTTCTACAAAACAACTTGATAATTGCATATGATTTGTTCCTGAATTAAATAATGTGGGACTAGCATGAATATAATTACCTAATGATAATTTATCATAGGTTTCTTTAATTTTAGTTAAATTACCCATTTGTAAAGTTATTGATGTTCTTAAAAACATGTCTTGAGGTCTTTCAATAATATTATTATTATCTTTTAATAAATAAGCTTTTTCTAAAGTTTTATAACCAAAATAATCAAATAAATAATCTCTTTCATAATTAATCATATTATTTAATTCATTTTTATTATCTAATATATACTTTAACCAATCCTTATTAATAGTTGGTAATAATAACATTTTATCTGTAAAATTATTTAATGTTTGTTTATGTAACTTATATATTAAAAATCTACTTCCTAAATAAGAATAAAAAGGATATGTTGTTGATAAATTTATACATATTTCTGCACATTGATTATCTATTTCATCAGAATTTATTCCAGAATAAATATTAGATTCTAATTTATCAATAATTTTATTAACATCTAAATATTTATTTTTAATTTTTAAATCAATATTTATTAATTTATTAATTTTATTTTCTATTTTTAATTTATCAAAAATTTCAATAGAATCATTTTTTGTTATTAAAATAGACATTATAATTATAAATTAAATATATAAAAAATTTTTATATCAATTTTTTTATTATTTTTCTATATATATATATATATATATATATATGAAATTAACTAATGAAGAATATAATATAGTTAATAAAATTATTAATAAAAAATCTTTAACAGAATATGACCAAATAAGTATTTCTATTAATCCATCTTTACAAAATAAAATAAATAAAATAAAAAAAAATATAGATAATGAATCATTTACCATACAATATATGTTACTTTATATTATAGATAAATTAAAAAAATTAAAAAATAATAAACAAATAGTTTTAAATGAGTTATCTATATTATCTAAAAATATAAATAATGAAATACAACAATTAAATAATTATTTTAAAAATATACTACATTTACAATCAGGTGGTACTGTTAAAGGTCTCCAATTTTTTAATAATTATGAAGCAAAATTATTTCCTACTAACCAAATATCTAGTGCACACAATATAGTCCATATAATAAATACGTTATGTAATGCTACCCTATTTAACACAAAATCACCAAACTTACAGATTATTATAAATAATTTTATAATAATTTGTTATATATTAACTAGGTTTAATAATATTAATCATAATAATGATATACTAACATATTTTAGTACCTACATATTTGGTACTAATACAAAATCGTTATTTCATTTATTATATAATAAAAATGACATAACAATTAATATTATAAACATAATTAATGGTTTATTAAATATAGATATAATAAAAAAATTTTATTATAATTATAATACTGAGTTAAATGCAATCTTACCTATCACTTTTACATCAATAGTAAATGGCCAAAGTATGGCCAATATAATACACCAAATTTTACAAATAGGGGTGAACCCTATATGGCAAACCATATATGATACTACTAATAATACCATCGCACCTGTATTTAATTTGTTTATAGATCCCAATAATCTATCAAATTTAACTAGAATAAGTCTTACACCAGTAGAATTAACTCAATTGAACACAACTCTACAAACTTACAAAGCATCTGCATCTGCAGATGCTGCAAGAGCAAGAACAGCAGCAACTGCAGCAAGATTAGAAGCAACTGATGCAACTGCTTCAAGAACAGCAGCATTTCTTGCAGTAACACAAGCAATAACTGATGCAACATTAATATCAACAACAACTACAGATGCAGCAGTAATAGCAAGAGCAACAGCAGCAGTAGCTACAGCAGATGCAGCAGTAACAGAAGCAGAAAGACAAGAAGAATTAGCAGTACCTGCTGCTATTGCTGCAGAAAAAGCAGCAGATACAGCAGATGCAGATACAGCAGAGGCAGCAGCAGCAACAGCAGCAGCAGCAGCAATAGCAGCAAGAGCAGCAGCAGATGCTGCAATAGCAGCAGCAATAGCAGTAAGAGCAGAAAAAGATGTAGTACTACCACCACCACCACCACCACCACCACCACCACCACCACCACCAGTACCAGTAGCAGTAGCACCAGCAGAACTTAATTTAATTAAAGAATTAATTATAAAAAATGATAATATTATATTAAATAATAATGTTGATAATAATGTTAATTTAGATGTTAATCAAATATTAATAGATAGTGAAAATATTATAAATACTTTATATAATCAAAATTTAATTAATGATATTACTGATATAACTACTAATATTAATTTAATTAAAACTAAATTGAATGAATTTAATGTAAAAAAAAATGAATTATTAAAAATTACTAATTCATTAAATAAATTAAAATTAAAATTAAAATCAAATATGTAATATAAAAGTATAGGGTTTTAGTAAAAATATTTTTTATATATAATACAAAAAATAATTTTATAATATTAATATATATTGTAATAATATGCAAAATTATTTAAATCATAAACAAAATATTATTAATATTAATAAATTAAAACATAAAGAATATAAAAATAATAAAGATAATTTTATATCAAAATTTATAAAATTAAAAAATTATATTATTGATATAATAATATGTAAATATAATATTAATTTAAATATAGATCCAATAAATACATCAAATAATATAAATACTAGTTTAGATATACAAAATATTGATTTAAGTATTGAACAAATATTTGATTCTAATAATAAAGAATCTATTATAAATAAATCAAATAATATAGATTTAATTATAAATCCAATACTAAATAATAATGATAATAATTTAGAAACATCAAATAATATAGATCAATTAATTAATTTAAAAATATTAAATAATAAAGATACTAATTTAAATTTAATAATAGAACCTATACTTGATAATAAAGATATTAATTTAGATATATCAAATAATATAGAATTATTAATTGATAATAAAGATACTAATTTAGAAATATCAAATAATATAGAACAATTAACTAATAATAAAGATACTCATTTAAATTTAATAATAGAACCTATACTTGATAATAAAGATATTAATTTAGATATATCAAATAATATAGAATTATTAATTGATAATAAAGAATTAATAATTGATAATAAATATATTAATTTAGAAATATCAAATAATATAGAATTATTAATTGATAATAAAGAATTAATAATTGATAATAAATATATTAATTTAGATATATCAAATAATATAGAATTATTAATTGATAATAAAGATACTAATTTAGAAATATCAAATAATATAGAACAATTAACTAATAATAAAGATACTCATTTAAATTTAATAATAGAACCTATACTTGATAATACAGATATTAATTTAGATATATCAAATAATATAGAATTAATAATTGATAATAAAGATACTAATTTAGAAATATCAAATAATATAGAATTAATAATTGATAATAAAGATACTAATTTAGAAATATCAAATAATATAGAATTATTAATTGATAATAAAGATACTAATTTAGAAATATCAAATAATAAAGAATTAATAATTGATAATAAAGATACTAATTTAGAAATATCAAATAATATAGAATTAATAATTGATAATAAAGATATTAATTTAGAAATATCAAATAATATAGAACAATTAACTAATAATAAAGAATTAATAATTGATAATAAAGATATTAATTTAGAAATATCAAATAATATAGAATTATTAATTGATAATAAAGATACTAATTTAGAAATATCAAATAATATAGAATTATTAATTGATAATAAAGATACTAATTTAGAAATATCAAATAATATAGAACAATTAACTAATAATAAAGAATTAATAATTGATAATAAAGATACTAATTTAGAAATATCAAATAATATAGAATTATTAATTGATAATAAAGATATTAATTTAGAAATATCAAATAATATAGAATTAATAATTGATAATAAAGATATTAATTTAGAAATATCAAATAATATAGAATTAATAATTGATAATAAAGATATTAATTTAGAAATATTAAATAATAAAGATATTAATTTAATAATAGAACCTATACTTGATAATAAAGATATTAATTTAGAAATATCAAATAATAAAGATATTAATTTAAATTTAATAATAGAACCTATACTTGATAATAAAGATATTAATTTAGAAATATCAAAAAAATCTTTTGAAGTAAATAATAATATTTTTGAATCAATATTTGATATAATTGATAATTAAAACAATCATAATAATATTTATTTTTTATAATATATTATAGTTATATATAATTATATTAATTATTATTTTTAAATAAGGTATTATTAGTTGTAATTTTTATATATAAAATTAATATTTATATATAAAAATTTGTTATTAATAATAATATTAATGAATTATCAATATTATTCAACAGATAATCCAAAATTAAATGAATTAGTATTAGTACAATTTATAGAAATAAATGATTCATTTTTTAGTGCAAAATTAATAGAATATTCATATAATGGAATAATGACTTATCAAGATGCAACAAAAAAAAAAAAAGTAATATCATGGAATAAATTTGTTCAACTCAATAAAAATATGGTTGCTAAAATAATTGATATAAATGATAAAGATAAAATAGTTCAATTATCATTAATATATTTAGATGAAGATTATAATAAAAATTTAAATGCGATGCAAATTCAAATAAAATTATTAGAACATTTTAATGAAAATAAATATCTTGAAAAATTTATTAAATCTTTATCAATTTTAAATAATATTGATTATATTTATTTATGGAAAACATTAGCATATGATATAGATATTAATAGACGAATTTATAATGAAATAAATAATAAAAATATATCATTATGGAAATATTTTAATGACAATTTTAAAAATATAAATATAAATAATGATATTAAAGAAGCTGTAATATCATTATATACTAAAAAAAATGATATAATTTTTAATAAAATTACATCAAAAATAGGATTAATTTCAATTAATGGTATAAATATTTTAAAAGAATCATTAAATAATATTTTAAAAAATATTAAATATAATTATGTATTTAAATATGATGCATCACCCTATTATATATTTCAAACATTTTCAGAAGATACTACAATAAATGATCATAAAGAATTTATTGATATTTTAGAAAAATATATAAAACAACATAATTTATTAATATATATAAAAATAGATTATATTGGTAAATAACTATCTTTTCATTTTAATAATACCCATAGAAGATTCTAAATTAATTTGTGATGATTGAACTGGTTTATTTCTTTTAATAACAAAATCTGAATCAATATCTGAATATATTTTATTAACTTTATCAATATTAACTTCTTTAATTTTATATATTTTATAAGATTCTTCTATTTGTAATTGTCTTGATATAATAGGTGGATTTAATAATAAATAATCTTTAGTAAAATTAACAAAATTAGATCTAAATTCATTAATTGATAATATTCCACCAAATTCTTTTAAAGTAATCCAATGCGGGGCTGGTTTAATTATATTATAAGTTTTAAATGTATTATAATATAATAAATTAATAAGTGAGTCTCTTTTAAAAGTTAAAGAATCATTTAAATCTAAATTATAACTTTTAGTACAATTAAAACTACAAAAATGACCAATACAATAAAAATTATTATTAAAATAGTTTTCAGGTAATTGTAATGGAGTTGTATCAAAAAAGTTTTTACACCACCAACATTTAACATTATCAGTTAAATTTATTGTATGTGTTATTATTTTATTAACAGATGATTGATTAATATTACTATCAATATTTTCTATAGTTTCAGTATTTTCAATATTATTTTTAATATCATTATTTGTTATAAAAATATTTTTTGAATAATAATTATTATTATCACTATTATCATCATCATTATTAATATTATTTTTAATATTATTAATATAATTTAATGATAATGGTAAATGATAAATAATATTTTCATCTTCTGAATTCATTATTTCAATAATTTTTGGGGGTGATGTATTAATTAATGAATTATATAATTTAGGTTTTCTACCACGTTTTTTTTTAATTATATTATCATTCATTATAATATATATAAAAGAATCTTTAAATTTTAATAATATTTAAAATATCTGAATAGCTGATTTTTTTATTTTTTTTGGATGTAATATTTTTTTTTGATTATTATCACTAACAGTTATTGTTGTTTCTGACAATAATCTATCATTATTAGATGATAATTCTTCTTGTGTATCTAAATTTTGTTTTATAAAATGTTCATTATTTTGTTGTTTTTGATTATGTATTTTATTTAAAATATTTTTTACATCATCAGGAACAGTAATATTATTAAATTTATCATTAGATGCAATAGGTATATTATTAGATTTAAAATTCATAATATTATTTTGTTGAATTTTTAATTCATTAATATTTTTTTTATGTAGTTGTTCTTTTTTATTTAATTCAGTTTTTTGTTTTTCTATATTAATTTCTTGAGGAGACATAAATTGTGAATTTTGTTTTTTAGGATTTATAATTTTACTTAATAATCCGGGGTTTGATGTTAATAAAGTATCAAGACCTGGTAATTTTGATGCAAACGATTTTGAAAAATGAAATGCAGATGCAGATGCGATTATTAAAAATAATAATTTAATTTCAGGAGCCATTTTTCTTCCAGTACCTTTATATTTTTCATAAATTTCTTCTAAAACATCTTCCCAACTATCAACTTCAACAGACATATGTTCTCCCCATCCAGATAAATGAAAATCAAATGGGTCATATTTATCATTTAAAAATTCTATTACTGATACAGCTTGTAATAAACCATTTTTAAATATTTTAACACCATTTCTTTTATCTACAAAACTTTTTAATAAATCATATTCGTATTGCATTTCTTCTATTGAACTATTAAAATCATATTCTTTTGATAAATTAAATCCTTTAGTTTTAATTTCACATAATTTTCTTAATAATTCTATTTTTTTCATTCTAATATCTTGTGGTGATAAAACGGGTTCTGTATTTAAATTATATTCATTATTTATATTATATTCGCTATGTTGATATTTTATTTTTTCAGAATGTAAATTATTATTATTTTCATTATTATTTTTATTAATATTTGATTTATTATAAGGTTCTTGCTGATTTTTAGATGAATTATGTATATTATTATTCATTGGCGGAATAATAATTTTTTCAAAAATTGGTTTTGATTCAGTTATATTTTTAAAATTTTCAGATTTTATTTTAGAACTATTAGATTTAGAACTAATAGATTTAGAACTATTAGATTTAGAACTAATTGATGATTTATTATTTTCAGTATTAATTATATTATTATAGTTTGAAGATTCAGATGTTACATCTTTTGGAATAATTTTAGTTGGATTTGCAAGCATATTATAATAAAAATCTGTATCAGTAGTTAATTTTTTATTATCTAATATATTTTCACCTTTAGCATTTTGATATAATATATTATTATTTGTAATTGAAGTTTCAGAATCTGACATTATATTTAATAAGAATCTTTTCTTTAATTTTTAACGCACCTATTAAATATATAATATATATATATATATTTAAAAGATATATAATTATATATTATATATAAATGACTAATATTGATTATTTAACTGAAGATAATTTTATACCATTAGATCAAAAATATGTATGTATATCATTTTTAACTGATAAAGATAATAAAACAACATTATCAGGTATTAAAATTAGAGGTGTTTTTTCAACATATGAATTAGCATGCGAACATGCAAAAAAAGTTCAATCAATTGATCCTTATTTTAATGTTTTTGTAGGTGATACTGGTAAATGGTTACCATTTGATCCAAATCCAGATTCAGATGCTGTAAATTCAGAATATGCTAATGAACAGTTAAATAATTTAATGAAAGGATATTTAGAAAATCAAGAAAAAGCTAAAGTTTTTCATGAACAACGGAAAACAGAATTAATGAGAAAAAATATTTTAGAAAATTTAGATTCAAAACAAAATGATATTTTAGAAGTAAAAGAACAAATTAATAATAATAAAGAAAATAATAATGATGATTTAACTAATAAATTAAACGTATTAGAAGAACAACTTGACAAAATGAATTCAAAAAAAAAAGAATTAGATATTGAATTAGAACATTTAAATAAAAATCTAAAAAAGTTTGATAAAGAACCAAGTCCTCCTAAAATAATTACATATGATTAATTTTTAATTTTTTCTACTAAAATTTTAACTGAATTTTTTTTACAATTAAGTGAATTTGAGTTAAATAATTCAATTTTATTATCCCAATTTGAATCATATTTATTATTATGAAATTTATGAAATTTTTTAGAACCTACTTTAAAGGTAGGAGTAATTTTAGCTTTATACCAAAAAACTTTATCAGTAATATTTTTACTATGAACTCTATTATTAATAACCATAATACCATAATTATCAGTAATATCACTAAAAACTTGTCTAAAAATATCAAAAGTAGGAAACATTCCTGCATAATGTTCATATAATCTTTTTTGATTAGAAAAAGTATCTTCAGCTAATAAAAAAACATAATCAAAATTAGATCTCATTTCAGGAGGAATACCAACAGAATATTGCATTGTTAAAATAAATGATATATGATGATGTCTTCCATTAAAAAATAATTCTAATATATTTGGATCTTTTAACCAAGTACCTTTAGAACTCATACAATCATCCATAATTAACATTAATGAATCATCTTTTATAACTTTATTTTGTTCAATTCTTTTTTTATTATCATCATTCATTTTAGATTGTCTCTGATATATTCTAGATAATATATCACTAGAATATTCTGAATATATATATGAATCAGGTATAAATTCAGAATAAAAATTATTAAGTTTTTCAGTTCTACTTATAGCAATAGCTGTAGCAATATTTCTTTTTAAAAACATAATTTCTCTAGTTAAAAAAGATTTACCAGTTGCTCTTTTTGCAATCATAGCTATTGTACAATGATCAGCCATATCATTAATATTAAATTTTTTAATTTGTAGTTTAGTTGCACCATATCCAACTTCTTTAACTGTCATTTATATTAATTTATTATAAATAGATTTTATTTTAATTTATAATAAATTAAAAATTAGGCATTTCTGTATATACTAATTGATTATTAGTATAATTTTTTTTATTAAAAATCATAAATGGATTAAAATAACATTTATCATTATATAAATTATTTTGATTTTGTAAATAATAAATTATTAATCCTATAATTGAACTTATTAAAATAGGTAGTTTATATTTATCATATATGGATGTTCTAATTTTATTATTTTTTTTATCATCTATATGTTGAAACCATAATATGAATATAAAAATAGAACTAATAATTAATAATTGAAATACTATTATATTCATTAAAATAATACAGATTTTTTTTTCTGAATTATTTTATAATAATGACTTTAAAAATTATTAAAATAATAAAATATATTATAATATTTATTATTACAAGTATTTCATGTAAATATATACCATTAAATAGTTTAAATATTAAAGAAATAATGTCTATTAGTTTAATATCATCTTTAACATTTTGTATATTAGATATGTTATCTCCTAGTATTAAAATAATAAAAAAAAATGATTCATTTGAATGTAAAATATAAATTTTTAAAATTTTAAATAATTATTAAATATTTTTTTTGAATTTGAATTATTTGAATTAGAAAATACTTCAATAGTATTATTATTATGTGTATTAATTAAACTAGTATCTGATTCAGAACCTAAATCTTTATTTAAAATTTGTTTTATTTTAGTATCAATATCATTTATTTCAGGATTAATATCACTTATTTTTTTTTTTTTTAATTTTTGAATTGAACTATTAGGTGTATTTGATATATTTTCAGAATTAATTTCTTTTATATCTGTGCCATTTTTCATACTTACTGATTTATTCTGAATAGAATTATCAATTGATGTAGCGGATATATTTTCATTTAAATTAGATTTGTTAATAATTGAAGTATCTGAAATACTATTAGGTATATTTTTTATTGATTTTTTATTTTGATTAGGTTTTGAGCCATTAATAATATCTAAAATTTTAGAACCAATTGTTTTATCAGAATTATTATTACTTTTATTTAATTGATCATTATCATCATCATCATCATTATCATTAATACATAAGAAATTATTTATTTCTAAATCTTTTTTAGCTATTTTAATAATATTTCGTTTATCAATTTCACTAATAGTTTCATTAAAATTATTATTATCAATATTTTCTTCTAAATCTTCACCTAAATATATTTGTAATATATTTTTAAAATATTCTTGTAATATTTTTCTTATTGATTCTTTAATACAATCTTTTATAATAATAATACAATCTCTTTGATTTCGTTTAATTTCTATTGGTGGATATTCATGATATAATAAATATGGATTATTCCATATTTCACGTGCACATTCAATATATACCTTATGTATAAATTTATTAATTTTAATATTTTTATATAGATTAGAATCAATTTTATTTTTTTTTGATGAGTTAGGATTAAATGTTAAAACTACTAAATTAGATTTTAAAGTTGCACTAATTAAGTCAGTTAACCATTCTTTACTTTTTGTAGTCTCTATAATTCTATTTGTTTCAATATTAATTGTATTTTCATTCCATTCTGGAATTTGTTTTAAAAAATCTTGATAAATTTTTAATATATCATTAGATTCAGAAATTGTTAATGCTTTTTTATAAATTGATTGAAAACCATCATAAATTAATGGAGCTAATATATTAGATAAATGAATAGTATATTCATTTTTCGTTTCAATTAATAAATTAATCATTTATTATAATATATAATAGAAAATTATTTTTTTTATATTTAAACTTGATATTTATTTAAAAAATTTTATTTAATAATAAATCTATAATATAAATTAAGGAGATAATAAATTTCCACTTTTAGAAGATAAATTATTTAAATCTTGTTGTGTTAAACATGCACATCCACTACCATTTTGAAAATTACATGAAAAATTATTTGCAACGTAATTATTATTTGGTGTATCTGCACCTAAAAATGTAACTGGCCATTGATTTTGATGACAACAACTTTTTGAACATAATTTAGTATCAACTAAAGTAGGTGTTAATTTTTCAATTTTATTACAAATATCATTCATATTAGTCATATTACAATTATCAATAATAGGCAATATTATAAAAAAAAATATTATTATACATATACATAATATAATAATCATTATTATTATTATTTAGATTTTTATATATAATAATAATAAAAAAATCTAAATATTTTAAAATGATAGAAAAAAATAATATATTTTATAAAATTAAAAAAAATAAAAAAAAAAAATTAAAATTATTTAATATTATATTAAATAATAATAAATTTAATAATTTTAATTTTGTTAATTATAATAATATAGATAATACCTCAAACCCAAATGAAAAAATATCTATTAAATTATTAAATATTATAAATGATGATAAAATATTAGTTAATTGTAAATATAATTTATATGGAATTTATCAAAATAATACAAAATTATGGATATGGGCAACTTCATTACAAAATAGTAATATTGATATTATAAATAATATAAAAAAAATAAAAAGTTATTATTATTTATTTGAATATAATAATTTAAAATATACTAATAAAAATTTATTTTATTATCAATTTTTAACACAAGATGTTATTTTAATTAATGATAAAAAAATGTTAAAATGGATTAATGAATTAATATTATATTTATCAAATGATATTTATTATATTAATTTTTTAGATTCAAAAAATAATTTACAATTTTTAACTGTTAATAAAATTATTGAAAAATTTATTTAAAATTATAACTTATAAAAAATAATATTAATTTAATAATAACAAATATTTTTACGTATTAAGATATTTATTTATTAAATTGTTTTAATTTTGTAATTCTTTTTTTATCTTTAGAACATAAAATATTAAAATTAATAGTTTTATCAATTTTTAAACATAATTCAATATCTTTAATAGTAATTTTCTTATTATAATTATTTAATATATTAAGTAATTTTTCTTCTTTACCGTAATATATTAAATAATTACATATTCTATTTAATAAAAGTATTTCAATAATTGGTTTATTAAATATAATTTTATTTAAATTATTAATATTTTTTCTATTAATATTTTTAAGTGATGTTTTATTAAGATCTGAACTAAATTTAATATTTGATAATGATAATTTAATATCATTACAATTATTAATCCAATATGATGTATTTATACATGTATAAAATCCATGAATGTTTTGTAAATACCAATTTTGATCAGTATAAATACTAGTTTCTATATTATCACCAATAGATATTGAATCAGATACGTTTACAATTGTTTTTATATAATCTATATTTGAAGATTTTGATTTAAAAATCTTATCTAAATAATTTTCATGAATCATTAAAGGTAATAAAACTTTTTCATTTTCATATAATTTAATAATTGTATCATAATCTAAATAATCATTAATAATATTTTTAGTAGATTCAAATAATCCAATAATAGTATTTTTTTTTCTAGAATTTTCAATAAATTTATTAAAAGTATCATTTGTTATTAAATTATTATCAATATGATAATATAATTCTTGAAATAAAATAATTAATCTTCTAATATCATTTTGTGAAAATTCTATTAATTTATCTATAATATTATTAGATTCAAAAGTAATATTTTCACTAATTGCTATTTTATTAATTAATTTTTTAATATCATTAACATCAGGAATATTAAAAACAATTTCTGAACATCCTTTTTTTAAATCATATAATAATTTAGTATGTTGATTATTTGAAATAAATATTAATGGAAAACATTTATATTTATTATTATCTTTATAAATATTAATAATATATTTTTTTTCACTAGTTAATGTAATATTTTCTGTTTCATCAAATACTAATGCTATTTTTTTATTTGAATTATTATTTAAATTTAATTTAGAATATATAGAATTATTAAAATTATAATAATTATTTAAATCATCATATATTTTTAAATCTTTAATATCATTAGAGTTAATGATTCTAACTAAATAATCCATTTCTTCTAATAATAATTTAATTGTTAATGTTTTACCAATTCCTTGATAACCAGAAATAATAATACTTTGATTTTTACTATTTTTTAAATTATTCAACCAATCTTTTATTTTATTAATTTCATTTATATTTCCTATTATATCTGATAATATTTTTGGTTTATATTTTATTATCCATGAATTAATATTCATGTTATTTAATTAGATTAAATTTAAACCTTTATATAAATAATAATATAATATATAAAAATATTATAATAATATTTTTATATAACTAAAATCTAAAATACTTCTTTTTTATATTATTGAGAAAAAAAAATGTTTAAAAAATATAAAAAAAAATTTCTAATTCATTATATATAACTAATGGTAACTGAACATTCAAAATCAAATACTATTGAAATTGAAGTTAATAAATTATTTGGAAACAAAAATAAAATTTTACCAGAGATTTTAAATTATTTAAAATCAAAATATAATAATAATGACTTAATAGAAGAAATTCAAAAGATTTTTTTAGAAAGATATAAAATAGTTATGAAAAGAGCAAAAAAATTTGCACAATTAATAAGAGATAAATATGGTAATAATAAATATCCTTTCCATCTAATTTTAGAAAAAGCAAAACTTATTAAACATAAATATAAATTAACTGATAATGAATTTAATGAATTTCAAAAATTATATGAATCAGAATTAGTAGGGATTCAAAGTCAAGATGTATTAATACCTGCTAATAATATGACTAAAATATTTGGTACTTATACAATTACAAGTACAGGATTTATGAATAATATAAGTGATACTGATAATAAATATTTACAAGAAATCTTAAAATTATATACACTTCATAAAGGATTACATTCAAATATATTTTTACAATCATTACAATATACTAGTTGTAATTTATTAGGATTAGCTGGTTCTTATAATATATCTAAAGATATTGTATATAATAGTATTCATCCTGTAATAGCTGCATTATTTATACCAAAAATTAATATTTTAGAATCAGTTTTTATTAGATCAAATATAAGTAGAATGGTAAAACATAGACATAATAATGAACCATTATTTAAAACGGATCAATCATTATATTATTATTTATTAAATGATAATAATGATATAGTATGTGATGGTAGATCTCCTATGTTAGATTTATTAAATAGATGTCATATTCAATATAATTTATGGAATAATATATTACACCTAAGAAGTGGTAAATATTATAATAATACTATGCAAAATTTACTAATGTCAATTGATAATTGTAAACAAAATAAATATGATAATCCTGATATTATATATGGTAAACATGAAGGAGCAATACTTAAAAGATTATTTAATGCTTTTTCTTTTAGACCTGTTATTGTTACTAAAATTATGGATATTAATAAAAATCCTTATCAACAAACAAATATTCCATTACTAGATAGAATACATCTAGTTAATTTATTTGATAGAAAAGATGGCAATCCAATAGATCTTCAATCTTATTTAGATTCAAAAGATATGGTTATTTCAAATAATAAATTAGGATTTAGATATATATCAATTACACATACTGATGGAATTTTAGTATTTTATTTAGATAGACGGAGTTCATTTTTAAATTTAATGAAATATAAACAAAACTTTGATATTATTAAAGGTCCTATAGCTATTAGTGGATTACCTCAAATAGATACAAATATAATTATGAATAATATTGAGGATGAGATTCAAATACAAGGAGATAAATATTCTTTGCAATCAGTTGTTGTTGTAGAAACAACTGATAATGATAATTTAGAAGATTCTAGAATAATTGGAAATTCTACATATATTAGAATGTATGATTCTAATTTTAATGGTGATTTTGTTAAATATGATCCTTATGGTGTAACAAAAATTGATTTTTCTAATCCATATGATGATATAAATCCTATTGTTACTGATTTAGATAATGCTGATGTTTATGAAGCTTTTCTAAATAGAGGATCTATATTTGTTTATAAATTAGATAATCCAAATGATGATTCTAGTAACTTTTTATAAAAAAAATTATTTAATATTCTAAATTTAAATAATATTTTTATTTAATATACCAATTATTAAACTATAATAATATTTAATATCATATAACATTTCTAATAATTTATTATTATTAGTATATTTTAATAATAAATTATTAATACCAGTCATAGATTTATATAAAAGTTTATTTATATAAAATAAAATATTATCTCTTATATAAATTAACTCATATATTGTATCTTCTATAATATCTTCTATAATATTAAATATAGTATTATATATATTTTCAATAAAAGATAATATTTTTGATATATTATATTCAATAATATTAAATAAACTATAAAATATTATTGTATAATTATCAATATATAATATATTATTACTATATAATAATAATAAAGAGGTTTCTTTTATATTTTCAATTAATTTTAAGTTATTTAATAAATTATAATTTGTATTATAAAATGATTTACATTCTTTTATTGATAATAAGATAATATCGTCATTATTATATTCAATAATATTATTGTCTTTAAAAACACAAAATAATAAATTCATTATTTTTTATAAAATATAATAATCTTTATATAATTTATTATAATGATAAATAATAAATATTTAGTATTAATAGATACATCATATTTAGCTTTTTATAGATTTTTTGCAACTATTAAATGGTATTCATTAAGTAATCCTGAATCATATAAAGATATATCTAATATAGATAATTATAATTGGATTGATAATACTATTTTTATTGATAAATATAAAAAAATGTTTATTGAATCAATTATAAAAATTATAAAAAAAAATTTTAATGAATCAAATATTATTTTTTGTATGGATTCATTAAAAAATAATTTATGGAGAAATAAAATTTTTAATAATTATAAACGTAACAGACCTGACTTATCAAAAAAATATAATTTTAAACCAATTTTTGATTATACTTTTAAATATTTAATTTCAGATATTATTAAATTATATAATAATATTTATACTTTATATTATGATAAATTAGAAGCAGATGATATTATTGCAATTATTACAAATTATTATAAAAATTCAAATCAAATCATTTATATTATTTCAGGTGATTCTGATTTTTTACAATTAGGTAGAGAAAATATATTTTTTTATAATTTTAAATTAAAAAATATTATTAATATTACAAAAGAAGAAGCAAAAAAGAATTTATTAAGTAAAATTTTATTTGGAGATAAATCAGATTGTATAAAAGGTATTATTCCAAAAAATATTAAAATTAATAAATATGATTTATTAAATAATCATATTAAATTAAATGATTTTCTTAATACATATCCTGATATTAAAAAAAAATTTATATTTAATTCTAAAATAATTGATTTTAATTATATTCCATCAAAATATAATAAAATTATAATTAATTTATATAATGAATTATAAGATATAACATATATATTATAAATTTAAAGAATTATATAATTTATAATATATATAATGAATAAAGATTATTATCAAATTTTAGAAATTAGTAATGATGCATCAAAAGAAGAAATAAAAAAAGCATATCGTAAATTAGCATTAAAATATCATCCTGATAAAAATAGTGATCCTAATTCAGAAGAAAAATTTAAAGAAATTAGTGATGCTTATGATAAATTATATAATAATAATGAAAATATTAATAACTCCCATTTTGATATATTTCAAAATGCATTTAATACTAATGATATTTTTAGTAACATATTTAATAATAGTCATATTAATATATCAAATCAATTTAGTTTTTCTAGTGGAAATATGAATACATCATCTGTTTCAAAATCAATTATAACAACTATAAAAGATGGTAAACAAGTTATTATTGAAACTACAACAATATTAAATTCAGATGGTTCAACACAAAAAACAGTAATTGAAAAAATATTATAATTAAATTAATGCATATTTAATAACATCCTCAAATTTTTCAACAGGTATTACTTTAAAATTACTATTAATTAATGATATATTTCTTTCTTTAATAATATCTAAATTTTTTTTATTTTCTTTAGGTATTAAAACAACTTTAATACCTGCTTTTTTTGCACCTTCTAATTTTTCTTCTAAACCTCCAATTTTAGTAATATTTCCTTCAAAATCAATTTCACCAGTCATAGCAATATCATTTTTTATTTTTCTATTTGTTAATAATGAATAAATAGATAATGTTAAAGCTGCTCCCGCACTAGGTCCATCTTTTGGAACTGATCCATCAGTGCAATGAATATGAATACCCATTGGTTTATTTTTCCAATTATATAAATATCTATTTTTTAAATATTTATCTAAATAATTCCAAGCTAATGATAATGCAACATCAGTACTTTCTTTAATAACTTTTTGTAAATTTCCAGTTGTTTTTAATGATAAGGCAGTATTACTTGGTATCCATAAAGTTTGAATAGGCAAAATACCACCTAAACCTAATGAATTTGCATATAATCCATTAACAATACCTACCTTATCATTAATATGAGTTTTATCTGGCTCTATTTGATTTTTATTTTTTAAAAATAATTTTATATGTTTTAATTCTATTTTAAAAGGAAATGATATTTCTTCATTATCTAATTTATTATCAATTAAATATAATAAGTTTAATTCTCTAATAATAGTGTATAATAATGATTTTAACTTTCTTACACCTCCTTCATATGTAAATGTATTAATAATATATTTAATTATATCATCTGAAAAAATTAATTCTGATGTATTAAATCCAACATCCTTACATATACTAGATAATAAATAATTATTAGTAATATGAATTTTTTGATTTAATAATAAATATTTTGTTTCAATTGTAGTTATTCTATCTAATAATATAGGATTAACATTACAAGGATTATTAAAACTAAATATAATTGTTGCTTGAGATAAATCTATATCAATACCATGAAAATATTTATCCCTAAAATGAGAATTTTGTACTGGATCAGTTAAATGTATTAAAATATTAGTAATTTCTTCTCCTCTGTAAGTTTTAGATATTTTATCTAATTCATCAAAATAAATAATTGGATTCATACATTTACTTGTTATTAATCCATTAACTATTCTACCATAGGTTGATCCCTCATATGTATAAGAATGACCTTCTAAAAAAGATGAATCTGTTGCACCACCTAATGAAATAAATATAAAAGGTCTACCCATTGCTTTTGCAATACCTTCTTTAATTAATGTAGTTTTTCCATTTCCTGGCACACCATATATACCTATTACATTTCCTTTAGCCTTAGGATTTTTTATTTGTTGTCCCATTATTTGTATAATTTGTCTTTTTGCTTCATCGTGTCCATAAACTACATTATCCATAATATTTTCTAAATTTTGTAAAAATGATTTAATTTCTGTTTTATTTATTGATGATAAGGTTGTTCCTAAATATTTACCAAATGGTATTGTCATTAATGAATCAAACCACGTATTTAATTTATTATCCATATTAGTATTTAATAATAGAGTATTATAAGCTTTTAATATATTATGTTTTTGACTAATTTCTAATGGAAAATCCATAATTTGAAAAGGAATTGGTTTTTCTTTAGATTGAAAATCACTTATTTCTTTTAATTTATTTAAACTATCATTCTTTTTATTAATAGGTAAACTCATATAATAATTAATAATTTCATTAGTTGGATCATAATAATTATTTTTAAAAATATAATTAATTAAATTATTTGTATCATTATCAATTAATTTATTAGGTTCAAATAAAGTTTCTTCACTAGTACTATCATCACTATCATCACTATCATCACTATCATCATTATCATTATTATTATTATTATCATTATTATCATTATTATCATTATTAATATCACTAGATGTATTAGATAAAATATTATTATCAGTAGTTATTTTAATTTTTTTATTACTTTTATTTAAATTATTTTTTATAAAATTAATACATTCAATAAAAGTTTTATTTTTATTTTTTTTATTATATTTTAATATAAAATTTAAATTATTATTTAATATAGATAATTCAGCAAGTGTTTTTAAATATGCTTCTTTTGATAAAATATTTAATGATGATTTATTATAAAAATTAATTAATTTATTTAATCCTAATTTTAAACTTGTAATAAATTCATATAATTCATTATTTTTTAATTCTAAAATATTATTATTTAAATTTAATAATGCTTTAAAAGATGAATTATTTAATTCATTCATAATATCATCACTTAAATTTGAATCTAATTTTCTTTTAGTATTTTGTTTTTCAATAAATTTAATATATAAATCAACATTATTTGTCATTATTAAATTTAAATAATAATATTTTTTTAAAACCTTTTATCATTTAGAGATATTTATAATAAAATTATTATTATAAATATCTATTATAACACAAAATTTATATAAATAAAATTATAATTTTACTAAAACAGTACTAATAATAATAATATTAATTATACCAATTACATTTGAAGATATACAACATATAAATATGGTTTTATTCCAGAAAATTATAAAAAAATAATAATATATAAATTTAAATTAACATATATTTTTATATTTATTATGTAATAAATATAAATTATTTAATTTATTAATAATTTTAAATTTATTTAAATTATTTTTTATAACTAATATATCTAATAATTTTTCATAATTAGGTATATTTAATTTTAATGTATTATTATTAATATCAGTATGTATTGCTTCTAAAAAATATTGTTTTGCAATATTAAAATTATTATAAAATTTTTTAGGAATTTTATAACCTAATAATTGTAATTCACTTAATGTTTTATTAATTGATTTATATTTTATATAAATATTATAAATTATATTATTATTAATATCTAATATAGGACAATAATCACATCCAAATAATATACATAAATCTATAAATTCATCTTGATTTAATTTAAGATTATCTAATATAGAATTTAAATTTATTTCAAATGGATTTTTTGTAGATGATAATAAATTTTTAATTATTTTTGGTGATCCAAATGTTAATATATCCATATCATCTGTTAATACAGCATCAACTAAATTATTTTTACATAAATAAGATAATTCTGAATCAGCTTCTTCTCTTGCATTTATATAAGGTATACCCATATATTCTAACAATTCTTTACATTCCATAATTTGATCTTTAGTAATAATAACGGATCTTTTAAAATATTTAATTTTATCATCCTCAGTTATTACATTTGATAATTTATTTAATGCATTTTCTTTACTTTTTTTTCTAATATATAATAAATTATTTTTTATTTTAGGAGGAGGTCCATCAAATACATAAACAGGTATTATACCTTTATTTAATAATAATAATGTTTTATTAAATAAACCTATTATATGAGAAATAGGTTTTCCATCTAAATTATATATATCAGAACCCGAATTTCTTATAGAAATTACAACTTGATATAATAATATTGATATATCAATTGCTATTTTTTTACCATAATAATTATCAATATTAGTCTCTTTTATAATATCTTTATAATTTAATAAAAATTTTAATAAATTTTTAATTCCCATAGACTTATAATATAATTAATATTATTTCTTTAATTAAAATAAAAATATTATAATATATTATAATATAATATAATATAATATAATGATTTATACAGTATTACATCCCATACAAACAACATTTAGTGCACCTGATATAAATGTAGGTTTAAAAAATTTAGTTAAATTACATTATAAACAATTTCAAATGAATAATATATTAGTAACTAAAGATGAATTAAACTATCTATCAAAAGTTAAATATTATACAGATAAAGGTTTAAATAAAATAGGCTTAAATACATATAATATTTCTAAAAATGAATTATTTAATTTATTATCAAATAGTTCTGATAAAATAGTAATAGGTAATGTTCCTCCCCATTTACGAACATCTTTTCCTATTATTAATACTAAAAGATTACAATCACCAATAGGACTATTTCCCTATCAAATACCTGTAATTAATGCTAATTAATTTATTAATTTAAATTACCTGTAATTAATGCTAATTAATTTATTAATTTAAATTACCTGTAATTAATTTATAGTAGCTGGTTTTAATTTTTTTATTGCTAAATTTAAATCTGCAATAGATGGTATTAACGATGGTCTAATTGGGGGTGGAATTATTTCATTTTTAGATTCATTATTATCATTACTTGATTTATTTATAATTTTAGGAGAAATAATATTAATATTATGAGGTATATTACAATTAATTTGTAGAAATGAAATATTTAATCCAATATTATTATTATTTTCATTATACCAAATATAATTAATTTTTATAATAATATCTAATTCTTTATTAATTTTTATTTCATTAATATTAATATTTGTTACTATATTTTCATCAATATAAATTTTAATATAACTAATATTATTTTTTTTATTAATAATACTATTAAATTCAATATTTGGAAATCTATTAACAAAACAATTATATAAATTTTTTTCAAAATCTTTTATAAAATTAATAAAATTATTTGTTAAATCATAATTTGGATAAATTGGTATATTTTCTAAATTATATTTACTATTTCCTAATTTAAATAGATTTCTTATTTTTGGCATTTTAATACAAATATCTTCAACATTTTTATATTCTTCTTTTTGATAATAAATATAAAATTTAGAATTTATTTTTTTACCAATTATAATATTTTCAAAATCAAAATTAATATTTTTTTGACTACAATCTATTAAATAATAATTCATTATTATAATAATATAATGAATTATAATTATATTATATCAATTTTTATATTAATATAAAAAAATATATATATTTTTATATTAATATGTTATCATTTCCAATACAAGAACAACAAACAGTTAAATCTAATAAAATCTATAAAACTTCATTATTAAATATAGATAGTTCCCTACGAAATATTAATCCAAAAAATATTTGTAATATTACTAATATTAATAAATTACCAAATAATTGTTTACAATTTAATAAAGATTCAAATATCATTAATATTAATTATCCTAATCATAATTTAAATATTAATGATAATATTGTAATACAAAATGTTGAAGGATTTACTAAAATATTAATGAATACTTTTTATTTAATTAATAATTTTAATTATTTAATAATTGATTTAGATAATAATTATATTGATCAAAATTATATGAATTATACAGATAATTTATATATTAATATAGAATTAATTAATAATAATATAATTAATTATTATATTGATAATTGTATACCTTTTAATTATATTATTGGTATCAAAAATATTAATTTATTAACAGATATTAATAAAATTATAATTAATTCCATAGAAAATACTTTATTTAAAATATTTTCTATAAATGATATAACATTATTATATAATAGAGTTATATTAATTAGTTTACCATATCCATATTATAGTATTAATAATGATTATTATATTATTAATACTACTCTTAAAATATCATATTTACATATTGGAGGTATTGATATTGGTTATATTAATTCTGATTATCCCATTAATAATATTAATTTTCAATCTCAACAAACTATTTATAATATAGTTGATAAAAATAATATTCAAATAAAAAATAATAATTTATCATTTATAACTATAAATGCAGGTGGTAATAATATTAAAATATTTAAAATAATTAATACTATTGATGGATATCCTGATGCTGATAACTATATTATTAATTTAAAAAAATCTTTTACTAATATTATAAATATTGAATTAGTTAGTACTGAATTTCCATATATAGATAATGTTATTAAAAAAAATATAAATGATAAACTATATTGGAAAAATATTGAAGATTTTAATAATATTTATTCAATTCAATTAGATGAAGGATTTTATAACATAACTACATTATTAAATAATTTAAAAACAAAAATGAATAGTGTACCCAGAATAAATAGTAATAATAAATTAATACAAAATTCTATATCACCTATTACAAATTATTTTGATATAACATTAGATCAATATGTACATACTATTACTTTTTCAGCATATAATTTAATTACATTGCCAAGTTGTTTATCAATTAGAAATGAAATTATTAATTTAAATAATTACTATATTTTAGATATTATTTATCCATATAATATGGTTGATGTTGGTGATAATATTACTATATTAAATTCAAATGAAGTTACTATTAAAAATAATATTAATGATAATAGTTATCAAATATTATCTATTAGTAATAATTATATTAATAAAACACATTTAGTTTATTCTATTAATAAAAATACTAATACATTTAGTATTATAATTGGAGATACTGATAATATTATTACTACTATTGTTGCATATTTATCTAACGGTGGTGAAAATATTCAAATTAAAAGTAAAACAAAAGTTAGTTTATTATTTGATAAACCAGATACTATAGGTAATATTTTAGGATTTAAAAATGTTGGTAATTTATATTCAGTTACTAATTATAAATCAATAATAACTAATCAAGATTCTTATATATATAATAATAATTTAAATAGTGTTGGTAATACAATTAATTATAATAATGGATTTATTAATTTATCAGGAAGTAATAATTATATTTTAATGTATTTAAATGAAATTGAATATATATATAATAATAATTTACAATCTGCATTTGCTAAAATATTATTATCAGGAAATCCAGGAGATTTATTATTTAATACATTTGTACAATATCCAAATAATATTTATTCTAAAATCTTTCCAATTTCAATATTAACTGATATAAATGTTAAATTTTTATATTCAAATGGATCCCGTGTTAATTTTAGAAATTTAAATCATAGTTTTACTTTAAAAATTGTTGAAGAAATTATACAAAATAATGATACCTATCTTAATTCTAATTCAATATCTATTTATAATGAATTTAATAAAAAATTTTCAACAGATGATAATAATTCTAAATAATTTATAATTTAGTTACATTTTATAAATACTTTATAATAATAGTTGTTCTATATTTTATTTAAATTATAAAACAATTATTCAGAATCACTTAATATTGGTTTATTAAGTAAAATTAAATCTGAATAGTTATTATAAAGTCTTCCTTTTATATTTAATATAATAATTATTATCGATATGAATAAAAATTATTATGTTTGGAATCATCCTGATGTATTAATATTACTAGTAATGACAAATAATTGTTTTATAAAAATTATAAAACAATTTAATATATTTATTATTATAAAAAATTGATAATTAATTATAATAAATTATAAGTTATAATTTAGTTAATGTCTTATACAACAATTAATGAATATAATAATTATTTAGTAGAAAATCAAGTTAATATTAATATTATTGAGTATGTTAAAGAAGTTAATAAATTGGAATTTAATATTGATATATCTTTTATTGATGAATTTATTGAATTGGTTAGTAAAAACGAATGCTGTATTCATCATAATATGTTACAAAAATATGGTATTAGTTCATTAAATAGTACTACTAATGATATTAAAAAAATGTTAATTCAAAATGAATTTATAGAAAATAAAGATTTTAAACTGGGAAACGTTTCCCAGTTTAATAATTCTAATGGTGGACGTGGAAATAAAAATGAATATTATTTGCATCCAAGAGCATTTAAAATATGTTTAATGAGATCATTAAAAACTAAAATTTATGCTAAATATTATTTACTTTTAGAAGAGTGTATAAAATATTATAATGATTTTCAAGATAAATTAAAAGAAAAATATATTATTAAATTAAAAGATAAACATAAAGAAAATAAAATATTAATTAAAGAAAAAGATCATAAAATTGATTCACTGGAAGAAAAATGCTTAAAAAAATTAAAATTTTTTTAAGCATTTTATAATTTATATAAAAACCAAAGTTTTTTATATAAATTGACAAACTTAATATAATTATTGAAAATAATAAAGAAACTAATAATAAATATGATGAACTGTTGAAATATAGTAAAAAATCTGAAAAACAAAATCGTAAATTAGAACAAAAATTAGATGATGCTAATGATAACTTAACTGATATTAAAGATGAATTATCTGAAAGTAATAAAAAATTAGGTTATGCTTGTAAAAAATTAGATGTTGCTGTTGAAGATAGGGTATCTATTTTTATATTTTTTTTTTAAAAAATATAAAAATAATTAGAATTAATAATAAAAAATTTTAATTTTTTATTATTAATTGTTCCCAAAACTGAAGAATATGATAAACTTGAAAGTATTGCTATTCTAAAATGCATAAAAAAGAAAGCATTATTTAGATATTATTGTATTAGAGGCCAATTATATCATGTTAATAAAAGAATTAAAAAGAAAACTACAGAAGAAAAATATGAAGAAATAATAAGAATTGATGATGTAACACATTCAGTTAATCTATGGAATAGATTAAAAGAAACATTAAAAAAGAAAGTAGAATATTGTGGTAATGAAATGAATTTAATTGATATAAATGAAATTAAATTTATTGATATAATTAAAAATGTATATGATAAAAGAAAAGAAATTATAATTGAAAACAATAATAATGATGATAGCGATTCTGAATAAATTATATTATAATATATTTAAATGGATAATGTGTTAATTTTATAAATTTAAATCATAGTTTTACTTTAAAAATAATGATACCTATCTTAATTCTAATTCAATATCTATTTATAATGAATTTAATAAAAAAATTTCAACAGATAATAATAATTCTAAATAATTTATAATCTAGTTACATTTTATAAATACTTTATAATTATATTATTTCTAAAAAAAAATTAAAATAAAATTATAGTTTTTTATATTTTATTTTAATTTTTTTATTTGCCAATAATAGTTTTAATAATTTTGTTAATATTAACTTTATAAAAAAAATGAATTTAATATATATTATAATTATAATATATTATTATTGATGACACTTAATCAAATTATATTTGAACATATTGATGATAAATATGCTTATGGTAAATATGGAGATTTTAAAGTTATAATGATGACAAAAAATAGATATATTAATGCTACAAAATTATGTAAAGAATATAGTAAAGAATTTAAACATTGGAAAGAAAATAAAAGTAATCAAGAATTAATTATTGAAGTAGAAAACGAAATTTCTTCTGCAGACGGAATTCCGACTGTAGAAAATAAATCTTTTATAATAATAAATGGTGGTAAAAATCAACTTATTAAAGGCACATATGTTCATGAATTATTAATACCTCATATTGCAAGTTGGATTTCTTCAAAATTTGCAGTAAAAGTCAGTAAAATTATAAATAGTTATATTGCTAATGAATATATTAATGAAATTAGAGATAAAAATAATAAAATTTGTAATTTAGAAGAAAAACTTAATATAATTATAGAAGATAATAAAGAGACTAAACTTATAAATGAAAAATTATTAAAATCTAATGAAGAATTATTAAAATATAGTAAAAAATCTGAAAAACAAAATCGTAAATTAGAACAAAAATTAGATGATGCTAATGATAACTTAACTGATATTAAAGAAGAATTAACTGAAAGTAATAAAAAATTAGGTTATGCTTGTAAAAAATTAGATGTTGCTGTTGAAGATAGGGTATCTATTTTTATATTTTTTTTTTAAAAAATATAAAAATAATTAGAATTAATAATAAAAAATTTTAATTTTTTATTATTAATTGTTCCCAAAACTGAAGAATATGATAAACTTGAAAGTATTGCTATTCTAAAATGCATAAAAAAGAAAGCATTATTTAGATATTATTGTATTAGAGGCCAATTATATCATGTTAATAAAAGAATTAAAAAGAAAACTACAGAAGAAAAATATGAAGAAATAATAAGAATTGATGATGTAACACATTCAGTTAATCTATGGAATAGATTAAAAGAAACATTAAAAAAGAAAGTAGAATATTGTGGTAATGAAATGAATTTAATTGATATAAATGAAATTAAATTTATTGATATAATTAAAAATGTATATGATAAAAGAAAAGAAATTATAATTGAAGAAAATAATAGTGATGATAGTGACTCTGAATAATTATATTATAATATATTTAAATGGATAATGTCTACTGAATTTGAATATACATTTTTATTTGATGATATATTTACTGAAAAAAATTTTTAAAAAAAATTAAAAAATTTAAATGCAAAAAAATATAAACCTATTTTATTTAAAGTTACTAATAAAAATAATGATAATGAAGATTTGTATATTAGATTAAGAAATGAAGGAAAGAAAAATACTTTTACTATCAAAACACAATTAAACTTATTATTTGTTAAAGAACACGAAATTGAAATAAGTGATATAAATAAAATGAATTTATGAAAAAGTTAGAGAAATATATAAAGTTGGTAAAATAGAAATTGTTTTTGATACTTTTCCTGGATTACTAACTTATATTGAAATAGAAGCTCCTAGTAAAAAAGAATTAGATAATTTCTGTAATAAAGTAAATATTGATATTGAAAAACATTATACAGGAAAATTATATACAGAATTATATGGATTAAAATCACTAAATAATATGATATTTAAAAGTTTTTATAAAGATTATATAAATGATATTCAAAAAAATAAAGATATGTTTAAAAATATTTTAATTAATCAAATAGATAAATTTAAAAAAATTATCTAAATATACTGGCAAAAACAATTCAATAAACTGAATTCAGTTTTTATATTAATCTAATTTATTATTTAATGTAAAAATATACGCAATATTTGCAATTTTATTTTTTATTCCTTCTCGTAATGTTGATTTAATTTTTGCAGAAAAAATATTAAAATGATTTTCTATATTGTTATCTAATAATTCTTTTTTTTCTTCAAAATATTTTTTAAATATTTTATAACTATAATCACATAAATCATTTAATAATTGATTTTTATTTATAGCAATCCATTTATCTTTATCATAAAAAAATCCTATATTAGATCTAATATTTGTTATTTTAACATTATTATTTTCTTTATGATTTTTATTAAATTTTATATTTTCAATTAAATTTGATAAAGGTTCAGAATAATTATTTAATAATAATTGATTAAATAAATTATTTTTAAATTTTTCACTTATATATTCTAAATTATCATTATTATAATTATTTACAACAATATTAATAGTTTGATTATTATTATTATTATTATTATTATTATTTGATATATTAGTATTTGATATATTAGTTACTATATTTTGTTTATTAGTTACTATATTTTGTTTATTAGTATCATTTATTTTTATATTACAATTCTTTTGATGATAATATTTATTATGTCTTTTATCAAATTCTTTATTACAATATTTACATTTATATATACCTATGGTAATTATTTCAGATTTATGATATTTATTTTTATGATTCCATAAACTTTGATATGATTTGTAATTTTTATTACATATAATACAAAATAAATTATTCATAATATTATGTATATATGCTTCTTTATATTAATTTATTTTATAAAGTTTAATTTGTAATATTAATTAATGAATAAGATACTTAAAATATAAATTGTGATAATATATTTCATTAAAGATTCATCGGTTTAATTTGTGATAAGTGCACACATAAGAAAATAATTAATTTTTGAAAAATAATATTAATTAATGTTGTCATAAATAATTACTCTAGATTAATTAATTTTTTATTTATTATTTTACATAGTTTAATATATATATGGAATTTAATAATTTGTATATTTATTTTTAATATCATTTATTTTTCATAGATTATATTTTAAAAATCGAATGAGAGTATTTTCTCTAAAAATATTTGGATATTTTATTTTTAGAAAGTTTAATTTGTAATATTAATTAATGAATAAGATACTTAAAATATAATTTGTGATAATAGATTTCATTAAAGATGCACCAGTTTAATATGTGATAAGTGCACACATAAGAAAATAATTAATTTTTAAAAAATAATATTAATTAATTTTTGGAAAGATATAATTAATAAATATTATTAACATTAATGTTTTTATGAATAATTACTCTAGATTAATTAATTTTTTATTTATTATTCTACATACTCTAATATATATATATATGGAATTTAATAATTTGTATGTTTATTTTTAATATCATTTATTTTTCATAGATTATCGGCAGAAGGTAAAACTAATTTCTTCGATGTAAGACCAACACAATACCTGAAAGCTAATGTTATGAATAAATCTAGAGATAATATTTTTGAATTTACTGAAAATTTTTAAGAATTTTAAACAATTTTTAATTAATTATTTATGTTAATTAATTAAAAATAACTAATCTATGGAAAATATTTAATATATTTATAGATTTATTAAAAATATAAATGGATCTATATATTAATTGAAAATACAAACTGATCTATAAAATAATTAAAAATTGAATATTATGCTTATTTCATAGACTATTAGATCGTACTGTAGCCATTATGGCTCAAGTCTGATTCTATAGAGATCGTTTCAGACATCTTTATGATAAAGGTTCAGAATAATTATTTAATAATAATTGATTAAATAAATTATTTTTAAATTTGTCACTTATATATTCTAAATTATCATTATTATAATTATTATAATTATTTACAACAATATTAATTGTTTGATTTCTATTATCATTATTATTATTTATTATATTATTTATTATATTTTATTTATTTACATTATTTAATGTTATATTACAATTCTTTTGATGATAGTATTTATTATGTCTTTTATCAAATTCTTTATTACAATATTTACATTTATATATAGGTTGACTTTTTTCTTCTGGTATATGAAATTTTTTTTTATGAATCCATAAACTTTGATATGATTTATAATTTTTATTACATATTACACAACTCCATAATAAATTATTCATATTATCATCTATATTATCTATATCATCTATATTATTTATATTATTATTATCTATATTATCTATATTATTTATATTATTATTATCTATATTATCTATATTATCTATATTATCTATATTATTAATTTGTTTATTATATTTATTACTATTATATTTTTGAATATTAATTTTGTCATCTATTGATAATATTTTATTATTATAAGTAATAAATTTAATTTTTGTTAAAATATCAGAATCAATTTCTTTTACAACACTAATAATTGGACTTATAGTATTAATATTTTCGCACCATATTAATATTTTAGCAATTTTATTACTTTGTTTTCTCAAGGCTCTACTTATTCTTTGAATTATTCTTATTTTTGATACGCAATTATAAGTTATATACACACTATTACAACTAGGTATATCTATACATTCATCTAAAATTCCTACTGAACATAATACGCTTATTTCATCACAATTATTAAAATAATTTAATTTTTTAATTCTACTATTTTTAGTATCTGAACATATTATACTATCTAAATTATATTTATAATTATAATAATTATTAACATCATTAAAACATTTTATAAAAATATTTATATCATCATGAGAATTAAAATAAATAATAGTTTTTAATTTTCCTAATATTTTAATACATTCAAAATAATATAATACTTTTTTAATTAATAAACTTTCATAATTAATATTTATTTTTTCTAATAATTTATTATAATTATCTTCTTCGTGAATTGGTAAATATAATTCATAATCTGAAATGTAATTATTTATAATTGCATAATTAAAAGTCATTTTATAAATAATTTTTCCTAAAATATCTTCAATATTATATTTTTCATCTCCATCATAAATTTTAGGTGTTGCTGACATATATAATTTTTTATTTTTTGATTTAATAATTTTATTTATATTATCATCTTCGTTAAAAATATTTTTATTACTAAGATTATGAAATTCATCAATTATTATAAATGAATTCTTATATTTATTTATAATATCTACTATTATATCTGCACTTTTATAAGTAGAACCAATAACTATATTTTTAAATTTTTTTATATTTTCTAAAATATAATTTAAATTTCGGGTTCCTTCGCTATCTACTATAATATATTTAATATCGTCTTTTTCTTGCGGGTGCATGCACGTACTATATTTTTAAAATTTAATATATTTTGTTCTGTATGTTGTTTTAATGGAGATAGTATTATAATGATATTATAGACTTCAGATATTAAAAAACTAGTATATGTCTTACCACATCCACAAGGCATTTGTAGAATACCATTATTATTATCTTTATAAAAATTATTAAATTTTTCAACACATTCTAATTGATAAGTATAAGGAACAAATATATTTTTAGGAATTAAAATATTATTTTCTATGGGTAAATGAATAAATGTATGTGTTCTACCTTTACAAACTTTCATTAGATTATAAGAATATTTATTATTACTAGTATAAATAATTCCTTCTTTATCATAATGTTCTGATTGAGCCATGATTGCAAAATATCCAGATAGATCTTTAATACACAATGTTCCTTCATAATTTTTACATTGAATAAAACTAATTTTATTAGTATCATTATTAATTTTAATAATATCAATGCCAATATCATGAATATAATTTTTACAAGTGTCTCTGTTAATTCTGCAATCATCTATATTATCTATTAATTTAGCATTAAATAAAATAAAATCAGGAACATCTTTCCATAAATAAGCAATACAATTAATATTTTGAGAATTATTTATATAGTTACATATATATTCTTCATATATAGTTCCCTTATCTATTTTATTCATATTAATATATAATTTTTTATTTTTAAATATATTTAAAAAATAATAATAACCTACATATTTAATAATATAACTAGCAATAGTATATATAAAAATTATGGATATTTCAAATAATAAGAAGTTACTAACCAATTAAGCACATTTGTAATATTCCTGAATATAGATAATTTTTTTTAAACCATCGCTTTATAATTATACTATTATTGTACTACTTAAATATTCATTAAAACTTTCAAAGTTTAATTTGCGATAAGTGCACATATATGAAAAATAAAATCAATAAAATTAATATAATTGATTTAGAAAATTACATTAATTTAGAATTAGAGATTCAAGAAAAAATATTTAAAAAAAATGTAATTTAGTATTGTGTAAATCATTTGGAAAAAAAAAATCATAATAATTTAGTATTATAAATAATAAGATGTTATTTAATCTTACAGTTGAAGGAATTATATGTCATAATATTTTTACAGAAAGAAATATTATAGACTGATATGAATATAAAATTAATATTTTAAATAATTTAAATAATATTAATTTTAATGAAAATATAGAAAATTATGTATCAAGTGGTAAGTCATTACACGTTTTAAGACCGAAAATGAGAAAAATATTATACAGTAGTATTGTATTAAATAATAAAATATTTGAATAAATTAGATATGATAGTTATCAATCAAAAAAAAATTTAACATTAAACATAAAGATATATGGCTTTAACAAGTTCATGCAAAGTTTTACTTTTAAATGAAATTTTATCAGAACTAAGTACTGAAGATACAACAGAAGTTCCTAAAGGTGGTGTTATTAAGAGTATTAAATACAATAATTAAATGGCCTGGTTGAAATTATTATTCTAGTTGGACATGGATTATTAAATTTAATACAATACAAAAGTTATGTTCATAAAATTATAAAAAAAGACTATAATAATTTCATAAATTAAAAATATAATATGTTTTTATTTTTAGTTATTTTATTAAAAATAATTATAAATTAATCACTATCCGAATTATTAGATTCTATATCATCATTAATAGTAACTTCTTTTCTTTTATCATATACTAATTTAATAGTATTCCATAATTCTTCTTCAGTTATATCAATTAAATTCATTTCATTTCCACAATATTCTACTTTCTTTTTTAGTTTTTCTTTTAATCGATGCCATAGATTTTTTGAATTAGGAACATTATCAATTCTACTAATTTCTTCATTACCATCTGATGTAGTAAATTTAATTTTAGTATAATTTTCTTTATTTATTTTTTTATTACTTTTCCTATCAACATAAGTAGATTGTCCACAAATAGCATAATATTTATATAATGCTTTCTTATTTTTACTTTTTAATAATATAAAATCTTCTAATTTATCTTGATTATCAGTTTTGGGAACGCGATCTTCAACTGCAATATCTAATTTCTTACAAGCATAGTTCAATTTTGTATTAGATTCTGTTAATTCTTCTTTGATATCATCAAGATTAATTGTGATATCTTCTAATCGTTGGTTCATTTTGCGATCATTTTTCTTACTTCTCAATAATAATTCTTCATTAACTTTTAATATTTCATTATATTTATTATTAGTTTCTTTATTAATTTTATTTGTTTCTTCATTAGATTTTAATAATTTATCCATTTTTGCTTCTAATGAATCAATTTTATTATCTTTCTTAATAATTTTTGATTTTAATTTAATAATGTATTTTTTATTTAATTCAATTTGATAGTCATTATAATATTTTATACATTTTTCTAAAAGTAAATAATATTTTGCATATTTTCTAGTTTTTAATGATCGCATAAGACAAATTTTAAATGCATCTGGGTGTAAATAATATTCATTTTTTATAACAGAACCTCTATTTTTTCTAACCTCCTCAACGTTGAGGAGGTTAAAATCTTCATTTTCAATAAATTCATTTTGTTCTAATAATCTTTTTATATTTGTTGAACCATTTTTTAAACTTATAATATTATATTTTTCTAACATATTATGATGTATACAACATTCATCTTTACTAACTAATTCAATAAATTCATCAATAAAACTAATATCAATATTATATTTAATTTTATTAACTTCTTTAACATAATCAATAATATTAACATTAACTTTATTATCAACCAAATAAGTATTATATTCCTCAATTGATTTATAAGTCATTAATAATTTAATAATAATATATTATATTATATATTATTATCAATTTTTATTTATAAACTTACTAATAAAATATACTAAATGATAATAAAAAATAATTACTATCATAATTACTACAAGTCTCTACCATTTTTTGATTATTTAATTCATGAATAATTTGTATTATATAATTCTTTATCTTGAAATATTATTAAATTTAAAATTAAAAAATTATGTTTTGTAAATGTTATTTTATAATAATTTAATAATAAATTATTATAAAATGTTAAATACCAGCATATATATGAAGATTATACGATTGATAATGAAGAAGAATATTGTGTATATATAATAATATATAATAATATATATATACAAATTGTAAGTGATTCTTACATCACACAATCTGAAATAATATTCAAATATATAGAATCTTAAATTGATATAAATGATCTAAATTTAATAGAAAAAACATTATTTTTACCATTTGAAAAAAAATATATAGTTTTAAGTGGAAATATATTTAATTTACTTTAAGTACAGATTTATAATAATTATATTTTGTAATATATTTATCTAATAATGTTTCAATAATAAAATTTGAATTATTTTCTATAGATCCGCCATTTTGAATTTTATCAATTGACGTGTTCACCTTTAACATGAAATTTTATAACAGAATAAACATTCATAATGACACATATATTTATTACAATTTAAACATAATATAACTGTTTGGTTAAAGCATTAATGAAAAAAGCACAATATAGAAAGTATAAATAAATATATCAAGTTGATTTAGATATAATAATAAAAATTATTAAAAATGGTGATGTTGAAATTAATGAAATAAATAAAGAAATGGAAAAAAACAATTCGGAGGACAAAAATCAAATAAAATTGATGACAACGGAATATTATATTTATTAATTCCAAATTACTTATTTTGAGTAGTAATACTTAAAAAATATATGATAAAATAGTTAATTCAATAAATATTTTTTAATTAATTTTAATCTATTTATAATTAATTAAATGACATTTGATATAAAATATCATATTAAAAAAGTAATTTATAAAAATTCTCAATTATTAAGAGACAATCTCACACAAATTAACAAATTTTTTAATAAAAAAATTATTCATTCATTGATTGGTGGTGGTGAAGATTTAACTATAAATTACAAAGATAACGAATATACATATACTCAAATTATGGATGAAGATTATTATATATTATATTCAGAAGACGAATTTGATTGTGTATCTATAGTAATTGATAAAGAAAATCAAGTAGGTGAGATACATGGAATAGGAAATTTTAAATCATGTTTAATTGATTCAAATACAAAAGTAGGATCAACATTATTAAAAATAACTATAAAAATGTTAAAAAAATATAAAAATAAATTTGGAATAAATAAAATAATTTTAACAGATAATAGTATAAAAAAATGCGAATCTAATAAAGAAGATACGGGTCCTTCGGACCCTGCAGGGCTAACGCCCGTTAAATTATCTCATATGTTGATTTTATTAACTGGTGATACATGGATAAAAAATATTCTTTGAATATTTTTTATTCAATTTAAAAAAACAAAGTTTTTCTAACATGGTATGGCAGATATGGTTTTAGGCCTATTGATGTAAATACTTATAAAAATGATGAAATATTAAATGAAAATTATAATAATAATAAATTGATTATAAATAATATAACTATTAAAGAAGCAAATATTATGAAATATATAAAAATGACTAAAAATAAAGATGTTATTAATGCAGTTAAAAAAATATTAGAAAAAGATGAAAATATGTTATTGAAAGATTTTCTACAAAAATTTCTTAATGAATATGAATCAACCAGCACTTATTTTTCTTTATTTTATGATAGATTATATAATGATTTAAAATTAGAAAAATTTTATAAATTATTTTTTGGATTAAATATTTAATAAATAAATAAAATGAGAATATACAAAAACTTCATATTTTTAATACCTAATTTAATTATTAAAAATATGATAATTACACTTTCACCATCTTATAAAATCTTATAATTCATCATCGTTAAGATTAATATTTTTATCAATATTATTTTCTAAATACTTTATAATATTATTTAATATTGTTTAGATATTAGTAAATTCTATTTAAATTTATTTTTCATATTTAATTTATAAGCCAGTACATTAATATCTTATATATTTCTTTCATTTTTGGCAAAACAACTAAATTTTCTAAATTAAAATCTTCTATTTTACTATAAATATGTTTTATCACTATGGTATCACCTATAAAAAATATTTTTTTATTTTCTATTAAATTTGAACTATAATATCAATATAATAATTATTCAAATCTAATATTTGCACTGCAAGTTTTTACGATGATTAGATGATTTTAATATAATTATTACTAAAAATACACTAAATAAATTCTTAGAAAATAAATCAAGAATATTATAGGCTGTATTTTTTTGTTCATATGGTAAAAAAGCAACAACGCCATATATTGTCCATATAATAAAAAAGAACCAATATAATTTTGTTTTATTACTTTCTGTATTTGTTATCAAATATTTATCATAAATCATCTTAAAATAATATATAAATGGTATGAAACCAATTATAATAGCTGTATTATAATCCATATAATTTAATTCTCCAGCTAATCCAAATAACATCATTATTATATTTAATGTAACTATTTTAATAACAAATATTTTGTTCTCACTTAAAAATTCTTTTAAATTAGAATCATCTTTATTATTTAGATAAGACATTAATGTTATTAACATAGTTGGTGTAGTTACTATCCAATCTAAATATCTGTATGGAGTTATATTTTTAATTAATTTAAAATTAATAATCATCCAAGTATAAAAAATAAATTCTATAATTTGAACACCTAATTCTAATTTTAATATATCTTTAATAATTTTTTTATTATTTTTAACATCAATATTTAATCCATATATATTAATTAAACCAACTATAAATTGAATTATTAAAGAAACATATGCAGATTCATATAACATTAATATTAAATAGAAAAAATTTTTAATCATAATTATTAAAGAAAAATATATTCTATTATATATTATTATCAATTTTATTTTATTACTACATTTAATATTACTTTGATAGATAAATCAATATTATAAAAATACTATGATAATTATAAGCATTACATTATTTTTTAATATTTTAATTATTGTTATAAATTATTTTTAATATAGAATAGTGATAAACTAATTAATTATTAGATACATTTGAATTTAATTAATTACTATTATTATATATATATATGAATTATCATAAAAAATATATAAAATATAAATATAAATATTATAATTTAGAAAATATAAAAGGTGGTACTAGTTTTCAAGAAAATTTAGATTTATTTAATGAAACATACAAACCAACAATTTCATTAGATGAAATTTTAAGTGCAGATTTTTTATTAGGAACTATTGATAATTTGTTTGAAAAAAATCAAACTTTAAATCAAAGTATTTTTTATTTAAATAAATTACATTTTTTTCATAAAAGATCATTAGACATTATATTAATATATGAAGATTTAAATATGAAAAATCAAGACAATTCAGAGTATACTAAAATAGATATAAATGAAATGAATTTGTATATACGTGAAATATATGACAAGTTACAACATGAAATATTAATACTATTTAAAAATATTACATCATTACATGCAAGTACACATACAATTATGATAATAATATTAAAATATTATAATATATGTATTAATCATATTATGAGATATATAAATAATTTAGAAACCAATTTTATATATAGTAATATAGATTGGTTTAATTTTAATTATCCAACATCATTCGATAAACAAATAAAATTATATATTTTAAGAGAATATATCATAGGAATCATTCTTTGTTTTGCAAATATTATTTATGATATACGTATATATATTTCAGATAAAACTAATAATTTACCAACTGAGTTTAATTTTAAAATATCTGGATCTGCTGAATTATTAAGTGATATTGATATAAATATACATGCACAATATAATTCGGCAATTGCTATGAGTATTGTAGAAAATCTGGCAGAATTAATTACATGGTTTAATCATACAAAATGGCGTGTTGATTTTTACGGTGATATAATATATATTTATTCTTTAAAGGAACAAACACAGATTAAACAATATATTAAAATTAATAATGATGACAAAACGCTGTTAAAAAAATTATTAAAATATGTTTATATTGGTTGTTTAAAAATTAATACATGTAAATCAAGTCGTGATAAAATAATAAATATAATAAAATTAATTATGGAAACATTACTAACTACAGAAGAATTATTAATTATATTTGAAGCTGGAGATAAACTTGATAAAATATATAGTAAATATTTAAATGAAGAACATTCTTATAGAATAGAAAGAGTAAAAAAATTTGATGAAGTAAAAGATTTAGAAAAAATAAATAATTTTAATTTAGAAAAAAAATTTAAATTTAAATTTAGAGAAAAATATTATAAATGGTTATCAAAAGTGGATCAAGATTGTATTAACTATAAGAATAATAGCAATGATATAAATGCTTTAGAAATATATGAAAATATGGCTCATGCTAATGTGTATAGAGAAGAAAATTATATGTTAATTGGAACAGTAATTAATATAGTAAATTGTACTCAAGATAAAAGTACTGACCCTACTGATACTTTATGTAATTTAACATATTATACTTATATTTTAAGTATAATTGAACAATTTGGATTTATGATACATTATATATTTAAATTAAATATAATAGGATATGCTTGTGTAGAAGCTGATATTTGTAATTTACAAGCAAATAAATATTTTGAAAGAATACTAAATATTTTAATTAAAATATTAAAAATGCCTGAATTAAATAATATTACTAATCAGCCAGAATATACATTATTAATGACAACAATTAATAAATGTAAAGAAACTTCTGAATTTATTACAAAAATAAAAAAAGAACGTAGTTCTCAAAGTAATAAAACTAAAGATTGTGATAAACATAGTGATTTTAAAATTTTAGAATCTTTTGATAATATTATGGAATTATTTAATAAAATTATGAAATCTAAATTAGTTTCTTTATAATGTTTATTAAATCTGTTAATTATATATTCTAAATTATCATTATTATCATTATTAGTATTTGATATATTTTGTTTATTAGTATTATTTAATTTTATATTAAAATTCTTTTGATAATAATATTTATTATGTCTTTCACTAAATTATACATTTATATATAAATTGACTTTTTTTCTAGTATACAAATTTTATATTTTTATAGAATAATACTTAAAAATAAAAATATAAAATTTGATATGATTTATAATTTTTATTACATATTACATATTAGTTAGGTATGCTCCTTATCCAACTACAAAATATTAAAAAAAATAATATTTATATATGAAATGTGTTAACATTTGTTTTATTCAATTTAATTTAATAATTAAATAAATTTATGAAAATATAATATATAATTAATTATTAATAAATACTATTACAATAAATATATTGAAAACACTTATATATAAATTAAAAATGTTATAATTTCTAATATATATATATATAATTATGTCAGAAATTAATTTGTGTCCAATAAAACATGTTTCTTGTTGTATTGATAACTATAATGAAAAAAACTATATTATTTCAGATCATAAACCATATTCTATATCTAAGCCTGACCCTATAATAACATTTAATATAGGTTGTAGTTCAGATACAACAAAATGTAATTATTCATACCTAGAAGCCGACTATGATATGAAAGCTGACTTTATAAATACAAAAATTATAAATAAATATAATTATATATTTATACAAGAATATAGTCCTGATATTAAAATATTAAATAATATTAATATTAAGAGCATAACAACTATAACAGGACAAATTAAACAAATTAATAAAAACTCATATTATTATTATTATTCAAAACCTATTAATAATAATGAAAACAACTATTTATTAACAATATTTAAAATACCAAACACTGAACAACTAGTAAATATTAAAATGTTAGAAGATAATAGATTACAAATAATAGAGTTAGAAAGTATATTATTATTAAATTGTAAATTTAATGTAATAGATGCAACGCCTGAAAATAATATTTTATATATTGAATTTTTAACAAAAATTAAAGAATATATTATTAATAAATTAGTAGAATATAAAAAACAGGAAAAAAATGTTACAATTATTATAGGTGGAGATTTTAATACACATAAAATGGACATATTAAAAGATATATTATTACCTAGGACTGGTAAAATTAGGTTATTACCAATAAGTAATAGTATAACACATATGAAAAAATTAAGTAATGATAGTATTACTATTATTACTTCAAATAATTCAGTAGATGTAGAAATAAATTATAATAATTATATTAATAGCCTAATTATAGGCGTAATTAATGATAAATTGAGACTTGTGAGTCCGGATCAAAAATATAAAAAAATTGTAGAATTGGAAAAAGTAAGACAATATATGTATGATAATATAAAAAATCAAGAATTTGTCGCTAAATTAGGATCAACTAAAGATTTACAGGTTTTCAACAGATGGCTAGTAGAAAAACTACGTAGTTCAATACGGGAAGACCTACAAAAACGGGAAGACCTAAAAAAAGCAAAACTAGCATCTGATGAAAGAGCCCTACAAGAACTACTAGAACAAGAACTAGAAAATGAATCAGACCACATAACGCTAACAGGATCACTAGTATCTGATCAATCATCTGAATCAGACTCACAAGAACAAACAGACCCACCTACACAAACAGAACCACATGTACAAATAGAACCACCTGTACAAACACCGCCCGAATCAGATCAACTAAAAAAAGTAGATAACCCAGACCAACTAAATGGTATAGGATTTAAACCACTAATAGAATATCAAATAAATAATGTGAATACATTATCATCTATTAATGAAATATTATTATCATATTTAGATAGTAATTCACTACGTAATATATATAAAATTCTAAATGCGGAAGGTATTAAATATAAAGAAATCTTATATAATAAGACTAAATTATGTGGATTATATTTTATTTTTAAATATTATAAATTAACAGATGAAATATCGTCTACATTAAATCAAACTAACTATTATACTGAAAATCAATTTATAAAAATATTACAAGAAGGGCTACCGTTAAATAATTCAGATAAAATAATGAAATTAGATACTGTACCTAATTTAATAAAAGAATTAAATGATTGTTATGGAAGTGATCCTTTAGAAGTTAACCAATTTTTTAAAACAACTATTCATGAAAAATATATTGTAAAAGACACAGAATTGATATTAGATGAAATAAAAATAGTGTATAAAACATGGTCAATTAATATGCTTATTAGTGAGTTAAATCAATTTTACCTAGATAAAATTAAAGTGTTTGTTAATAAAATGACTAAAATACCTATAGACTTATCACAAAATATTCCATCTTCGGTAAAATCAGTAGACGAAAGTAAAACTAAATATTTAAAATATAAACAAAAATATATGAAATTAAAAAATAAATTACTATTATTAAAAAAAATACATTAATTTATTTTACACCCTTGAAGATTTAAAATGCCGATTTTACTCAACACAAAAATATTCAAGGTTTGTCCGTTGCAGAGCGTGTAAATTATGATTTTGTTAAGGCGACTACCTTAACTGATTTATTATCTTTCTTTTGAACGACTTTTTTAATTCTATTAGAAGGTTTCTTTTTATAAACTTTCCTGATCTTTTGTAAGCTCCTTTAATTATATTTTCATATTTTTCAATAGATATATTATTTAATAATAATATTTTATTATATAGTATTATTATTTTTTATTTTACTAAAATGATTTAATAGTTATTAATATTTTCATATTATATTTTTTAATTTTAATTCTACACATTTTTGCATCATTAAAATGTAATACTTAGAATAAAATTAAATAACATATTTATATATAAAAAGTAATTATAAAATTAAATGACATATTGATATAAAAAATAATTATTAAAAAATAATAAGCATTCTATTTATTTTTTAAATTAAATTTAAAAAACTAAAAGTTTCCTGATTATATGATTAAATCTAGTGTCCAATAAATATTAAATAGTTTGTAATTTATTTTATAAGCTTTTGAAATAGAAAATATTTAAAAATAACATTTTATATAAACCTATATGAAATTTTTATTAAATAAAAAAAATAATTATACATTAAGATATAATATAATAAATGATTGTGGTAAATGTGTATATAAATTTGTAGAATATTCTAATTCTATTATTAAATATAAATGTATTAAATGTGAAAATATTATTATTAAATATAGTAACTCTAAAAATATTAATTATTATTTTAAACAAAAATTATATTTATAATAAGTTTTATTTTATATATTTTATTAGTTGCATCAGTTTTAATATTATAATTTACTATAATTATTTAAATATATTTTTTATAAAATAATTTTTAATTAAAATTATATTTAAAATTTATATTATTAGTATTTAATTTATGTATTAATAATTAAAAATTACACAAAATAAAAGTAACCTATTATTATAAACTAATTTTATTTATTATTTTAGTTTTTATACATCTAATAATATATAAAATAGTAGTTAGGTATGCACCCTACCCAACTAAAAAATATCTATAAATAAAATCTATATTTATATATATGAGTAAAGATAGTATGTTTATAAAGTTATTAAAAAAGCACACTAATATAGATATTGATTTTATTAATACATTTTTTAAAAAATTTAAAATAAATTGTGAATTAGATTATCATATTAAAGATGAAGATGCATCTGAATATTTACAAATTAAATTAGATACTTTAAGAAGAAGATTATTAAATAAATTTTCAAAATCAAAAAGATTTATTGAAAATATTGATTATATTAAAATAAAAAATGGTAGAACAACTGGATTAATATATATGTTAAATTATCAATGTTTTGAAAAATTAGCAATGAGTGGGGATAGTGTTAAATCAGAAGCTGTTAGAAATTATTTTATAAAAATAAGAGAATTTATAACAGAAAATCAAGCTATTATATATCAAAGTATTGAAAATAAAGAAGAATTACATAAATATAGTGGTCATGATTCTATATATTTTTTTGCAGCTGATGATAGGAAACCAGATTTTATTAAAGTAGGAAGAACAAATGATATTGTGAAAAGATTAAAAACTTATAATACAGGAAGAATTAAAGAAGTAGAACTAAAATATTTTGCTTTAGTAAAAAATCCAAAATTAATAGAAAAATGTATAAAATTATTATTAAAAAATAATCAAGTATTTATAAATAGAGAAATATTTAATATAACTCCACAAAAATTAAAAAAAATAATTGATGAATGTTATTGTAATTATGTTTCAAAGAAAGAAAATGATAAATTATATGAAGAAGTTGCAAATTTATTAGGTTTATATGCTTATACTAAAGATAAAATACATATTAAACCTTATGTTATTATTAAGGAATAAAATATATAATTTTAAAATTTTATATATATATTTAGAATTTAATAGTCTAATGAATTATCTAATTCTTAATTAAAACTTTAATAAATTATTAAAGATACTAATTATGATTTAACATATTATCATCTGAAATTTTTATTAAATAAAAAAAATAATTATACATTAAGATATAATATAATAAATGATTGTGGTAAATGTGTATATAAATTTGTAGAATATTCTAATTCTATTATTAAATATAAATGTATTAAATGTGAAAATATTATTATTAAATATAGTAACTCTAAAAATATTATAAATTAATTCTACAGTATAAATTAAAAAATTATTTATATCTATTATAATAAATGGTTTAATATTAATTTTATTTTTAGATACATATTTGTAATAATATTTAAATTAATTATATTGATAATAATGATTAAAAAAATGAAAATCTTATTAATTAAAATATAATATTTATAATAAAATAATGAAACAAAAACAAATATTTGAAGATATACCTTATAATATAATATATAATATATATGAATATGATGATACTTATAAAATATTATTTAATAATGTATTAGAAGAATTAGTTGATAATTATAATGAAAAAAAAGATAATAAATTAAAAAAATTTATAGTTAAAATGTTAAAAAATGAATGGTATAATGATGAATATGTTGATTATATATATCCTAGTATTAATTTTAATATTATAATTAAAGCTATGAAAAATGAAATTATTAACAATCCTATTATTTTTAAACATATTAAATTTATATTTAGATCATTATGTCATTATAATGATCTAAATATGCGTCCACTAGATATTGTTAATGATATTAATGATAATAATGATAATAATGATAATAATGATAATGATACACTTAAAACAATAAAAATACAAATATCTAATTTTCTAAAAGATATAATAGATGATTCAAAACTAGAACAATTTTTATATGATTTTATAGATGGTAATAATATAACACTTGATTGTTATTTGTTATCAGATAAATATGATGATTTTAAACAAGATCTAAATGAAAAATATAATACAAAACATATTTTTACAAATTATAAATTTAAAAAACAACCACATTTATATAATTATTTAACTAATGATTTTAGTAAAAATAGTAATAAAAATTATATTAATTATATTAAAATAATTTTGAAAAAAGCTGAAAAATTATATATTGTAAAAAATGGTTTATCCAATAATACAATACAAATAAGATATGATTATAATAAAGTATCAAATGAAAGATTATGTTATTATAATTTTTTATAATATATATTAATTATTAAATATTATTTTTTGTTATGGTATATATTTATATTCTAATAATTGAATATCTTTATCTTTTAATTCATTTTTATGCTTTAATAATTTATTATTATGTGTATTGTGTTATTAATTCCGAATTATATTTTTTTTGTATTAATTCTGTTTCTAATTTATGATTTTTATCATATAATTCTATATAATAACTAATATAAGAATTTTGAATTATTTTATATTATCTTTATTAATTATAACTAATTCTGTTTGTTTAACATCTTTAATTTAATATTCTATTAATTTATTTTCATTAAAATTTGGTATGGTAAATATGGTTTTAGACAAATTAAAGTTAATAATTATGAATATAATAAATTATTAATTAAAAAATAGTATTATTTAAATAATGTTATTTATAAAATAGTTTAGTTTATACTAAAATATCAAAAAATAATACTATTTTTTTTCTAATAACCTAAATAATATATTTTTTCATTTTGCATGGCACCCATGCAAAATGAAAAAATATGGGAAATTATTTTCAATTCATATATATATGAAAGAAAATGTTTTCATTAAATTATTAAAAAATAATACAACAATTGATACTCAATTTATTATTACTTTCTTTAAAAAATTTAAAGTTGGTAGTGAATTAGATTTTGATATAATGGTTAAATAATTATTCATCATCACTAGTATCGTCATTATTATCGCTAATTATAATTTCTTTTCGTTTATCATATACTAATTTAATTGTATCAATAAAATTATTTTCATTAATATCAATTAAATTCATTTCATTTCCACAATATTCTACTTTCTTTTTTAATTTCTCTTTTAATCTATTCCAAATATTAACTGAATGTGATACATCATCGATTCTAATTAGTTCTTCATATTTTTCTTCAATAGTTTTTTTTTTAATCCTTTTATTTACATGATATAATTGTCCTCTAATACAGTAATATCTAAATAATGCTTTCTTTTTTGTGCATTTTAATATTGCGATACTTTCAAATTTGTCAGGTTCTTCAGTATTAGGCACCCTATGTTCAACAGCAACATCTAATTTTTTACAAGCATAACCTAATTTTTTATTACTTTCAGATAATTCATCTTTAATATCAGTTAAGTTATCATTAGCGTCATCTAATTTTTGTTCTAATTTTCTATTTTGTTTTTCAGATTTTTTACTATATTTAAGCAATTCTTCATTAGATTTAATAAGTGTATTTAGTTTTTCTTCTAGTGAATCAATTTTATTATCTTTTTCTTTAATTAATATTTTATTTTCTTTATGTTTATCTTTTAATTTAATAATATATTTTTCTTTTAATTTATCTTGATAATCATTAAAATATTTAATACATTCTTCTAATAATAAATAATATTTTGCATATTTTTTAGTTTTTAATGATCTTATTAGACAAATTTTAAATGCTCTTGGGTGTAAATAATATTCATTTTTTATAACAGTCCCCCCTTGAGATCTGACCTGCGAAACGTTTCGCAGGTCAAAATCTTCATTTTCAATAAATTCATTTTGTTCTAATAGTTTTTTGATATCATTAGTAGTTCCTTTTAAATTAGATATACCATATTTTTGAAGCATATTATGATGAATACAACATTTATTTTTACTAACTAATTCAATAAATTCGTCAATAAAAGATATATCAATATTAAATTCTAATTTATTAACTTCTTTAACATACTCAATAATATTAATATTAACTTGATTTTCTACTAAATAATTATTATATTCATTAATTGTAGTATAACTTGTCATTAACTAAATTATAACTTAAAATTTATTATAATTAATTATCAATTTTTTATAATAATAAATATATTAAATTATTTTATAATTTTTATAAAACAATTATTTGTCATTACTAGTAATATTAATACATCAGGATGATTCCAAACATAATAATTTTTATTCATATCAATAATAATTATTATATTAAATATAAAAGAAGACTTGACAATAATAATTCAGGCTTAATTTTACTTAATAAATGAATAAGATTAAATATTTATTTCTAATTTAAATAAAATACTATTGTAAAATAATTATTAGTCAGTGTCATCGTTATTATTGCTAATTATAATTTCTTTTCTTTTCATATACTAATTTAATTGTATTAATAAAATTATTTTCATTAATATCAATTAAATTATGAAATATTAAATAAACTATTAAGTTCATTTGCTGTTGATGATTAATTATTATATAAAGAATTATTTTTTAATTAAATAAATGAACTCATCTAATTATATGGATTATAGAGATCTACTATACGAAGAAACAAATTTAGTATTTAATGAATCCGATTCAGAAGACTTAGAAGGAGAAATAAAATGTAAAAATTATGAATTATGTAAACATACAGTACCATTAAATCATTGGGAACATCATGCAAATTATTTATGTATGACTTGTGGTGATTGGTTTAAAGTTGGTGGTTTCGGATGGAATGAATTAGAATTTAGGGAGGCCTACGAAGAATGTATTGTATGTTTAGAAAAAAATATAAAACAAGTTAAATTTCCAACAAATTGCGGTCATTGGTTTTGTGTATCTTGTTCTAGAAATATTTTATTTTGGGACGAACAAAGATATCATTTATCACCTATTCCATTTGGTTGTCAATCTTGTCCAAATAACTGTATAAATCCAACTAAAGGTAAACAATGTTATTGTAAAGAATATACTGAAATACAAGATAAATGGAAACTAGAATATCCTGATCAATTTAAAAAATGGAATGATTCAGAAGATTTTTCTATTGATTTAAGCGAAACAGAACCCGGTAGTATTTTTGGTTCATGTAAATGTCCTATATGTGAAACAAAATATATAAGAAATAGATAAATTAAAAAAAAATATATATTAGTGTATATTAAATAATTATAATATTTTAGCTAATAATTCAATTAATTTAACTAATTTTTTGTATTTTGTTTTATCTTCATAGCTTTTTTTTTAGAATTTTATTTTAAACACTTGGGAACTATTGATTTATATCTGTATTTCTTTGAAACTAAAGACTTTTAATTTATTTAAATTTTTACTTTTTAAACATTTTTTAATTTGTCTTTAATCTAGTACGTTCTTTTTTTAATTCTTTAATTTTATTATTTAATTCTTTAACTTTATTTTTTCTTATTTCTAATTCATCGTCATGATTTTTAATAATTTTATAAATTTTAATTGCAAATTTAGGTGATATCCAGCAAATAACGTGTGGTAATAATAATTCATTAATATATATTCCATTAACTAATTTTTGATTATTATTTTTTATTTCAATGATAGATTCATTATTTATTTCATTATTGACAACATTAATTAATTCAATATTATGTTCCTCATTACTCCAATCATGAAAATTTTTGTTATATTCTTCGCATATATTTGTTATGTTAATAAATCCATTTAATGTCATCATAATAATTGTAAACTCTCCATATTTACCATAGGCATAATCATTATTAATATAATCATATATTGTTTGTTTCAAGGTCATTAAGGAATCCTCTACTTAGCCGAATATATAAATTAATCAATTTTTTATTCATATGATAAAATAACATTATGAATTGTATAAATAGTATTAATAATATTCATATTATTATTTTTACAATTAAATAAATGGATTCTTTTATTTTTATTAGGATAATAATAACCATAAACAAGTATTTGTCCTAAAGCATGTTTCCATAATTTATATTCTTTAACTTCTATAATTTCTGTATTGGTAACAATATCAATTTTCCCACATTGTGTTACTACTTCTAATTGTCCATTTAATTTATCATTTAATTTTAAGACTATATTATATTCATTGTATATATTACATGGTTTTCGAATCCAATCAATAATATTATCCATTAATAATGGATGCACATAAGAACCTGTAATGATTTGATTTCTTCCGCCGTTTATTAATATTATAGATTTATTATCGGCTGAATAAATATCTATTTCTACTTCATTAATTAGTTCTTGATTATTTTTATTTTGTTTCCAATTAAAAAAATCTTTACTATATTCTTTACATAATTTAGTTGCATTAATATATCTATTTTTTGTCATCATAATAACTTTAAAATCCCCATATTTACCATACGCATATTTATCATCTATATGTTCGAATATAATTTGGTTGAGTGTCATTAAAATAAACAAAATAATATTAATAATATATATTAATTTCATTTTTTATATTGGCGTATTTATTGTAAACATATCTTGAATGAAAATTTAACAGCTAATAAAATTATTAAAAATATTATTTGTGAATATGAAGAAAATAAATATATTGATAAAATGCCACATTTTATTCTAAAATTTTTTGAAAGAATAGAATGTAAAATTGAAAATGAAGATACTAAAAAAGCAAGAAATAATATATTAAAAAAGTATGATGATAAAAATACATTTATTGATAAATTAAATAAAATGATTAGTTGTTCTATAAATGAATATTTAGCTCTTGAAATAGAAGATACTATTGATGATGAAATTGATTCTGATTAATAATTATTTATTTAATTAAAATATTATTTTAAATTATAACATTTTTACGTTACATAAAAACTGTTTTACGTTTATTATAAATTTCATTAATTTTTATTTTAAATTGCGATTCATCAATATTAATTAAATTTAATTTATTATGACAGGTGTCAATATTATCTTTCAATTCTTCTTTAATTAAACACCATAATGTAGAAGCATTTGGAACATTATTTAATGATAATTCTTTTTTTTGAATATAATTTTTTATTATTAATTTATCTATTCTATTTTTTATATATTCGTTTTTGGCTCTTAATACTATGTATTTATACTCTTCATTAGCATTATACATAACAATAAATGATTCGTTTTTTAATTTAGATTTAGTTTTAACAACACGATCTTCTACAGCAATATCTAATTTTTTAGCGACAATTTTTAAAGTTTTATCAGTAATATCTAATTTTTCATTAGTATCTTCTAATTCTTCATTAGTGTTTTCTAATTCTTCATGTACTTCATCTAATTTTTCTAAAGTTTCATCCAATTTATGATTGGCTTTATTTAATGATTTTTCCATAGATTTATTAGATTTTAATAATTCTTCATTATTTTTTAATATTTCTTTATTATTTTTTAATAATTCATCAGTTTTCTTAATTAATTCATCAATTTTATCATCTTTAATTATTAATTCTGCTTCTTTTTCAACTATTTTAGATTTTAATTTAATAATATATTTCTTATTTAATTCAATTTGATAATCATTAAAATATTTAATACATTCTTCTAATAAAATATAATAATATGCATATTCTTTTTTATTTTTTGATCTCATTAAGCAAATTTTAAATGCTCTTGGATGTAAGAAATATTCATTTTTTATAGATGATCCACCTTGTGATCTGAGATCTCGAACTTTCGAGATCTCAAAATCTTTTTTTTCTATAAAATTATTTTGTTCTAATAATTCTTTTACTCTTGTTGTTCCTTTATTTAATTTTAATACTTCGTATTTTTCTAACATATTATGATGGATACAGCAATCATTTTTATTAACTAATTCAATAAATTCATCAATAAAACTAATATTAATTTTAAATTCTAATTTATTAACTTCTTTAACATAATCAATAATATTTACATTAACTTGATTTTCTACTAAATAAGAATTATACTCTTTAATTGTTGTGTATATCATTAAATAAATAAATTTAATTATTTATTATATTTTATTATCAATTTTTATTATTTAATTAATAGTTATATTTATTTAATAATATATTTGAATAAAAATTTAATAGCTAATAAAATTATTTAAAATATTATTGGATAATATGAAAAAAATAAGTTTTTTTAAGGCTGACAAAAATATTTTTTTGATTTTATTTTCGTCAGCCATAGAGTAGAAGCATTAGGAACATTATTTAATGATAATTCTTTTTTTGAATATAATTTTCTATTATTAATTTATTTATTCTTGTGATAATATATTGTTTATTGGCTTTTATTACTCTATTTATAATCTTCATTTGCATTATACATAACGATAAATATTTTTTTGTATTTTCATTAATAATAAAATGGAGAATTTATATATTTGGCTAATCAAATTAATATTATTGAATTTGTTAAAGAAGTTAATAAAATTAAATATAATATTAATATTAGTTTTATTGATGAATAATGAAGATTATTTATATTAATATTAATAAGTTATTATTAATTAATGGTTATATAAATACATAAAGTCATTAATATTTATATAAAAATGTAATTCTAATAATTAGTATTAGAGATATGTTAGCACCAAATAATATAACTAAGCCATTTGAAATAAAATTTATTATATTTAATAATATACCATTAACAAAACAACAGAATATAATTAGAAAAAAACTGTGCAAAAATGATGATTTGAAAAAAATACTAAAGGAATCGTGCTGTGAATTAAATGATATGATAAAGTTTTTGGATAGAGTAGAACCATCTATTTGTTCATTAGATGAACATAAACAATTACGAATGTCTTTTAAATCTTTACATGATGACAATAAGAAAGAATCAAATTCGTTTATATTTAACCAAAACCATTCTATGTGTAAAGAATATTTTAGTATTGACGAATTAACAATAATTTCTCAAAAAATAAAAGAAAAAATAGAAGATTATCTCCATTATGAAATAAAATTATTATTGTCAAATACTGATTTTAAATTATTAGGTCATAAATATACAGAAGGTAATAAAGCTTGGGAAAGAAAACCAAGTGATAATCCAGAATGGGCGAAATATGAAATTGAAGATTTATTTTTATGCCATAAGTGTAAAGGTTGGTTTTCTTATCTTTATTATAATCAAGGAAAAATAATAGCATTATGTGATAGGATTGGTACATATGAATATATGAATGATGATGAAGATAGAGGAGGTAGAAGATGGGCGTGTAATTATTGTATGGATAAAATATTATATGATAATAATATTATTACTATTACAAATATAGATTGTAAAATTATAAAATTCAAATATAAACACCCAATATTAAATTGAATAAATAAATTAAAATTGCTAATTTATAGAAACTAATAATAAATATAATCACACTACTTTTTTAATATTTCATTATATTTATTATTAGTTTCTTTATTAATTTTGTTTGTTTCTTCATTAGATTTTAATAATGAATCTATTTTATTATTTTTTTCAACTTTAATTCTTTTATTTAATATATAATTAAATAAAAAAATTGATATTTATATATTATTAAATTATACTTAATAAATAGTAATGGATTTTGAAACAATTAGACTTAATGATCAAGATTATTTAAAAAAAAAATCAAAAATTAATTTTTTATCAAAAGATTGTGATATAATTGAAGTATTTTCATTAAATTAAAAAATAATTTATTATTTTTTAATTTAATCTGAATGGGTTTTTATTAAATAAATTATTTAGATACAGTAAATTAATTATTTTAGATAGAACTAAAATAAAAAAAATAGTAGTTATATTACAAAATCCTTCTGATAATGATGATTTATTAAAATCATCTAATTATTATAAAACTATAACATTAATAGATGAACAAGATAATAATATTAATTGTATAATTATGATAAATCTTTTTGCAAGGATTGACTCAAATATTAAAAATTGGCCAAATATTAATGAATTAATTAATCAAGATGAACAAAATAATATGATTTATATTAAAAATAATATTTTTAATTCAGAAAGTAATTATGATGAATATTATTTAGGATATGGAAAAAAACATAATTCTTTAGAATTATGTTTTTTGAATAAATTAATAAAAATTATAATTTTTATTAATTTATCAACATATAAACTATGTGTGTAAGCCAAAAATATTTAGACCAATATACTGTGATTTTTTATCAATTTTACTACCATTGGAAAATATAATAATGAAAAAATTTCATTCAACATATTGTAAAATAGATACCAAATTTGAATTACCAGGTTATCCATTTCCAAGAGGAAAATCAAAACCAATTAATATTACTTTGATAGATAAATCAATATTACAAAAATACTATGATAATGATAAGAATTAATATTACATCAATAAATTATACGAAAAGATAATTATTAAATTAAATAAATTTATAAAAAAACTTGTATAAAATCATTAAGGGTGGTTATTTGATGATAAATTAGTAGATTACCTCCTCTAAAAATTATTTATATTTTTTTATTTAATATAATAAAAATTAAAAATATATAATAATTATATGTTTTTTTATATTACACCTTTTTCACTGAAAATATATATATTATTTTTATAAAACGAATAAATAAAAGTGGAATATGTCTTAATTAAAAATAAAATTTTTTAATTTCTATAAATTAACTAACAAATAATAAAAATATATTCCTAATATACTAAAAACTCTAAAAAAATATTTTTTTAGAATTATTACACCTTAAATATTTTATTAATGCATCTCTAAGAAATTATATTTCTACTTTGTAAACTAGTAAAAATATGATTTTTATATTTTGGATAGAAATTAGTAAAGATTATTTAATTGTAATACTGATAAATTATATTATAAAAAGTTTTTAGATGATTATATTTCTTTTAATTTAAGTTTATATTCTAATATTTCAATATTGTTTGATTGTATTTCATTTTTATGTTCTAAAATTAAAATATCATTCTTATGTTTTTCATCATTTAGTTTTAATTTATATTTATTGATTTCATTTTTATAGTTTGATTCATTTAATATTAATTTATTTTCTAATTCTTTCATTTGTAATAATAATTCTTTAATATGTCCAGAAAATTTATTTTGTATCATATCATATTGATTTTTAATTTTTTTTAAGTATTTAGGATTTATAATTACTAATTCATTGAAAGTTTCATATTTATATAAATATTGATAAAGATAATCTTTTATATTTAATTCAGCATCATAAATAAATTGTGGATCAATATAAGAAAACATTAATAAATTTAATTCTACATTATTTAATTTACCATAAGTATTTTGATGATCTTTTAATCTTGTTTCAATATCTTTAGAACAACCAAACTTACAAACTATCATATCATTATTATAAATATTAGGTATATTAAAAGTTTGTCTTAATTTATCTACAGTATTCAAATTCAATAAATATATACATGGAATAGTACTTATATTTTTATTAAAGACTTGTTTAACTGCTTTTACACTAACTCCTAATAAATTTGATGTTAATACTTCCTTTTGTTCTTTTGTTCCCATCTGACAAGTAAATAAAGTTTCAGTAGCCCATTTAATAAAATGTGTTGTTTTATTATTTCTAGAAACAAATAATACTCTTAACATGCCTTCATATGTTAAAAATAATTCTTTTTTATATTTATTACAAGTAGAATTTATGCCAGAGCCTAATTTTTTACAATTAAAATATTTATAATGTATATTTTCGCAATAACCATCAATTTTTCTTTTATCTGTTATTATAATGATAATGTTTTCCATACTAAAAGATGTTGAAACATCTTTTACTTTAAAATAAATTTTATTATATTCTCTTATGCCCCTTGATTCAATTTCTAAAATATTACCTTCAGAATCTTTAAATTTTTCATCATTGTTTAAATGAATAATATCTGGTGCTTTTTCTATGCCATTATCGTCATTAATAACATCATCTTTAGATTCAGATTTATTATTTAATTCAGGAATTGTTTTAATAAATTCAAAGTTAATAAGAACTCTATCAAATTTTGCCGACTTTCCATCATTTTGGATCCATGTTTCATTAATTTTTCTCGCGTATATAAATTGTGAAGAGTCTATTTTTTTATTTCTAATTATATCTCTACTTGATCTACATGAATGAGAGTAAATAGGTGCATTTGCTAAAATATAATCACCTAAAATATAATTAACATTGTTGATAATAATGATTTCCATAATTATAATTATAAATATATCTTTAAATATTTATACATGTAAAAACATAATAAATTATTAACAGTATAAAATTATTCTTATATTTTTATTATTTATTTTCAATTAATATTCATTAGTTTATTTTAATATTAATTTATTTTATAATTCTTTAATTATTTTAAAGATATAATAATTATAATTATCATGACTTATAATTTAAATATAAATAATAATATTACTAACATGATTATTAGATTTAAATTAGATAATGATGCACCTAAAGATTTTGTAAAAAAATGGATAGAATTGAAAAATAAATGTGAATCTTGGAATACTGAAACTGATTCAAAAAAAGAAATTATTGAAGAATGGTTAAAATATTGTAAAATATCATCTAATAAAAATTTACCATTTCTAGATAGATCTGAATTAGGAATTGGCTGTGATAATAATCTTAAAAATAAACAAATTAGATTTAGATCATGTAGTGAACAAAAACCACTTGAAGATTATGATATAATAATTGATAAAATTTATAATACTAATTGTGATAAATGGAATTTAGAAGAATTACGATAAACAAAATAAAATTCAAAGAATTTTATTTTGTTTATCATTATATGTTTATCTAAATATTATAAAAATCTTAGATTTTTATAATATTTAGATAAACGAATTACATGATTTAATTAATGCATTTGTTATATTTGCTGAAGATTATATGAATTCTAAAGGTGGTATTAATGGATTTATAGAATTTAAAATTAATCCAGAATTTAATTATCAAGATGATTCGCCAGATGACAATAATTTAAAATCTAAATTAAAAAATGAATTAATAAATAAATTACAAAAAGAATTAGATTATAATAGAAATAAAGTTTATGTTTTAGAAGTTTGTAAATTTATTAGTAATCCTGATGGACCAGAAGGATGGAAAAATAAAGGTGGAAAACAAGAACATATTGGTTATATGCAAGCTAAATTTAAATCAAAAGATGATGCATGTTCATATTATAATAGACATAATCCACATATGAGAGAAATAAATGCTCATGGAACATTTCAAAGTGATTGGGATCCTGAAACAAAATTATTTTATATAGTTAGAGAAAATTATGGTTTACTAGATAATATTCCTCCATTTTCAATAGATGATTTACCTATAAATGGTTCATATAAATATCTTAAATAATTAAATTTTTATTTATAAATTTTTAGATTCTATTGTTATAATAATATTAATTTATTAACATAAAATTGAATTATATAATATATATATTTAAATTAAAAGTAATATATTATAAATTTATTTAGAGATTTTTTTGCTAGACACCTAGGAATAATAACTAAAAAAATATCTAAATTATATCATTATTTTGTTCATATATATAATTATTTACCGAAAAATTATTATTATATTTTTTTCATATAATTCAATTATTTTTATGTTTGAGTTATCATTTATTGATAATCTTTTTATAATATTATTCATAAAGTTTATAATACCTATTAAAATCTACACTTATTTTTGTAATTACTATTTTTATTATTTTTTCTAGTTGTTCAAAAGTTAATTCAATTATTTTAACATTATTTTTTAATTCATTTGATATATAATTATATGTTAAACAATTTGTTTTAATTATATCTATAGCTGTTATCATATTATTTTTAATTTTATTACTTGCATATTTAATTGATGAAAATTTGTTATTAACTGCTAATTTTACTATTTCTATATTATTTTTAATCTATTACTTGCATATTGTAAATTATGACCATTTATATTAATAGCAAATTTTACTATATCTATATCATCTTTTAATCTATAACTTGCATAATTTAATTCTGTTGTATTTTGTTGTATTATACATTTTAGTTCTATCAGGCGATGTATATTTTTTTAATATGAATACATAATTCTTTATTTTCAGTTTCAAGAATGAATAATTTTATTTATATATTCTATAAAAAAAAATTATGTATTCAATTATATGATAAGGTGACGATTTAACTATTATTTATAAAAAATAATCAATACCTTAATTACTACTTAATATCAATGAATATATTCTTTCAAAATTATTCTTATTTTTATTTATTTTTTTTAATTGATGTTTTACTTGAATTTCCTCCATAATCAAATTACTTAGATATCTTTTTCAAGATGGAAGAATGAATAATTTTCTCGGAAATTTCTTTGATAAAAATGAGCCATATAAATTATCTATCATATTTAACAAAAAGGTTGTAATTTTTCTTAAAAAATAAAATAGAATTAATGTGTAACTTTTCCTAAAAAAATGATTTAAATATATATTTAAGATATAGTAATATTATTTAATGATTTCATATGATAATATTATTGAAAATATTCATCCAGATTGGTTATTATTTTTTGAAGATAATAAAGATGAATTATATAATATCATAAATGAATTATCTCATAAACAATTTTATCCATTAGAAAAACATATATTTAGATCTTTGAAATATATATCATATAAAGATATTAAATTAGTTATATTAGGACAAGATCCATATATAAATATAGAAAAAGATAAACCACAAGCAACTGGATTATCTTTTAGTGTTCCTAAAATACATTCTAAAATACCTCCTTCATTAATGAATATTTTCAAAGAAATTAAAAATTGTTATCCCGAATATAATATACCTAATCATGGATGTTTAAATAGATGGGCTAAGAAAGAAAATATATTATTATTAAATTGTGCTTTAACAGTTGAACCAGGTAAATCAAATAGTCATAAAGATTTATGGTTAAATTTTACTGATAAAATAATAGAATATATTAGTAATAATAATGATAGTACTATTTTCTTACTTATGGGTGCATTTGCTATAAATAAATCACAATTAATAGATTGTTCCAAACATAAAATCTTTTCAACTGTTCATCCATCACCATTATCAGCACATCGTGGATTTTTTGGTTGTAATGTTTTTAAATTAATAAATGAATTTTTAATAGAAAAAAATATTAATATTATTAAATATTAATATTTTAGTTATGATATTTTTATTTTAATTTATCACTTGCATCTTGTAAATAATAAGAATTATTTTTTAATTTATTTATAATGTCTTTATTATAATCTAATAATATAATAGTTAAATTATTATTTAATATTATTATGTCATAATCTAAATCATATAAATTAGTATATATTATATCATTAATATCCATTTTTTATATTTTATAAATCATTTTTATTTTATTATATTCTGCTAAATATGCAGTTCCATTGGCGCCACTACCTATTTCTTTAATTAATTTAATATTTGTTTTCATATATAATTATTCATAGATAATATTTATAATAATATTATTTCAATTATTTATTAGTTTTATTAAAAATAAAATAAATAAACTTGATAATAATAAAATAAAATTATTAGTTGGTTATTTAGATTGTTATATAGGTAAAAAGATAATATTTTATCCATTAATCGCAGATTATAAATTTTTTATAAAAATTTCACCTAAACAATTATATATACAATATAATTTAGACTTGTAAATTATATTTGTAAAAATAAAGAAGAAATTATAAATAATATAACTACACATAATTTATTACCACCATTCAAAACTATTAATGATTTAATAAATAAATATAATAATGATATTAATGATTATGTTAATAATTTAAATTATAAATTATATTCTTCAAAAAAAAATAATTATTTTTATAAGTAGTTACCCTTAAAACTAAAAAAATATTATATGAAAATAATAATTATGGTATCTTTTGCTTTAAAATTGTTAATTTAACTTTTTTATTATTTAATTAATTTTAGAATTCAAACTTGATAAAACAAATATATTTATGCCTTAATATAATTACAAACATATTATTCATAAAATATATGATAAATTATTTAAATAAAAATAATTAAAAAAAGAGGTGTGGGGGGGGGGGGTAATTCACACCCCCCCCTAATAAATAAATTAAAATATTTTCTAATTATTAATATATGAATAATTTAATTGATATTTATAATAATATTTTAAAATATGATAGTAATATTATTAATTTTGTAATAGATAAAAATAATATAATATGGTTTAAATTTTTATCTATTAGTAAACTATTAAATTATAAAAGTTCTAAAGATGCTCTAAAAGTTCATGTTTATAAAGAAAATAAAATAAGATTTAAGGAATTAGATTTATATTTTAAACCAAAAGAACAACTAGATACAATTTATATCAATGAGAGTGGTTTATATACTTTTTTAATAAAATCTAAAATGCCTAAAGCTATAGAGTTTCAATTATGGATTATTAATGATGTTTTACCTAATATAAGAAAATATGGTAAATATGAAATAAATAAAAAATTAAAAAATAAATTAAAAAAATTAAATACTAAAATAAAAGAATTAGAAAAAGCTAATAAAATTCTAAAAAATAATATGACTAAAAATAAATATCCTATAGGTGGTCATATTTATGTTATTATGGATAATTCAACAAATAAATATAAAATAGGTTATACTAAAAGTCTAAAAAAAAGATTAGAAGTTTATAATACTGGTAATGCTAATTTATTATCATATACATATTATAAAAAAACAAATTGTGCTTATGAAATTGAATTATGTGTAAAAGCATTATTAAATAAATATATTTATAAATCAAATAAAGAATTTTACGATTGTTCATTAGATAAAATAATTGAAGCTATAACAAAATGTATAAAAATAGAAAAAAAATGTTCAAAATGTAATCAAATTAATATAAATAATATTCAAAATGGCGGATCTATAGAAAATAATTTAAATTTTATTATTAAAATATTATTAGATAAATATATAACAAAATATAATTATTATAAATCTTTATTATGAAAATAAATTAAATATCAATATATTATTTATTTTGCTTTTTTTTATTATATTTTTTTTATTATATTGACGTGTTCACATTTAGTTTATTCATTTTAATATTTTTTTTTAATTATACTAATGAATTATTTTTTAGTTGTAGTTATTTTAATAATATCAAAATTATTTTTTAATTCATTACTTGCATATTCCAAAGCATAACGCTATTACTAACAGCAATTTTAACAATATTAAAATTATTTTTCATTTCGTCACTCGCATATTACTAACAGCAATTTTAACAATATTAAAATTATTTTTCATTTCGTCACTCGCACATTGTAACATATCTCCATTTATACTAACAGCAATTTTAACAATATCAAAATTATTTTTAAATTCATCACTTACAAATGGTAAAACACAAATACTATTACTATTACTAACAGCAATTTTAACAATATCAAAATTATTTTTTAATTCATTACTTGCATATTTCAAAGCATATCCTCTATTACTAACAGCAATTTTAACAATATAAAAATTGTTTTTTAATTCATCGCTCGCATATTGTAATACACCACCTTTATTACTAACAGCAATTTTAATAATATCAAAATTATTTTTTAATTTATCACTTGCAAATTGTAAAGCATATGCATTATTACTAACAGCAATTTTAACAATATCAAAATTGTTTTTTAATTCATCACTTGCATATTTTAATGCATAACCTTTATTACTAACAGCAATTTTAACAATATCAAAATTGTTTTTTAATTTATCACTTACAAATTGTAAAGCATAAGGATAATTACAATTACTAACAGCAATTTTAACAATATCAAAATCGTTTTTTAATTCATCACTTACATCTTGTAAATAATAAGGATTATTTTTTAATTTATTTATGATGTCTTTATTATAATCTAATAATACAATAGTTAAATTATTATTTAATATTATTGTGTCATAATCTAAATTATATATATTAGTATATATTACATCATTATTATTTAAAATTTTATAATATTTATCATCTAAATTATTAAAATAAAATTTAATTTGTAAATAAGTTAATGATAAACTTTCAACATTAATAATTTTATATAATTCTCCACTTACAAAGTTTATTTTAATTTCATTCATTAATAATAATAAATCAAGTTATACTTTAAAATAATTTATTTTCATTAAATTAAAAAAAATAAATTATTTTTATGTATTTAATTCTTTAATAGTATTATTAATATAATGACCAATTATTTTATAAACAATATTATAATTATTAAAATATAATTTATTTCATCATACATTAATAATATAAAAAATGAGGAATATATCCTTTAATATTATAATTTTTTATAAATTAATCAAGTTTATCTAAATACATTTTTATATTTTAATTAATAAATATTTTTAGAATTTACCAAAATCACTACATTGAGTTATCCATTTAATATTTTCAAAGTTATCATCAAGTAATAATAATTTATGAATTTTTGGTATATATTTCTATTTTTATTATAAATTATAATGTTAGTTATTATATTTAGAATTTTATATATAATAAGTATAAAAAAATTTTAAAGATTTTATTACTCTGAATTAAATAATAATACCTATATTAGAAATAATTTGTAAATATTTAAAATTGTAATTGCAATAAATAAAATATTATATCTAAAGAAAATATATATTTACAACAGTACAATAATAATATTAACTGTACTCAAATTAAATGTGATAATTTTGAATATATGAAATTATTAGAAAAATAATACAACTTTTTATATAAAATAAGTTAGTATTAAATATTATAATATCAGTTGGAATATTATAATATTTAATACTAATAATGAAAAAATATAATTATATTATAAATTTAATTTCTGAATGTAAAAATATAGAAATTATTATAAATATTAATATTTAAATTTATTAAATTTAATAATTAAATATACAAATATAAATATTTAAAAATTCAACTAAATGCAGCAAATTATGATCCAGTAATTTTATAAATTAAAATAATAAATTGTATTGAAAGATAAATTAAATAATTTAATTATTTAATTTATAAAAAATTGACAATTAAATATTATAAATTAATAAAATTTAAGTATCAATGATTCAATATACAACAATTGAAGAATATAATACATATTTAGTTGACTCTGCTAATCAAATTAATATTATTGAATTTGTTAAAGAAATTAATAAAATTAAATATAATATTAATATTAGTTTTATTGATGAATTTATAGAATTAGTTAGTAAAAATGAAAAATTAATAAAAAATTTTTTTTATTAATTTTATATTTTAAAAAATAATAAAACAAAGTTTTATTATTTTACAAATGAATGTTGTATTCATCATAATATGTTACAAAAATATAATATTATAAGTTTAAAAGGCACAACAAATGATATAAAAAGATTATTAGAACAACATAATTTTATTAATAATGAAGATTTTGAGCTGCGCAACATTGCGCAGCTCAGACATCAAGGAGGTACTTCTAATAAAAATGAATATTATTTACATCCAAGAGCATTTAAAATATGTTTAATGAGATCATTAAAAACTAGAATATATGCAAAATATTATTTACTTTTAGAAGAGTGTATTAAATATTATAATGACTATCAACATAATTTAAAAGAAAAATATATTATTAAATTAAAAAATAAATTAGTTCAAAAAAATAATAAAATATGTACATTAGAAGAAAAAATGGATAAATTATTATTAGTTAATGAAGAACTATTAAAAAGAAGTAAAAAATCAGAAAAACATGACCTAATAATGAAACAACATATTGAAGATATTACAATTAATTTGGATGATATCAAAGAAGAATTAGTTGAATCTAATACTAAATTAAATCATGCATGTAAAAAATTGGATATTGCTGTTGAAACCAGAGTTCCAAAAACTGATAATCAGAATAAATTAGAAGATTTTATATTACTTAAAAATAAAAATAAAAAATCATTGTATAAATATTATGCTATTCGAGGTCAAACTGCATATGTTGATAGGAAAAGTAAAAAAAAAATAACTAATGATAATTATCTTGAGTTATATAGAATAAATGATGTTGCTAATTCAATTAATTTATGGAATAGATTAAAAGAAAAATTAAAGAATAAAGTAGAATACTGTGGTAATGAACTTAATCTGATTGAAATAAATGAAATAAAATTATTAGATAATATAAAATTGGTATATGAAAAAAGAAAAGAAGTGACTTTAATTGTTAATGAAGAAAAAGAAAATATATCAGAAAGTGATTAATTATATTTTATATTATAAAAATTAATTATTTAATATTATTTAAATTTTATATTCTAAACCATAATATTTTATTACTTGAATCTTTAATTATAATTAGTTTTTTTATATATGCCCATCTGTATATATAAAATAGTCAATATTAAATTTATATATATCATAAATATTTATTAATTTATTTTCTTCTTCATATATATCTTTAATTAAATCAAAAAATTATTAATAATTAATATTATATAAATATTTAAAAAAAAATAATGATAATTTATATAAAAAAATTTTATAATATTTACATATTATTTAATTAGTATTTATATTTTAATTAATAAAAGTTTTATATTAAAAATAAACCTGATAAATCTTTTTAGAATTTACCAAAATCACTACATTGAGTTATCCATTTAATATTTTCAAAGTTATCATCAAGTAATAATAATTTATGAATTTTTGGTATATATTTAAGACAGCCAACTGTTATTTTATTATTATTATATAAAAATAATATAGTTATATTAGGAATATTTTTAAATCCTATATTTGTTATATTTCTATTTTTATTTAATTCTAATATACTAATATTTTTTATATATTTTAATCCGTTATTAGTAATTAATTTATTTTCATGTAATTGTAATTCATATATATTAGGAATATATTGTAAACCTACATCTGTAATATTTTTATTACTATTTAATTCTAATGTATGAATATTAGAAATATATTTTAATCCTTCATCTGTAATATTAGTATTCATTTTTAGATTTAATTTATTTATTTTAGATAAATATTTTAATCCATTATCCGTTATAAGTGTATTATCTAATAATGTTAAAGTATGTACATTAGATATATATTGCAAACCGTCATCAGTTATATTTGTATTACTATATAATTCTAAAGTATGAATATTAGGAATATTTTTTAATCCATTATTAGTTATTTTTTTATTATCATATAAACATAATGTATGAATATGTGAAATATATTTAAGACCAGTATCAGTAATTTTATTATTATACCATAAACATAATTTCTTAATATTTTTAAGAAATCTTAAACCTTCATTTGTTATATAATTACTACTTAATGTCAATGAATAGATATTTTTAATATATTCTAATCCATAATTTGTTATATTATAATTATCACTAATTTCTAATGTATGAATGTGAGATAAATATTTTAATCCATTATCAGTAATTATATAATTTTCATTTAATATTAATGTATGTATATCAGATAAATATTTTAATCCAGTGTCTGTAATTTTTTTACCATTTAATTCTAATGTATGTATATTTTTTAAGTATTGCAAACCTATATTATCAATATTTTTATTAAATGGTAATATTAATGTATGTATATTTTTTATATATTGTAATCCAGAGTTAGTAATAGTAGTATTACTATGTAATTCTAATGTATGAATATTAGGAATATATTTTAAGCTATCATTATCAATATTATTATTATGTTCTATTTTTATTGTATGTATTTTATCTAAATATTGTAAACCAATATTTGTTATATTTTCACCATATAAATATAATATATGAATATTAGATAAATATTTTAAACCATCATCTGTAATATTATTATTATTTTTTAATTTTAATGTATGTATTTTATCTAAATATTGTAAACCATTATTAGTTATAGTTTTATCATTAATAAGTTCTAAGTTTTTTATTTTATTTAAAAATTGTAATCCATAATCAGTTATATTTTCATATAAATTAGATACTGATAATTCAATAACATTATTAATTAATTTAAGTCCGTTATCAGTAATATAATTAGTATCTAATTTTAATGTTTGAATATTTGGAATATATATTAAACCTTTATCAGAAATATTAATATTTTTTGGTAAAATTAATACTTTTAAATTAGTTAACAATTTTAAATGATTATTTTTAATTTTTGTATTATTAAGTAAATTTAAAATTGTTAAATTATTTAATAATTCATTATTTGAATAGTATTTATTAACACACCAATAATTATATAAAATTGTACTATCAAAATCTATTATATAAGCTATTAAATTTATGTTCATTATATAATCTTATTAATATTTTTATTTAGATTATATTTCAATTTTTTATCTAAATAAAAAATAATTAAAATAAAATGTAAAAGATTTTATTTAATAATCAAATAAATTAATAAATGTTTGCATACATCTAAAATGATTAATAATAAATGTAAAAATATTTTCAATATTAACATTCCAATATTTTATTATTTTATCTATAGTATAATTATAAGTTAATATTTTATTTTGTATATTTTGTATACCTTGTTCAGATATAATTATTGGTAGATTATTTAAATGATTAGTAAAAATAGTTAATAAATCTGATAAATTATCTGTATTATTAGAGTCATTAAATTTATGTATACTTATTTTTACCATTATTGGACATAATTCAGAATATAATATATCTAATATTGATTTATTACTATTTTTAATATTTAATGTTAATAAATTATTAACTAAATTATAGTAATAATTATTTTTTTAATTTTTAATTTTCTATAATTTTAGTTAGTTATTTATATTATTTTATTTACTAAAAATTTAAAATTATTTAAAATTTTTTAAATATTTTAGTTGTTCAGGGTGGCTGAACAACTAAAATATTTAAAAATATTTTCTATATATATTATATATGAATAATAATTTTATTGAATTATTAAAACAATATACAACAATTGATAAAAAATTTATTGATATTTTTTTTAAAAAATTTAAAATAGGTGAAGAATTAGATTTTCATATTAAAGATATTGATGTTGCTAAATATTTAGATATTGAATTAAAAACACTTAGAAAAAGATTAAATAATACATTTTCTAAATCAATTATTTTTATTGAAAATGTTGATTTTATAAAAATTAAATCTGGAAAAACCACATCAGTAACATATATGATAAATTATCAATGTTTTGAACGTTTAGCAATGGGTGGAGATACACAAAAATCTGAATCAGTGAGAAATTATTTTGTAAAATTAAGAGAATTTTTAACTGAAAATCAAAAATTAATATATCAATCATTAACTAATTATGATGAATTAAATAAATATTCAGGCTATGAAGCTATTTATTTTTTTGCTGTTGATAATAGGAAAAATAATATATTTAAAATAGGTAGAACTAGAGATATAATTAATAGATTAAGAAATTATAATATTGGTAGAATTAAAGATATAGAGTTAAAATATTTAGCATTAGTGACAAATTCTATATTAATAGAAAACTGTATGAAATTAAAATTAGAAAAAAATCAGTTAATTGATAATAGAGAGATTTATCAAATTGAACCAAATAAATTAAAAAAAATTATAGATGATTGTTATTGTAAATATGTATCAAAAAATAAAAATCAAAAATTATATGAAGAAATTTCTATTTTACTTGGATTATATGCTTATACTAAAGATAAAATTAATATTAAGCCTTATATTATTATTAATAAATAAAATATAAAGTATTTATATTATAAATAAATATAAAAGATTTTATTTAATAATCAAATAAATTAATAAATGTTTGCATACATCTAAAATGATTAATAATAAATGTAAAAATATTTTCAATATTAACATTCCAATATTTTATTATTTTATCTATAGTATA